CTGATAGAGCTATTGGAGATAGAAATACTTTTAGATTTCCCCCAAATAAACCATCAGGAGATCACATTATAGCAACATTAGATGATATACCAACAGGGGGAACACAGGATTTACAAAGTGTTTTAACACAAGGTAATTCAACTACTCTTGATTTTTATAAAGAATGGGATCCTGGATTAACTACACTTAAGGCAGGAGTACTACCATTAATTAATATACCAGTTCCTTTTATAGGAGCTTCTATTGATTTAGATGATGGCAGGTATATGAAAGCAGGATTCATGCCTGCTACAGGAGTAACCATGGCAGTACAAACTAATATGAATGATAATTTAGAATTAACTACAGCTAAATCTCTTTTCTTTAAATTTCCTATAGATAAACCAGCCGCTGGAGAGGCGACCTACATTTTAGCTACCTTAGATGATATACTAAATATTAATTTAGATAGTAGAGTTTATGCAAATAATGCTGCTGCAATAACAGGAGGATTAGTGGTAAAAGATTTATATAGAACAGCTACTGGAGAAGTTAGGATAGTAATATAACTAATAAGCATTTATTATGAAAAATTTACTAGATTATATAGACACCCCAAATAAGAGGACTAAAGATCCTATAATCCTACGTATATTAAAAGCATTTAGTGGTAATTTATCCAACACTGAGGTAGTTATAGATGGTAGTATATTAATTTTATAAAAATATTTTAATATTTATATATAAATAAATTCTAATTAAAATAATATAACGACATGAGTGAAACTCTTTTATCTCCTGGTGTGTTAACCAGAGAAAACAATACATCCCAAATAGTACAGGGACCTCAAACAGCAGGTGCTGCTATAATTGGTCCATCTGTAAAAGGACCAGTAAATATTCCAACATTAGTAACATCTTATAGTGATTATATATCAAAATTTGGAGGAGCATTTGATAGTGGTTCAACAACAAATGAATATTTAACATCTATATCAGCATATAATTATTTTCAACAAGGAGGTGATACATTATTAGTAACTAGAGTAGTATCAGGAACTTTTGCTCCAGCAACATCAACACCTATATTGAATGCTCTTGTAAGTTCATCATTTGTATTAGAAACTATATCAGCAGGTGCAATAATGAATAGCTCAGGTTCTGAAACTACTAATGGGGCCTTAGTAAGTGGTACACAAGATAATTATAGATGGGAAATTCCTTCAATAAATACAGCAAACGGTACTTTTAATTTATTAATTAGACAAGGAAGTGATAATAGTACTACAAAAACTATATTAGAAACTTGGCCTAACTTATCTTTAGATCCAAATTCCCCAAATTACATTTCAGCTGTTATTGGTGATCAAGTATCCACAATAATAGGAGGTTATGTAGATATAACAGGGGATTATACTAATAAAAGTAGATATATTAGAGTAAAACAAGTAAATAACCCTACATTAAATTATTTTGACAATAATGGAGTAGCTAAATCAATATATACAAGTTCTATTCCAACAGTATCAAGTGGAACTTTTGGAAATGCAGCGGGAAATTTATCTTCTGTATATGGTTTAGGTTCAAATGATTATACTGCATCTATAAATATCCTATCAAATAAAGATGAATACCAATTTGATGTAATTACAACACCAGGTTTAACTCATTCTAGTCATAGTGCCGCTGTTACATTATTAACATCTGTTGTTCAAGATAGAGGAGACGCAATAGCAATTATAGATCTTACAGATAAAGGAGCAAGTGTATCATCAGCAGTAGCTGAAGCAGCTGAAGTAGATAATTCTTATTCTGCCGCTTATCACCCTTGGGTACAAGTAAATGCTCCAAATACAGGAAAATTAACATGGGTCCCACCTTCAACAATAATTCCTTCTGTATATGCATATAATGATGCTGTAGGAGCTGAATGGTTCGCACCAGCAGGTTTTAAAAGAGGAGGTATTTCTATAGTACAAACTGAAAAAAAATTAAAACCTTCTGATAGAGACACTTTATATCAAGGTAAAGTAAATCCAATAGCAACTTTCCCAGGACAAGGTAATGTAGTTTATGGACAAAAAACATTAATATCCAAACCATCAGCTCTAGATAGAATTAACGTTAGAAGGTTATTAATTGAACTTAAACGTCATATTGGTCAAATAGGTAACACATTGGTGTTTGAAAATAATACTATAGCAACTAGAAATAGTTTCTTATCTCAAGTAAGACCTTATCTAGATTCAATCCAATCAAAAGGGGGATTATATGCTTATAAAGTAGTAATGGATGATACTAATAATACTAGTGATACAATTGATAGAAATCAATTAATAGGTCAAATTTGGGTTCAACCTGCAAAAACTGTTGAGTTTGTTATATTAGACTTTAATGTTTCACCTACAGGTGCAAGTTTTTAATAAAATAATAAATATATTTAAGACCTCTTATTGAGGTCTTTTTTATTCTTATATATAAATTTATAATTACCACAATCCCACACCCTATTCCATTTATTTAGTTTCATATTTTCATATTCTGATAAATTAGGATCAAATAACGGTAATAATTTTTCTAATTTATGTTTTTGGCAAGACATTCTATTTAATATATGTGTGTTTTTCCAATAAAAATATGATGGTTTAGAAAATGATTCAAATTCAAATCCAATATTTTCATATAAACCCCCAATCGAATACCTTCTATCTGCGAATGATATAATATCCGTCCCTTTTGTGTTTATGATAATATTAAAATATTTTAATAATTTGGAAGCTCCCCCTATTACATTAGTATTTAATTTATTACAAAATCTAAGTAACTCAAATTTTCCATCCTGTTTAAATCTATTTTTTCCAAATGTCATGATGGAAACTAATTCATCATTATTATATAGTCCTATATTGTGTTTAGAAGGACAATACCCTTGTCTATGATTTTCCAAAAGAAATTCTTTAGTATGTGAATTAGATACTTCTTTAATCTCACATTTCCTTGCATAAACTTTATTAGGGGTTAATCCTAATTTATTTAATATAATAGATTGTATTATTGGTTTTTTATATAACCATTCATTATCAAAAATATGTAATAATTGTATTCCTTTATCCAAACATTTTTCTGTTTTATATAAATGATAATCTCTATATTTACCCATACTTTCTGAATGCCAATATATTCCATTAACTTCAATTCCTAAGTTTAAATCTTCAATTAATATATCAATTTCAAAATTTTTAGGTAATACTCCTCTGACTTTAAGTCTAACCTCATTTTTATAATTATTTATTATGAATTTAGATATTTCTTCTTCAATTAATGAATATCCTCTATAATTAGAACAAACACAACTAGGTAAATACCCATTATCTAAAGATACACTCATTATGTTGGAACATTTATTACATTTAAATATAAATTTAATTTGTTCTTCAACTTTATTATCTAATAAAAATTGTTTATCAAACTGGGGAGTTATATCTGTTTCTTTACAAAATAACTCCAACTTGTCCCACTTTAACTCTACAAAATTAGTTCTATCCTTTTCTTTCCCCTTTATAGAATTTGAAATTTTTTGAGCTATATGTTTATTTTGATTTGCATATCTAAATCCATATTTTTCTAAAATAGTATTATCTGCTTTATCTCTAAATTCTTTAACCAAAAAAGGATTTTCAACTCCATATTTCTTTATTATACTATCTTTATAATTTTGGAGAACTTGTTTATTTTCTAATGGGGATTTAACTCCATATACTTCCATATTAGTTATATCTCTTTTATCCAACCAATCCCTATTTTTTGATTTGGTATATTCTTGAGCACACTGTCTCCCACAATATATTTTTACTTTCCAAGATTGCACTTCAAATATATTTAAACAATTGGGGCATGTTCTGTTTTCTTTAGGATTTGATGGTCTAGCCATAGTTATATATTTTAGGTTCAAACGTTTTACGTTGATAAATATAATAAAAAAATTTAAATAAACCAATTCCTTTAATAATAGTTATATTTATAATTATAATAATAAATCAAATAATAAAATGGCAGTATTAGATAATAGTGAAATGATGTTCACAGCTTTCGAGCCAATCGTAGCTAATAGACATATCATGTACATAGATGGTATTCCATCATACCTAATTAAAAAAGTAACAGCACCTTCTTTTGATGCAGGAGAAATAAAATTAGATCATATCAACGTTTATCGCAAAATAAAAGGTAAGGTAAACTGGAATGATATGAATATTTCACTTTACAACCCAATTGCACCATCAGGAGCACAATCAGTAATGGAATGGGCTCGTTTAGCTCACGAATCTGTAACAGGTAGAGATGGATATAGTGATTTCTATAAAAAAGATATCACATTAAATTTCTTAGGACCAGTAGGTGATGTGGTAAGTGAATGGATTATAAAAGGTGCCTTCGTTAAAACAGCCACATTCGGTGATTTCGATTGGGCTACAGGAGATGCAGCAAATGAAATTCAATTAACTTTAGCAATGGATTATTGTATACTTAATTTTTAGCGCAGTATAGTTAAAAACTATATAATCAATCGCAATCTTGAATTCCTTTCATATATTTATACATGTATAATAAGTGAAAGGAATTTTTATGTTAGAATGTAAACTATGTAATTTTAAGACTGATAAACAAGTAAAGTTATCAAAACATACAGGATTTATCCATAAACTCAAATTTCCTGATTATTTAATTCAAGTTAAATATAATGGAATTAAACCTTCTTGTGCTTGTGGATGTGGAGAAGAAACAAGATATGAAGCATCTATTGCTGATTTCTGTAAATGTAAACATGGTCATCAATCAAGGCTCGAAGGTCATTGGGGTGATCTTAAAGATCCTAAGAAGGCTGCAAAAACTTCCAAAACTAGAAAAGAAAAGTTTGCATCTGGAGAATATAATCACATAATAGATATGATTTATACTCGAGATAATATTTCTATGGGTAAAAAAATCTCTAAAAAAATGTTAGGAGTAGCTAAACCCAAACCTAAGGGATTTGGTGAAGGTAGAATTCACTCTCAAGAAACTAAAGATAAAATGAGAGAAATCCAATTAGAAAAATGGAAGACTGGTAATATTGGGAAAAAGAAATATTACACTTCAAAATTAGAAACCACCTTCCAAAACATATTAGATTTACTTGATATAAAATACTCAATGAAATTATATGCTAAAGAAATTAAGGCATTTTATGATTTCTATTTACCAGAACTTAATATAGTAATAGAAATAGATGGGGATTTTTGGCACTGTAATCCAAACTCAAAACATTCAGAAGCTAAATATGATTCTCAAAAGAAAAATCTAATACGAGATAAAGAAAAAGAACAATGGTTAAAGGATAATAATTATAAACTACTTAGATTCTGGGAATCAGATATAAATAATAACATACTCGAAGTAAAAAGAATATTATTAGAAAACTGTAAGTAATTAACAGAAATGTTAGGTTTCTCTATCTTATTATATATTTATATACACAAAATAAAATTAAATTATGAGTCAAGAACCAAAATTCAAATTACCCACAGAAACGATTGATCTTCCATCTCGTGGATTAATATATCCCGAAGATAATCCACTATCAAGTGGAAAGATAGAGATGAAATATATGACGGCTGCAGAAGAAGATATTCTTACCAACCAGAATTATATTAAACAAGGAACAGTTTTAGATAAACTAATGGAAGCCCTTATTATATCAAAAATAGATATAAATGATTTAATAGTAGGGGATAAAAATGCTATATTAATAGCTTCTCGTATTTTGGGATATGGTAAAAATTATACATTTAAAACATTTGATTCTGATGGAAACTATTCAGATAAAACGATTGATTTAACCACTTTAGAAGATAAAGTATTAAATGATGATTATTTATCTAAAAAGGGTAAAAATGAATTTTCATTTGTTTTACCTTATATGAAAATTCCTATTACTTTTAAATTATTAACTCATGGCGATGAGAAAAAGATAGATAAAGAAATAGAAAGTTTGAAAAAACTATTCCCAAATAAACCCGCACCAGAATTAACAACAAGATTCAAATTTATTATTACTTCAGTTGATGGAGATAGAGAAACAAAAACCATTAGAGAATTTGTAGATCAAAATTTATTAGCTAGAGATAGTAAAGAATTAAGAAATGAAATTAAAAGAATATCTCCAGACATTGAATTGATTTATAGAGAAGAGGGTGAAGTGGAGGGCACACCTATTCCAATTAATCTAAACTTTTTTTGGCCTGAATCAACAATATAGAATAGAACTATTTTCCCAAATTCACGAAATAATATTCCATGGAAATGGAGGATATGATTGGGAAACAGTTTATAATATGCCTGTTTGGTTAAGAAATTTTACTTATAAAAAAATTGAAGAATTTTATAGAAAGAAAAATGAACAAGTTGAAGAACAAAACAATGTTATTTCAAATACAACTAAAACCGACAAAATAGCTAGACCATCAGTTCCACCACAGAATCAATATAATTCAAAGACCTCTAAAAAATAGAGGTCTTTTTTATATTTATATAAAATATAAATAAATGGCCGATTTTACATTACAGGATTTACAGGACCAAAATGATGTTTTATTATCTCAATTAGAGATAACTAGATTGAATTCTGATGAATTAAGGGAACAAATGTCTTTAATTAAAAAAACGTTTGGGTTAAATACTTTAGGTAGAGAACAATTATTAAAAATTAATCAAGCAAATAGGGATTTATCTAATCTAAATAAATCATTAATAGATCAATTAAAAGAAAGAAATAATTTAGAAAGACCATTAGTAACTATTGAAAAAGATTTAGTAAAATCTAAAAATATTCAAAGAAGTTTAATAACTGAGTTATTAGAATTAAGAAAAAAATCAAATGCATTAAATGGACCTGAAAAACAGCATATAGATGATTTGATTAGTGGTCTTGAATCTCAAATAGATTCTAGAAGAGAAATTGAACATTCTCTACAAGAAGAATTAAGACTTACAAATATGATTGGTGATAAAATGGGTATGATACCAAGTATTGCTGAGGGTATAAGTAAGTCCTTAGATAAATTAGGATTTGGGAGTTTATCTAAAAGATTAGATATTGATGGCGCTGTATTTAAGACTAAAGAATGGTTAGTAGCTAATGAAGGTAATAAAAATAAATTTCAGATTATAAGTAAATTTTCTGGGGAATTATTTGGAAATATTACAAAAACATTAGGACCAATAGCATTACTTGGGGCTGCATTAACTATGATAGTTAAAGCTATGTCCAATTTTGATACTATGACAGGAGAAACCGCCAAATCCATGGGTATTTCTTATGAACAAGCTTCTAAAATAAATCAAGAATTAACTCAAGTTGCTGCTACTTCATCTAATACTTTTATTACTACTAAATCATTAGTAGAAGCTCAAAACGCTTTAAATACTTCCTTAGGTACTAGTGCTCAATTGAATGGAGAAATGTTAACTACCTATACTGAATTAACAAAACAAGCAGGATATTCTAATGAAGCTGCTGAACAATTATACAAACTAAGATTAATTACTGGTAAACCTGAAAAGGAAATTGCTGCTACTTATTTAGGTCAAGTAAAAGCTTTAAATTTAAAAAAAGGTTTAGCTATCAATGAAAAAGCGTTATTAAACGATATTTCAAACATTTCTAAAGCAACATTAATTACATTTTCTAAGAATCCTGCTGAGTTGGCGAAAGCTGCTTTCGAAGTTAAAAAAATAGGACTTGGATTAAAAGAAATAGAGGGAATACAAAATTCACTTCTTGATATAGAAAGTTCTATTGCTTCTGAATTTGAAGCTGAAGTAATGACAGGTAAATCTCTTAACCTAGAAAGAGCAAGATATTATGCGTTAACAAATGATATATCTGGTTTATCCCAAGAAATAGCTAAACAAGGTATAACATCGGCATCATTTGGTGATATGAATGTTTTGCAACAAGAATCAATTGCTAAAGCAATGGGTATGTCTAGAGATGAGATGGGTAATATGTTGATGGAACAAGAAGCTCTTTCTAAATTAGGTATGACAGATAATGAAGAAAATAGAAAAAAACTTAAATATCTTACTGACCATGGAGGTAGTTTATCATCTATTGTTAAATTAGGAAAAGAAGAATATGCAAGACAATTAAAATCTACTACTACCCAAGAAAGATTTTTAGCTTTAACAGAAAAACTACAAGAAGTTTTTGTATCAATGGCTGGGCCTATAATGAGTATAGTTTCTCCAATAGTTGACACCTTATTTCCAGTTTTAACAACAATAAGTGGAACATTCCGATACATATTAGAATCAGTATCTAAAATATTTGGTTTATTTACCGGTTCAACAGAACAGTTAACCATTTGGGAATCATTAATAGGAAGTGTTGTAATAAGTTTAGGAATAGCTAAAACACTACAACAAGCATCTGCGATGTATTCTACCATAAGAGCAGCAGCTGAAGCGAGTTCAATTAAATCATTAGCTGCCCAGGGTGTATTAATGGTTAAAAATTTAGGAGTTGCAATAGCAACAGCGGTATCACAAATGACTGGTATGAGTGCTGCTACATTAGGTATAGCAACTGCTATCGGTTTAGCTGGTGGGGCAGCGGCATATGGTTATTTAAAATCAATGGATGATGGTATGGTAGGTCCTGATGGGGGGATGATATTATCAGGTCCTAAAGGATCAATCCAATTAAATAAAGATGATAGTGTTATAGCAGGAACTGATTTAATGGGAGGACAGAAATCAGAAGGTGGTAATGTTTCTTCTTTAGCATCATCACTTAATAATAAAGATGATAGTGTTATAGCAGGAACTGATTTAATGGGAGGACAGAAATCAGAAGGTGGTAATGTTTCTTCTTTAGCATCATCACTTAATAATAAATTAGACCAATTAATTTCAGAAATTAGGGTGATGTCTGGGGAATTAAAAAAAGGGATGACTGTTAATTTAGATGGAAATAAAGTTTCTCAAGAATTATTAACACCACTAGCTATATCAAATAGAAGAATATAATAATTAATATTTATAATAAAATAAAATGGATATATCAAAACATAGAAATTTCTTATTAAGTGAAATAAGAGTAAATGCAGGCCCTTTAAATATAGGTAGCTATAATACACCTACTGTAATTAATAATAAAAATGAGGTCCTTAGACTCATACAAACAATAGGGAAAGATTGGAAATCGGGATATCCTGGACATTATAACCTAATTGATTTTAATAAAACTCCCTTTAATCAAACAAAAAATCCATTTATTCCATTTTATATATGGAAAATTAATGATGATATTCTGGATTGGAGTATGATTGAAGATTAATAAATAAACCCAAATAAAATAAATAAAATATCATGTCAATACTAGGTCAAGAAAAAAATTCGAATTTATCCACAAAAGGATTAACACAAAATAATTTAAATAAATTACAAGGCTCTAAGCAACATAATGAATATTCTATAAATGGATTACCAAATATACCGAATAAACCATCCCCATCAGAATTAGATCCAAAACAACCTGCTAAAAAATATATTAACAATTTACCTATATAATTAAATGGGTTTAAAGGAATTAAAATCAGATTTACGAAATTTAAAATATGGAAAAGATCGCCCTGATGGGGGAAGTTCTGGACTACCATATATAAAATATTCTCTAAACAACATTGATTCGGACCCAACTAAAACTATATTAGAATCAGCGAGATTCAGCTCAGATTATCCACAAAGAGGTGGTTTTTATGCTATCCGTGCTGCTGCAGAAGATACTATTAGAATCCGCAAATTTTTAACTGATTTTCCTAAAGGAAGTAACTTTACTTCTAAACAGGTTGGTTTACAAAAATCAAATCCTCTAATAGAAACTGGTAAAAATGGAGGAAGAATTAATACTAGAACTTATAATTTAAATTCTAATTTATTATTTTCAACTCTTACAACAGGAACTGGGGTTCATTATTCTAGGTCTGGTGCCACTCCATTAACTTTATTAGATGATGATCAAAAATATTTATCTATTGTTGGAAAAAAATCTCTTGAAGAAAATAGATTAGTAAATCTATATAATAATAAAATAATTAAAGTTGATACAGGTTCAATTATATTAGATAATTTAGGAATATCAACAGATGAATTCCAAATTCAAAAATATGGAGGTGGACCAAATTCTTTATATGGAGATGGAGAAACTATAATATTTAGATCTACAGATAATAAAGGTTCTATAATAGATACAAAAAGAGCTAAAGGGGCTGATCCTTTTTCTCGATATATAATACAACCTACTACAGGATCTTTGGGAAATAATTTATATTTTATTAATAGTGATATAAGTAGTCATTTAAAATTATATAATTCTGGTAGTAATGTAAATGATTTAATTGGAATTGATGGAAGTGGAAATATTCCACAACCAATAAATTATACTTTCCAAACTTCACCTTTTTCCAACACTTTAACATATGATCAAATTTCTAAAAAAGTTTTTGGAGACAAAGTTACAGATTTTAGAAAAGATGTAGGAATATCTGGTAGTGTATTTTCAAGAGATTACACAAATTCCCAAATCCCAATGGCTACTCGTATAGGAATCGGATCTCCAGGTGCAAGACCTAGAACTAGTGTTGGGACATTGAAAAATGGAAGAGAAAGTACAAATAATGTATTTAAAGATGGTCAAGATAAAGTTAACATGACCCCTATATATTATGGTAATTTTGATAAACACACTGTAGAAAAAGATCCAAATTCAAGAGATTTAATAAAATTTGCATTTGAGACTATAGACAATAATAGTAATAACAACACATATAGAACCCATTTCAGAGCATTTTTAAAAGGATTCACAGATAGTAACACAGCAGATTGGGAAGGTAAAAGATATACAGGTAGGGGGGAAAATATGTATACATATCAAGGATTTGATAGAACTATTTCATTTAATTTTACTATAGTAGCACAATCTAAACAAGAGATGAAACCTCTATGGCAAAAATTAAACTACCTTAATTCAACTTTGCAACCAGATTATTCTGTTGATGGATTTATGAGAGGAAATATAACTAGATTAACTATTGGAGAGTATTTATATAGAACTCCTGGAATATTAAAATCTTTAAACTATTCTATTGATGATAACTTTTCTTGGGAGATAAAAATGGATGAACCTGAAGAAGGCAAAGACAATGATATGATGGAATTACCACAAGCAATAAACGTATCAGTTTCATTTGTTCCAATACTACATACATTACCAAGAACTATTACATTATTTGATTATGAAGTACCTTCATTAATATCTGAAAATGTAGGAGACACTGAGAATTTTATCACTAACAAAAATCCATTCTATAATTTAAATATTGATAAGAAAAATTTATTAGGTAATTAAAATTGCTTTTAATATATTCAAATACAAAACTATAAAACATGTCATCACGTTATACAACAATACCTACCTATACAAATGATGAAGGAAAACAACTTTATTCACAAACTTATTATCCAGAAATTGGCATTAACGAAGATGATACGTATATTATAACTTCATATAATGATAGATTAGATCTTATTGCGTATGATTTCTGGGGAGATGAATCTTTATGGTGGGCTGTGGCAATGGTAAACGATTTAGAATGTGATTCATTTTACCCTCCAGTAGGAATGCAACTTAGAATACCAAGAGATTCAACTTCTATAATAAATACTTTCCAAAAAACAAATGAAATATAACGAAATAGAACGTCTTCAACAATTAGCTGGTATTATTACTGAAATAAAAGTGAATAATCCAACCCTTCCTTTTATTCTTAAAAAAACCCCAACAGGAAAAGGTAGAATTTATGATAAAAGTGGTAAATTATTAGATAGAGATGTCGCTATCCAAGATGATCGCATTTATGTGGTTAGTAATAAGTATAAAAACTATGAAAAATACTTAGAAACTCCCCATAATAACATATCTGGAATAGATATGAAATGGTTTAATATAAAATAATGTTATGGCAGATAAATTTACAAATATTGCTGGTGGACCTTTTCAACCATATGTAGTTAAACAGATTGAAAATAGAAAGAAATTTGTTGAAGAATATAATGGAAAAAGAGAAAATAAGCATCTTATATACTTCAATAACAAAAATGCTTGGATTAGATTAACATCTTGTGTTGATGTAACAGAATCCCACCCTTTATTTGCAGAATATGGACTATCTGGAGCTGCATTATCCAAAAAATATATTTTACAAGGAGGTACTGTCCAAAATGATAATGGTAAAATTACTAATAGGTTTGGAGTAGAACCAAACGGTTCTTATAGTATGCTTCCTTCTAAACCATTAGGTTTTAAACCTATGCCTGGTATAACATCTATTGATTTGAGTTCTGCGGGAAAGTTAGGTACTTTACAATATGCTACTATAAAATTTATTTGTTATGATATAAAGCAATTAGAATTAATGGATGCCTTATATATGAAATTAGGGTTTTCATTAGTTTTAGAATGGGGTCATACTGTCTATTTGGATGAAAATTCAAACCTATCCAATCCAAAACCCCTAGATGTATTTAGTTACTCGAATAAAGAACAACTAGTAAAAGCAATTCAAAAGAAAAGAATAGACCATTCTGGAAATTATGATGCAATGGTCGGAACTACTTCCAATTTTGGTTGGGAGATACAAGATGATGGTTCATATCTGTGTGATATAAAATTAGTTGGGGCTGGAGATATATTAGATTCATTAAAAATAAATCAGGCTGTAAATAAAAATACCAATTTTCTATCTAAACCTCAAAATACGGGAGATGAAGAAGATAAAAAAAATATAACATCTCAAATTGCAGATAAAAATTTATCTGTATTAAATAAAGCACTATTTTCTATATATCAACAAGTAAATAATACACCATCTAGAGATTCTGGAGTTACTGTTTTAGGAGTTAATAGTCCGTATTATAGAAAAGTATTAAATAAGATATATAATAATACTCCATATAAATTTTTAAGTTTTAATGATAAAGGAAATATCGTTGGAGACGAAAATGCTATAAAAGGAAATCACTACTCTTTAATATCCGAATTAAATAAAAATAATGGTGGAGAAAAAGTTCAAATACAAAACATATCCAACACTCTATTTACATCAGTAGGAGTTTCATATAACATAACAGATAATGAAGGTAATGGAAATGATGAAAAACAAATATATATAACATTAGGTCATCTTTTAGCATTAATAACTGCTACTGGAATGATATATAATAAAAGTGGAGATAATATAAAACCATATATTTACATAGATTTTAATGATCAATTAAATTACTGTGCCACTTTTAAAGGACAAATGTCCCTAGATCCTAGAGTTTGTATTATACCACGAAATCAAAGCAATATGGATGATCCCTTTGGTTTAGGGATAATGATAGACAGAGTATTTAATGATATTAATGGTGTCGTTGTTGAAAAAGAATACACTCCTTCTAATATTTCTGGAGGTTCTATGTATTCTAGCACATATGAAGAAGGAGAAATAAAATATAAAAAAGAAATAAAATCTGATAGTTTTGTAAATAATTATCTTAATGTAACCCCAGAAGAAAAGGAAGTTAGAGCTCGTATGATGTGTATATTAGTTAATATTAATTATATCACAGATATATTAAGAAATCAAAGAGATAAAGATGGTAAGGGAGATGTTAATTTTTCTGAATTTTTAAATTCTTTACTAGATGGTATTAGTAAAGCTTTGGGGGGATTTAATGAATTTAGAGTGGTTGTAGATGATTCTAATAAATGTGTTAGGTTAGTAGATGATAATAAATTATCTCTTCAAAAAGAATTAGAAGACTCAACACAATATACCGAAATCCCTATATTAGGTAATAAAAGTATAGTATATAATTATAATTTTAAAAGTAAAATAGGTCCTAATATGGCTAGTATGGTAACAATAGCCGCTCAAGCAAATCCAAGTGCTTTAGGAGATGATGCATTCGCTATATCTAATTTATCTAGAGGTTTAATAGACAGAATATCAGCAGAGAAAACAACATCAAATTTCTCTCCCTCTACTCCAACAACCCCAGACCCTGCTATATCAGAAGATAATTTAAAAACATTAATTCAACATTTAGAAAGTATAATGGGTTCAGGAGGAAGTAACTTTGATATAAACATATCATCTATAGACCCCTCCATAAACACATATAGGGGATTACTATCAGAATATAGAATAGCCAAAGATTCAATTAATAAAGCGTCTGTTATAATTCCTTTAGATTTTAATATAACAATGGATGGTATTTCTGGAATAATACCAAATTCAGCTTTTACTATACCAACAAACTTACTACCATCATCATATAAAACTAAAGATAAATTACCTAAAATAGTCTTCATAATACACGGAATAGATCAAACTTTTGATAATAATAAATGGACTACAAAAATAACAGGACAAACTCTTAGTATAAGATTTGATAAAGAAGATATCAAGACATATACTAGCTATAACCAATCTCAGAATATTTCATTTAATTCAAATATACCAAATTTATCAAACCCATTTATTAATATATTAACCGTACCTTCTAATGTAGTACAAACTGATAAATCATTAACTAAATTAAAGAATATAATAGGAAATTATGAGAGTGGAAATAATTATGGAGTTGCAAATACTGGAGGAAAAGGTATGAGATCTTCAACCAATGTTAGTGGTATGTCATTTCAAAACATTAAATCCTTACAAAATATATCAAGTGAAAGTGATAGAAGAAGGGTATTTGCTTCTGGAAGATTTCAAATTATTCCTAGTACTATGAATATTTTAAAAGTAGCACTAAAATTTAAAGATAACGACAGATACACTCCACAAAATCAAGAGAAAATGGGAGATCATATGCTACTTGAATTCAGATATATTGTAGGAAATTATATTAAAGGAATCAATAAAGGATCATCTATAGACTTAGCAAATGCAATAAATAATATAGGATATGAATGGGCTTCAATGCCTGTAGTAACTAAATCTGGTGGAGAATTAGTAGGTAATGTAATTACAGGAGTAGGACAAATAGCAAACTATGGTGGTACTGGAGGTAATCCAAATTTTGCTAAAGTTGATATTAAAACTATAGCAAACGCCCTAATTAAAACTAGAATAGAATATAGTGGTAAAACTCCTATATTTATGCCTACATATTATAATCCCTTTAATTAACTTTTATGCCGTATTTTCCAAAATCTAGAGTTATTACTAATCTGAAAGCAAATTTAGGAGAATTCACTACTAAAGATGGAAAAGATTATGTAGGAGATTACTTTATAACTTATGATGGAAAACAATTCACAGGAAAAAATCCTCAAGACGTTTTAGTATCTCCTTTAATTAGAATAACAGAAAATAATTCCATTCCATCAAAATTAATAGTAAGTAGAGATTCGTTAATATTTAATTCGTTAAATAAAGGAGGTGTTAATATATTAGAATTTAAAGAACCAACACAATTTTATCCCTCACCAACAAAAGCTGATTATAGTAACAACAAAATTACAAGATACTTTGCAAAACAAAGAACAATAAGACAATTCCAAATAATAGAAATAGATAAGTTAACATACGAAGATTTATCATCATTAGGAGGAATTTACAATTACCCATTGTGGAAGCCGATATCATTGTTGTGGAGGATATCAGAATCATTAAGTAAAGATAAAACAACTCATAAATTTCAAGAAACAGTAAAAGGAACCAACCAACGAATATTAGATATTAAAGAAAAATCATTTTCGGGAATAAAACAATATCTAACTAATCTAGAACAATTTTCTAAACCTTAATTTGGAGTTTCAAAATATATTCGTATATTTACTTAAAATTTAAAAGTATGGAAAATCAAATTCTTAAAACTTATTTATTGTATGTGTTATTATATGCATCTTGGAATAATATCCCATTTTTAGTTAAAACTGAAAATAAAGAAAAATATAGATATCATTACGAATATTATATAGGATAATATTAAGACCTTCAATGAAGGTCTTTTTTAATCAAAATATATTCGTATATTTAAGTAAATAAAAAGTTATGTATTGGTTAATAGAAGAAAAAGAACAATTAGAAAAATTATCTTATAATAAACAATGTTTTATATCTATAATTCCACTAAATCATAACTATCATCCTAAATTAACTGAAATTTCATTAATTTATTATAAAGTTGAAGGTCATAAGGGTTATATTTTCCCAATCAATCATAACGATGGAATAGGAATTGAATTAGGTTTAGTTAAAGAATTCATATTAAAACATCCAAATATTTATATATTAGATAAAAAGAAATCAATATATTTTTTGGGAGAAGAATTTTTAGATTCTAAAATTATAGATATAAATTTACTTCACCTTGAAAGTAATATAAACAATTTAGAAATACCTGATTATAAATCAATAGTTGCGAATTATATTGAAGGGTCTTTTAAAACTAATCCAAATTTAAATTCTTATATTCCTGTAACTAAACATTATGAGGAGCAAGATTTAATATACAATTTTATTAAGAAATATATTGGTAATCAATTCAAATCAACGTATTATAACACGGATTATATAGAAGTCATGTACCGTGTTGAAAATGAAGGGATGTCGCTTGATAATAATTGTTTTGAGCAACATTATTCAATAAAACACCCACAATTGTCTATAAAAGATAATAAAATTTTTACCCAATATAATTTATATAATTTTACCTCTCGTCCGTCTAATTCATTTAATGGAGTTAATTTCGGTGCATTAAAAAAGAACGATGGAACTCGAGAATTTATAATACCTAGTGAAGATTATTTATTTGAGTTTGATATGAATTCATATCATCTTTTCCTCTCTGCTAAAATAATTGGTTTTGATTTACCTCAAGGTGATATACATACAGAATTTGGAAAATCATATTTTGGAAAAGAAGAATTATCTGAAGAAGAATATAAAGAAAGTAAACAACTTTCATTCAAACAAATGAATGGGGGTGTATTTTCCCAATACAAACATGTTCCATTTTGGAATAAGTTAGAAAACCATATCAAAGAATTATGGAAACGGATACAAGAACAAGGGTTTGTAGAACTAGTTGGGGGAAGACAAATAAAATTGTCTGAAATTCCAAAGCCAACACCACAAAAATGTTGGAATTACATAATTCAGAGTTCAGAAACTTATTATAATATTTTGATTTTAAAAGATTTATTCGTATATTTAAGGGATAAAAAAAGCAAAATAATACTTTATAGTTATGATGCAATTCTATTAGATTATAAAAAGGAAGATGGAAAACATTTATTGAAAGATATTAAAAAGATAATAGAAAAAAGTGAGTTTAGGTGTTCTGTAAGTTATGGGATTAATTATAATAGTTTGAGGAAAATAAAAGCCTCTGAATAGAGGCTTAGGGAAGTAATATTTATACGTGCAAACATTAAAACATACTACGATGATAAATATATCAAAACCTTCCCAAATTACAAAAATTTACCTAGTTACTAATTGCTATGGAGACCCCAACAAAGTCTATATAGGAAAAACAAAAAATTGTCGTAAAAATAGACATAAATGTAAATTTGGTAAACAAATTATTTACGATTATATAGATGAAGTTAACTCTCTTGATAGTAAGGATTGGAAACCTTTAGAATGTTTTTGGATTGAATATTTTAGACAATTAGGATTCAATATACAAAATAAAAATAATGGTGGAAATGGGATGGATTTTGCTTCTAAAGAAACAAAAGATAAAATAAGTAATAATAAATTAGGTAAGGGAATAAAATCAATATTTCAATATGATTTAGAAGGTAATTTTATAAAAGAATGGAAAAGTATTAGATCTGCTTCTTTTAAAATAAATAATTCTAAAGGTAGTGATATAACAGGATGTTGTAAAGGAAAATTAAAAACTGCTTATGGTTATATTTGGAGATATAAAGAATATCCATTAGAATCTAATTATAAACACACTCCTAATGGTCATTCAAAACCTATAATTCAATATAGTTTAGAAAATAAGTTTATTAAAGAGTGGAACAGTGCTACTCATGCTTATAAAGAGAATCCTAATTTTAATATAATTACAATATTGAAATGCTGTAAAGGTAAACTTAAAACATCTGGTGGATATAAATGGAAATTTAAAAACAAATTAATATAATAAATTAAGATTATGAAAGAGCAAAAAAACGACGTATTTATAGATGAACTAGATTTTAATCGTAAACACGATATGGGTAAATTATTTGTTACGTTCTTCAACGAAGAAGACTTAGAAAATACAATTCAAGAAATTACTAAAAGATATACTATATTACATAGTAAGATATTCATACTTCAGGTTGAAGGTAAAGAAAATTTAATAGCTACTTATAATATTGATCAATTCAATATTAATGATAAAGTAATTCCTAACACTATTTTACTTCACCGTAAGAAAGAACATAACGTATTATATAGCATTAATTCTTTAAATACATTAATTCAGGAATTAAATGGTGGAAAAATTGATACTCAGTATGAAATCAATTGGGGTGATTACAAAAACTCTATTTTATTAGTACAAGATGGTGTATTGAAAAAAATGTCAACAAAGATTCATAAAATAATCACAATATAATGGGAGGAGATGCGTAACGAAATACAAAGATTACAAGAATTAGCTGGAATACTTACTGAAATAAAAGTTCACAATCCATCACCTGTAAAAGATGGGGATCGTTGTGTTATATTAACAGACGTATATCATTTTAGTGGAGATAAAGGTGATTATCAAGATAGAGATATATACAATGAATTTAGTAGTAGTGCGGTTCCTAAATATGAGTTAGATGAACTCGGGTACGATAATATATTAGAATTGGAACCAGATGCTGCTTCTTTATATATAGATAAAGGGGAAGAAGGAATATATTATGATGGAGCTTTTGAAAGTGATGAAGGAAGTAATACTAGAATTGACCCGAAATATCTAAGAAAAATATAAATATAAATAAAAATAAAATATGATAAACAATGAGGATAAATTTTATCCTCTTTTTTACCCTAATACTTGGATATACATAATTTCCTTTGTATATTATAGCATAATAAATAAGTAATATGAAGACGTGTACTAAATGTAAAGTAGATAAAGAACTAGTGGAATTTAGTAAGAGTAAAAATTCTAAAGATGGTTTAAGTTATAATTGTAAACAATGTAGAGGGGATTGGTACTTGTTAAATAAAGATAATATACAAGAAAAAAATCAAGGTAAGAAAGAATATTTAAGAGAATATAATAAATCATATTATTTCGATAATATAGAAAAAGTACAAGAAACTCAAAAAAATTGGAGACTATCTAATAAGGATGAAATAAAATCTCAACAAAATAATAAATATCAAACAGATCCTATATTTAGAATTTCAAAAATCGTAAGATCTTTAACTTACTGTTCATTAAAATGGGGAGGTTATTCTAAAAAATCTAAAACATATCAAATTTTAGGTTGTACCTTCGAAGAATTTAAATTATATATCGAATCATTATTCGAACCTTGGATGAATTGGGATAATCAAGGTAACCCTAAGGATGGAATTCTTGAATTTAATAAAAATTGGGATATAGACCATATAATCCCAATATCAAGTGGTTCTACTGAGGAAGAAATTTTAAAGTTGAGTCATTTTTCAAATTATCAACCTCTATGTTCTAAATATAATAGAGAAATTAAAAGAAATTTGTTAACAATAATTAAGTAATCAATTAATTTTTAAATATGGACTTAAAGTCAATTCAATCGAAACTGGAGCAAATCCAGAATCCACGCAAAGGTAACAGTTCCAAGAATGCTGAAGAAAGAGCAAAGATATTCTGGAAAGCCCCATTAGGAAAATCCCTATTGAGATTCGTACCACTAAAAACAAACCCAGAAAATCCCTTCATTGAGCTTTTCATGCATTACCAGTTCGGGAAAAAAACCATCATCTCCCCAATTAACTTTGGTGAAAAAGATCCGATGGTAGAATTTGCCAAAAATTTAGGTAAATCATCTGATCCCGAAGATTGGAAATTAGCTAAAAAAATTAAACCTAAAATGAGAGTATTTGCCCCTGTTATTGTAAGAGGTGAAGAAGACAAAGGTGTTAGATTCTACGAATTTGGTACTCAAATCTATACTACTTTGATGGGATTGGCGGCTGATGAAGAAATTGGTGATTTTACTGATGTAATGAACGGTCTTGATTTTAAATTAGATGTAGTGCAAGGTGCTACATATAAAGAGTCAACAATTAGACCTGCAATGAAACAGTCTCCACTTTCTAAAGACCCAAAACAGGTTGAAGCTTGGTTAAGTAATCAACCAGACCCTATTGGTTTTTATTCAAGATTTACTTTTGATGAAATGAAAGGTTTTCTAGAAGATTGGTTAAACCCAGATAAAGAAGAAGAAAAAACAGTTGTTACTACTGAAAAAGCAAATGCATTTCCTTCTGAACCTGGTGATGTAGTTACTGCCTCTACTAAAAAGAAAGAAGTAGTTACTGCTAATGAGTTCGACGAGTTATTCAAGGACTAATTTTAATTCCCTCCCTTAGGGGAGGGATTATTTTATTTAAATTATGGCAAAACCAAAAAGTCTGTCCTCAGAGTTGGGGACAAAAGTAAACTCTTCATTTTCTTTAGATAAGTTTAAAACTGGAAAAAACTTAGGTAGTTCCAATTCTAATTACAAACCACAAGAATGGATTAAGTTCTCTGAATCAATGCAAGAGGTATTACAAGTTCCTGGTATTCCAAAAGGTCATACAACTTTAATTAGAGGTCGAAGTAATACAGGAAAAACAACTCTTCTTATAGAACAAGCAGTTCAAGCCCAAAAAGATGGAATCCTTCCTGTAATTATTATTACAGAAATGAAACACTCTTGGGAACATTGGGAAACTATGGGATTCGATTTGGGTAGAGAAGTAGACAAAGATGGAAACACATCTTATAATGGGTTCTTCATATATGTCGATTCAGAAAGACTAAAATGTATTGAAGATGTTGCAGAGTTCATCATGGATATGTTGAATGAACAGAAAAAAGGAAATTTACCACACGATTTGTTGTTTTTATGGGATTCTATTGGATCTATTCCTTGTAGAATGAGTATAGAAAAAAGTTCTAATAGTCCTATGTGGAATGCTGCCGCACTTTCACAACAATTCGCAAATTTTGTTAATCAACAAATAGTATTATCACGAAAAGAGTCACAACCATATACAAACAGTGCACTTTATGTAAATAAAATTTGGATTGAACCAGCTTTAATGCCTATGGCTCAACCTAAAATGAAAAACAAAAATGGTGATTCAATGTATTATGATTGTTCTATGGCTATTACTTTTGGTAATATAACAAGTGATGGTACACAAAAATTGAATGTAACTAAGGATAAACGTGTAATTGAGTGGGGTTTAAAAACTAAAGTTCAAGTAGATAAAAATCACGTTACAGGAAATGTAGGTAAAGGAACTATTATTAGTACAGCGCATGGTTTTATAAGAGACACCCCATCATCTCAAGATAGTTATAAAAAAGAGCATAAGAAGGAGTGGGGATTGGTATTAGGTTCGGAAGATTTTGAATTTACTGAGGAAACCGTATCTGATAACGAAATAGATTTTATAAATGTCTAAATATCAACATTTATTAGATTTAGTACAAGAAAATTCAACTGAGGAAACCCTATCATTAAATGATAGGGTAATACTCATTGACTCTATGAATATGTTTATTCGTAGTTTTAGTACTATAAATAAATTCAATGCTCAAGGTCATCATACCGGAGGCCTAACAGGATATTTACGTTCTTTAGGAGCTATGATTAATACTATTAACCCAACAAGGGTTATCTTAATCTTTGACGGAGAGGGAAATATAACAAATAAGAAAAACCTATACGCAGAGTATAAAGGTACTCGTAAAATAAAACGTATAACAAATTGGACGGGGTTCGATAACTTACAACAGGAATCAGAATCTATGAAGGATCAGATGTTAAGATTAATTGATTATCTTAAATGTCTCCCTGTTTCCATATCCATCGTTGATAAATTAGAGGCCGACGATGTAATCGCTTATTTAGCGCCAAAATTCAATAAATCTATTATAGTTTCTGCCGATCAAGATTTCTTACAGTTGGTAAGTGAAAAAATTTCCGTATATTCACCTATAAAAAAGAAGTATTATACACCAGAACTAATATTTGAAGAATTCGGATTGTGGCCTCAAAATTTCCTAAATAAAAAGATTATATTAGGCGATACTTCCGATAATGTTCCAAAAGTACCTAAAATAGGACCTGGAAAATTGATGAAAATGTTCCCAGAATTAGAGGGTACAACTCCTATTACATTACAAGAAATTATAGACAAAAGCTTAATCGAATCTAAAAACAATCCCTGGTATGGAGATATATATAATTTCAAACATCAGTTGTATATTAACGAAAAGTTGATGGATTTAAAAAATCCTAATATTCCAGAACAAGAAAAGGTAAGATTAGAAGAGATGGTTAAATCAAAACCATTTAATTTCAATAAAACTAAATTTCTAAATTATTATAATGAAGATAAATTGGAAAATAGTATAATGAATTTGAATATGTGGTTAAGTAATAATTTTGAACCATTAAATAAGTATAAATAATGAAGTGTGAACATTGTTTAATTAAAATTAATATGAATGGTTGTCCTAGATGTAAAAGAGATGAAAGGAGAAGTATAATATTTGGAATTATTTTAATTTCATTATTTATTTTTTCCTTATTAAGAATATTATTAATTAAATAAAATAAATGAGTGCATTAAAATCACTAGAGAGTTATGGACATAATTTTCAACTTAAAGTTGTTAATTCCCTTTTGAAGGAAAGACAATTTTTATTGAATATACGAGATGTTATAGAAGTTGAACATTTCGAACATATAGGTTTACGTTGGGTTGTTGAAGAAATATTAAAATATTTCGATCAATATCATATGGCTCCAAACCTAGAATATTTTAAAATTGAGGTTAAAAAATTAGAAAATGAAGTTCTTCAAGTTGCTATTACTGAACAACTTAAATCAATTTTTACTATTATTAATGAAGATAGAGAGTATGTTGAACAAGAATTTAGTGAATTTTGTATTAATCAAAAATTAAAACAAGCCCTTCTAGATTCTGTTGATTTATTAAACACAGGCCAATATGAAGAGATCAGACATAAAATAGAAAATGCATTAAAAGCAGGACAAAATAAAGAAATTGGACATGAGTATACTAAAGATATTGAAAAACGATATCTAGAAAATAGTAGAAGTCCTGTTCCAACTCCTTGGCATATAATCAATTCTTTATTACAAGGAGGTCTTGGTGGTGGAGATTATGGATTAATTTATGGAGGTCCCGGTGGTGGTAAATCTTGGGCACTAGTTGCCATTGGTGCATTTGCCTTAGCTTTAGGGTATAAAATTATTCACTATACTTTAGAATTAGGTGAGGATTATGTCGGGAAAAGATATGATGCTTGTTTTACCAAAATATCTGTAAGTGAAGTTGGTGATTTTAAAGATAAAATTAAAGAGAAAATATCTGGTTTTGAGAATAATCTTATTATCAAAGAATACCCACCAAAAGGAGCATCTTTGTCAACATTAAAAGCCCACATCCAAAAATGTGGTGATATGGGATTTGAAGCAGATTTAATTCTTTTAGATTATGCTGAATTATTAAAACCTCCAATTAAACGAAGAGACAAATTAGAAGAAGCTGATGATATTCATTATGGTATTAAAGGTTTAGCTAAAGAATTAAACAAACCAATTTGGTCTGTATCTCAAGTAAACAGAGCTGGGGCCAAAGATGAAGTAGTTGAAGGAGATAAAACCTCTGGAAGTTACACTAAACAAGCAATCGTTGATTTCGGTATGTCTTTATCTAGACTCAAAAAAGATAAAACATCAGGTAAAGGAAGAGGACATATTCAAAAAAATAGATACGGTCCTGATGGAATGACATATAATATGAATATAGACACATCTTATGGTGGGTTTGAATTCTTAGATGAATATGATGATACTGAGTCTTATCAGGATCAAAAACCTAAATCAAAAAATCCAAACGAAGTCCAAAAGGAAGAAAAAGAATTATTACTTTCAAAATTCAAAGCTTTTAGTATAGAATAATATTTATTATTACAACTAAAGAAAAAATATGGAACAAAGTAAAATTAATGAAATAGAGGTTTATGATGAAGAAATTATTAAAATAACAATTAACAAATAAAATGAGTAAGGGAAAAGAATTTGTTTCACAATTAAAATTATACACGGACTATCTCAAATTTGATGAAAATTTAGGAAGATATGAAACTTGGAATGAGGCTTGTGCTAAAGTGTTAAATACACATTATTTAAAATATGGAGATATCGTTACTCCTTATATAAATGAAGTATTAGACTCATATTGTAATAAAGAGTTTTTATCATCACAGAGAAATCTTCAATTTAGAGAGCATCTTATATTAAAGAATCATGCTAGGTTATACAACTGTTGCGTTACATATGCATACTCTCCAGATGTATTCAATAAGGGATTATTTATATTATTAGCAGGTACTGGATTAGGAGTTTCATTAAAAAAGAAATTTATATCTCAACTTCCTTCTATAGATAAACGAAAATTAGGAACTAAAACATTTGTAGTCCCGGATTCAACAGAAGGTTGGGGTGAAGCTTGTAAGGTATTAATGAGTTCATTTTGTAAACATAAATCTTTATACGAAGAATATTATGGATATGAAATTAAATTAGATTATTCCCAAATTAGACCTAAAGGGGCATTAATATCTGGGGGGTTTAGAGCACCAGGACCTGATGGACTAAAACAATCTTTGGAAAGAATAGAAGAATTATTAAACAAAAACCTAGGAAGTTCAGACTCAACTCCATTTAGATCTATTATAGTATATGATATATTCATGCATTTATCGGATGCGGTTTTATCAGGAGGTGTCAGAAGATCAGCAATGAACGTTGTTATAGACGAAGATGATGAAGAGATGATTAATGCTAAGGTGGGTGATTGGAGAACTAAACATCCATGGAGAGCTAGAAGTAATAACTCTGTAGGTCTTCTAAGAAATAAATTTACTAAGAAACAATTTGAAGATTTAGTAGCATTAAATGAAGGAGATAATGATCTTGGATTTGTATTTATGTCTCACGATGATGATATGTTTAATCCATGTTTTGAAATTCAATTTAATTTTTATGAACAAATTAAAGATAAAAATTATGCTGTATTTCAATTTTGTAATTTAAATGAAATTAGTGCTTCTGCTTGTTCTGATAAAAAAGGAAGATTTAGTGAAGAGAAATTCTACGAATTATGTAGAAAGGCTTCTATTGTAGGAACAATGCAAGCTGGTTATACTACTTTCCCATATTTAGGAAAAGAGACTGAAGAAATAGTAGCTGGTGAAGCTTTATTAGGAGTATCAATAACAGGTTGGATGGCTAGACCTGAATTATTTAATGCTGATATACTAACAAAAGGGGCTCATATTGTAAAACAAGTTAATGAAGAGGTTGCTAAAGTTTTAGGATTAAATGTAGCTGCACGTACTACAACAGTAAAACCTTCTGGAAATGCTTCGGTAATTCTAAAAACACCATCGGGAATCCATCCAGAACATTCTAAAAGATATTTTAGAATAATGCAATTAAATAAAGATAGTGATACTGCTAAATATTTAGAAGAAACATGCCCTGAATTATTGGAAGAATCAGTATGGAGTAGCACTAAAACGGATTATGTTGTTTATTCTCCTTGTGAAAATAACGAAGTAACAATGTATAAAGATGAAGTTCAAGGAGTAAAACACCTTAAATTAATCGAATTAGTTCAAAAATACTGGGTGACTGAAGGTAAAAGAGAAGAAGCATGCTATATAAAAACAGCCAACCATAATGTAAGTAATACTGTTATTATTGATAATAAAGAAGAAGTTGTAGATTATATATTTGAACATCAAGATAACTTCTCAGCAGTATCTTTCTTATCATTATTTGGGGATAAAGATTATCCACAATCTCCTTTTACATCAGTGTTAAATACGGAAGAATTAATATCTAAATATGGAAATGGGGTGTTGTTTGCATCTGGATTAATTGTGGATGGGTTACATTATTTTAATGGTGATTTATGGACTGCCACTGGAACTGTATCTGACCCCACTTCCCCTATTGTTGGAACAAGAGAACAAGTACTTTTGAAAAAAGATTGGATTAGAAGAACTAAACAATTTGCTAAAAATTATTTCAAAGGAGATATGAACAAAACGATATATTGTTTAAAAGATATCCACCTTTGGCATAAATGGAATACAGTTTCTAGAAATTTTAAATTAATTGATTATCCTTCTATTTTGAAAGAACCTAATTATGTCGATATTGACACTATGGGAGCTCTTGCTTGTAGTGGAGGACAGTGTGAAGTAACATTTTAATAAATAAAACATGATATATAAATATATGGGAGTAGAATGTTGGATCTACACTCTTTCATTAGAAATTAATTAAATTATTCGGCCCCTTATAGGGGCCTTATATATTTATGAGTATATTTTAACCTACATATTATGCCCAGAATACCTGATGAAAGTTTAGGAAAGAAAACTTCTCTAATCACTAAAGTAAAAGAGATAAGTAATAAAAAAACATTAGATTATTCTATGGCTTTGGTAATTTTTTTAGTATCATTTATAGAAATAATTTCTTTTTTTATACCAGATAGCAACAATCCAGCAATAATTACTAATAAAGGGGATAATTATTTATTGTTTTGGTTCCCATTATTTGCAACTTTAGAATTATTTATATTTAGTTTATTTTTTATATTTAAGTCTTTTCGATATACTAGTTGTTTGAGTACGAAAATAATAAGTTGTATGTTTTCATTTGTTCAAGTTATATCTTTAATATCATTATTAATATCATTTCCTGCTATAACATATGTTATTTTCATCCAACCTATATTATTAAGCACAATAATATTATTAATATCAATAAATTTTATTAAATGGTATTTGAAGTAGCGTTAAATTTTATATGGAAAATAATATCATTTAAAAAAGGAACATTATCATTGTTGTCGTTTTCATTATCTATGCCTTTAACTTTTTGGTTTGAAACTTTAACGAATGGTACTGATCTTAAACATTTATTAATTCCAATAGTGTTAATGGTAGTAGGAACTATAATGTTCTGTATTGTGTGCCTAGCGGATTTGATAACAGGTTTAAAAGCAGCTAAACATAAGAGTTTAATAAAATTTAAAGATCCAAAAAAACCTTATGTAAAATCTTATAAGTTATATAGAACATTATGGAAATTATTAGGAGTATCGTTATTGTCATTTTTATTAGCAGTAACCTCAATAATGATAGAAATAATGGGTCTAACTTGGGTTTATATTATTAGTATAAGTTTACAAGGAACTGTTTGGTTATTATCTTGTGGATTTGAAATTCATAGTATAGGAGAAAATCATGAAAAAATATATGGATATAAACCAAGAATATTTAAATTTTGGGATAATATACTAAATTTATTTGAGAAAAAAATTACTAACAAAATAGATTCTTCATTCGATAATATATTTGAAGAAGATGAAGAAGAAAAATCTATTTAATAATATTTAAAAATGAAAAAAATATTAGATGATTTATTAAATAGTTTTAAAACTAATGAGGAAGGATTTAGCTCTAAAAAATTAACAGCATTCGTGTTAATTGTATTAGTAATTATTGTTCATACTAAATGGTTAATGATAGGTAATTTAACACAATTAGAAATGGTGTTAACAATTGACTATACTTTTATTGCAGCCTTATTTGGTTTAACTACTTGGTCTAATATTAATAAATCAAAAGAAGAATAAATATGAATTCGTTACAGATATTACAAAAAAATAGTGGAGTAGAACCTGATGGGGTATTTGGTAAAAATACTTTTAAAGCAACATGTAAATATCTTAAAATAACAACTCTTCAAAGGGGAGCACATTTTTTTGCACAAGTAAATCATGAGACTGGTCATTTTGATACTTTTATTGAAAATTTAAACTATAAAAGTGCCGAAAATTTAGCTAGAGTATTTAAACATGATTTCGATTTAAATAAAGATAAAGTAATTTCTCCACAAGAATTAGAATTTGCTAAAAAATATGTTAGTAAACCTGAAGCTATTGCTAATTTTGTTTATGCAAACCAAAACGGGAATGGTGATGAAAAATCTGGAGATGGTTGGAAATTTAGAGGCAGAGGGGCGTTACAATTAACAGGTAGAGCAAATTATTTATTATTCTCACAATTTATAAAAGATCCAGAAATAATGACAAACCCAGATTTAGTAGCAACTAAATATGCATTCGAGTCAGCTATGTTCTACTTTTCAAGATTTGGAGTATGGAAAGAATGTGATAGAGGTTTTAGTATTCCTACTATAACAAGAATATCTAAAATAATAAATGGGGGAGATAAAGGTTTACAAGAACGAATTCAACTAACGTTAAAATACGCAGAATATATCTAAATTCAGAAAATATATTAAAAATTATTAGGCCTTTTATAAAGGCCTTCATATATTCATATAAATAAAATTATAAAAATACAAAATATGGGTACTTATTTATCAACAAAAATATTTGATAATTTTTCTGTTGCTATTAGACAACACAAAGCGCAACATAGTCATTGTCAATTATTACATGGTTATGCATTTACATTTAAAGTATGGTTTGCTTCCAAAGATGGTTATGAAGAAGATCAACTTGATGAAATGAATTGGATAGTTGATTTTGGATTATTTAGTAGAAATGGTTTGAAAGATTGGTTAAATGATATGTTTGATCATACTACAATTATTGAAAAAGATGATCCACAATTAGAATCATTTCAAATGATGGAAGAATTAGGATTACTTAAACTAGTTACTATGGATAGAATTGGAGCAGAAAGTGCTGCTAAATTAGTATTCAATAAATTTAATGATGTATTTTCTAAAACTGAAGGTGGAAGAGTTAAAGTCGTTAAAGTTGAATGTAATGAGAATACAAAAAATAGTGGAATTTACCAAGAATAGTTATGAAAAAGTTATATGAACCTTGTTATATATTAGAAGAAGATGAATTTCTTTTAAAAATTTGGGATAAATATCCTTCATCTCCAAATATCCCTAAAACAGGATTTTTATCTAAATTTACTCAAAGGGGGGAAATTCCTAAATCATTTGAAAATTGGGGAAATACATATTGGGAAAAACAAAATCTCCCCATTTATATTATAAAAGAAACATTTAGAAGTGGATGGAAAATAAATGGTTATAGATCTGGTAAAAGTCAAGATTGGGCTGAATTAATTCATCCTGATGGATATATGATAGAAATATATCTTTCTAATTTATTTGAAATTATAAATACTTGTATAATACAAAGTGGGGTAATTATTGGTAACTTCAAATGGGATAATCATAAATTAATTAGAGAATGAAAAATACAACACCACTACTGGAAGATGTTATGAGAGTATTATATGTTTTACAAAACGAAGGTTATATAACTCGTGAAAATATGGAATATATTTTGGAAGAAAAATATAATGTTAGTGATATATTATATTCATATAATACAATGGCTTGTATCCAAAATAAAAATAAAACATCAATAACTATTTAATATGGATATAAGAAAAGCAATTAATCAACTACTTCTAGAAGATCACAATCATGAATTCGGGTGTGCTATGTTATATTTTAATTTCCCTCAAATATTTAAAATCCATAGTGCTATAAAAGAAGAAGATATTTACGTTGACGAAGAAGACCCATCATTCGGTTTAGAATCAGAACCTCATTGTACTTTATTATTTGGTTTACATCCAGAAGTAACAACAGATGATATAACTAGAGTAATAAATGGTCATGATTTAGATAAAACTTTTATGGTATCAAATATGTCAATTTTTGATAATCCCGAATATGATGTACTTAAATTTGATGTTGGTTATAAAATTAAAGGAGGAAATGTATTAGGAAAAATAAATACACAACTTAAGTCATTTCCTCATAAAGAATCTCCATATGAATATCATCCTCATATGACGATTGCTTATTTGAAAAAAGGAGAAGGACAAAAATATGTAGACGCATATAAAGGAACACAATTTAATTTACAACCTAGTTATGCAGTTTATAGTAAACCAGATGGAACCCAAGATGAAATAGAAATATAATTATGGAATTTAATATACAAGGTAAAGTAAGTTTTAATGTTGATTTCGATGTTGAAGTTAGTTGTGAAGATAAAGCATTGATTGTGGCTAAAGAAGCAATAAAAGGTTACATATTTAAATATAAATAATTATGATATTAATTTCACATGAGTCTCCTCTATGTTTATTGGAGAAAAGTAAAGAGTATAATGACTTTCAATATATACTCCCCTACTTCTATACTAGATATGACAAGTATAAAAAGTTTATGGATGAATATAATGGGATGAAAATTTTGGATTGTGGGTTATTTGAAGGTGAAGTACCTACCATTCAAGAATTAATCCAACTTATTAAACAATCAAAACCAACAATTTTTATTCCTGTAGATACTTGGAACGATGCTACAGCTACTGCTAAAGATGCTAAATATTGGATGTCTCTTAAAAAAACAGGAGTATTAGAACCCCATTTAAATTTAATGGTAGTTTTACAAGGTAAAACATTTTCTGAAATAGAACAACTATACCAACAATGCATCGATTTAGGATATAGGCACTTTGCTTTTAATCACTCTTCTATTGCTTATCAAAATGAAGTTGGTTCCGTTGAAGATAAAATTGAAAAAGCAAAAATTGGTAGAATTACACTTATTCGAAGATTATGGAATAAAAATATAATAAAAGAACATCATTGGATCCATCTTCTTGGAGCAACAGATGTGACAGAATTCCATTATTATAATCAGGCATTACCTGGAATAGTAAATAGTATTGATACTTCTAATCCAATTATTAAAGCTATTGAAGAAGGTTTATATACAGAACAAAATTTTAAAACTAAATCAAAATCTAAAATGGAACAATTTTTTGATTTAGATATTGATAAAGAATGTTTGGAAAATATATTATCTAATATAAATTGTTTTAGAAATATAGTAAATAAAATAAAAGCCTCTGAATAGAGGCTTAAGGAAGTAATATTTATATACGCCAATAAATAAATTATTACCGTGATAAATATACAAGAAACTTCCCAAATTACCAAGATCTATTTAGTAACTAACTGCTATGGAGACCCTAATAAAATCTATATAGGTAAGACTAAATCATGTAGGAAATCCAAACATCAACGAACTTACGGTAAACAAATTACCTATGATTATATAGATGAAATAAATTCTCTACATAGTAGAGATTGGAAACCATTAGAATGTTTCTGGATTGAATATTTTAGATTTTTAGGATTTGATATCCAAAATAAGAATAAAGGTGGAGGTGGGGTAAGTTTTCAACCTCAATCATTTATTGATAAAATGTCTAAACCAATATCTCAATATACTTTAGATGGGGTCTTTATAAATAAATGGGATAGTTTAATTCAAATAAAAAATACCTTAGGATTTAATTGGACTAATATATCTAAATGTTGTAGAAATTTACAAAAATCTTCAAATAATTATTTGTGGAAATTCCATAAATCAAATAATAATATAGATGAATATATAAAGAATAAATTTATATATATCAATATGACTTATCCGGAAATATAATTAAAAAATGGAAAAGTTTAATTGAAATTACCAAACAAACAGGTTATTTAGCAGGAAATATATCTAATAATTGTAGTAAAACTACTAAATCTTCTAATGGATTCATTTGGAGTTATGAATTTCCATTAGATGGAATCCCTCAAAGAAAATATAAGATTGAAAAAGAAGTTGTTCAATATGATTTAGAAGGAAATTTTATAAAAAATTGGGATGGAATACCTCATATAACCAAAGAAACTAAATATAAATTTAATAATATACGGGTGTTGTATGAATTCAACTAAAAGTGCATATAGTTATATTTGGAAATATAAAAAATAAAGTATTTTTGAAAAGGAAGTTGATTCTAAAACTTTAGATTGTATATTAAATAATATAAAAACATTTAAACAAATAGTAAATAAAAATTAGATTATGGAACAAAATGTAGATTACGCGAGCTTGTATGAATATTTAGGTAGAAGAGCAGGTATGGAACTTGGTCAACAAGTATTTCAAGAAGCTAAAAAACAGGGAGTTAAATGTAAAACTCAAGAAATAAAACAAGGTGGTTACGAAGGAAAAGTAATGTGTTATCCTATTTACTTTCTAAAAGGATATTTTGCAGCAACGGGAATACTTTAATTATGCCTAAAGATAGTATTATTACCGCTCCAAGAGATGAAGTAATGCGTCTCTGTAGAAAAATTATTAGTAATGCTCATTGTATTGACTCTAATGATATAAAAATCTTAGAACATTTAGCTAAGAAAGGATTTTACGATACTCAAAAAGCTAAATTAGTACCTAATAAATAAGGATTAGCCTATATCCTATTAATACCTGGCAAATATAAATTTATAAAATGGATTTAACAACAGCATTAAGTAATCTACCTCAAACAGAAAAAAATGTAATAGCAGTTTTATCTGGGGGGTTAGATAGTAGTGTTATGACTATGATGTTAGTAACAAAATATGGTAGAGATAAAGTATCTGCTATTAGTTATGATTATGGTCAAAAACAAAAAATTGAATTAGAAAAAGCATCTAATTTATGTCATATACTAGGTATTAAACATAAAATTATAGACTTGTCTATTTTAGGAGAAATTGCGAAACCTATATGTGCTAATATAGGAGGTACAGAAGTTAAAATGCCTGATATTAAAGATGTATTAGGTGATCCACAACCTCCAACATATGTTCCTTTCAGAAATATGATACTTCTTTCATTGACATTATCAACAGCAGAAGTTGAAAAAGCATCTCACGTATTTACTGGACTTCAAGTTCATGATGAATATGGGTATTGGGATACATCACAAAGATTTGTTGATGGTATTAATAATGTTGCTTCTCAAAATAGAACTCACAAAGTAGAAATAGTTGCCCCATTCTCACATTTATCTAAAGCACAAGAAATAGAAATTTGTAAAGAATTGGGTTTAATTGAATTACTTAAAAGTACTATAACTTGTTATAATCCAAATGAATTAGGAGAAAGTTGTGGTAAATGCCCATCATGCTCAGAACGAATTATGAACTTTATGAAAGTAGGAATTATAGACCCAATTCCTTATTCCATAGAAATACCTTGGAAATAATGTGTTCAATCGTAGGAAGTTTCGATAAAATGAAACTCAAAGAATTAATTGAATTAAATTCTTATAGAGGAAACCATTCATATAGCTTATCAGAATATGATATTTCTAGTAATAAATTAGAAATAATTGATAGAGATTTTGGAGAATTCAATTATGGTTTATTAGACAAATTAACACCTAAAAATTATTACATAGCTCATACCCAAGCTCCTACTACAAGTATAAAAAATAAAGATAGTATTCACCCATCCCAATATTTAGAGAGTTATTTATGGCATAATGGTATTATAAAAGAAGATTATATAAATACTATGCAAGAAAAACTATTTAATAAAAATAATTGGGATACTGCATTATTAAATGAATTTGTTTATTATGGAAATGATTTAGGTGATGTAGATGGAACATTCAGTTGTCTTGGATATTATGATAAAGAATTAATTTTATTTCGAAATGAAATATCTCCAATGTTTATAGATAATAATTTTAATATATCTAGTACAAAATTTCAAAACTCATATCCTACAATACCAAATCAAATATCTCTAATGAATTTTAAGACAATGGAATTGAACCCATTAAAAATATTTAAAACAAAAGAAAACCCCTATTATTTTTATGAATAATTTAGATAAACAATACCTAGACCTACTTCAAGATATTCTAGATAATGGAACTAAAAAAGTAGATAGAACAGGTACTGGAACTATCAGTGTATTTGGAAGACAAATCCGACATAAAATGTCGGATGGTTTTCCACTTTTAACTACAAAAAGAGTAGCATTTTCTCAAGTTAAATCTGAATTAGCTTGGTTCTTAGCCGGTAGTTCTGATATAAGAGTGTTGTGGAAATCCAACAACCACATATGGGATGGAGATTGGTATAAAAAATATTACAAATCTTGTTCTACTCCATATTCTTTGGAAGAAATGGTTAAATTTGGTTTAGAAGGAGGTTCACATTTCCATGAATCAATTTGGGATTTAGGTCCTATTTATGGAAAACAATGGAAGAGTTGGAGAACTGGTAAATCTGTTGTAGTAGGACATAATGGGAGAAACAATGAATTTGGTGAAATTGTTATAGATCAAATTCAAAATATCCTAGACGACCTAGTAAATAACCCTGATTCAAGACGAATGATAGTTAGTGCTTGGAATGTAGGAGAAATAGATCAAATGACTTTACCTCCTTGTCATAATTTTTTCCAAGTTTACACTAAAGAATTAGAACAGAAAGAAAGAATTAAATTAATTCAAAAGGTTTGGAAGAATAAAGAAATTCTACCTGAATCAGAAGAAGTTTCTTCATTTTGGATAAAATATGAAGAATTAATGGATAAATATAATATTCCTAAACGAGCTATCTCATTAATGTGGAATCAACGTTCAGTCGATACTCCACTTGGACTACCTTTTAATATAGCTTCATATGGTACTCTACTTGAAATGTTAGCACAAGAAGTAAATATGGTTCCTGATGAATTAATTGGTAATCTAGGAGATGTTCATATTTATTTAAACCAAATAGAAGGTGTTAAAGAACAACTTACAAGAGAATCAAGACCATTACCAACAATTCAACTACAAGATGGAATGTATTGTCAATTAACGGGAGATTCACAAGATGTAGTTATCAAAGATTATAACCCACATCCAAGAATAGATTTCCCCTTATCAAATTAATATTATGAAACAAGAAGAACAATTAAAATTTATTGAGGAAATTAATTCTAAAGGAATTGAACTCCTCAAAAGTAAAGGTTATGATTATGCTGGTGAAGATGTTTTAAAAAACTTCAAACAGATGGAAGCCCTTATAAAAATATTGGAAATAGATACTAAAACAATAGAAGGAATTCATATGTTTTATATAGTACTTAAAATCCAACGTTTATGTAACTTACTATTTAGTGGAAAAGTAGCTAAAAATGAAAGTGTAGCAGATACATTAATCGATTTAAGAAATTATACAGATTTGTTAAACTGTACTTTAAAAGAAAAACAAAAATAATATATAATAACGAAAAGAAATGAAACAAAAAATTGAGGGTTTTGAATTGGCTAAATCGGGATGTGCTAACGGTATTTCAACCCAATTAGCAGAAGTATTAAAAACAGAACATCGTTCTCTTAATCAAGAGGAAAAACAAAAAATTATCGACGAAGCAACTATTCATTATGGTAATTTTCTTACTGCCTTAGGTGTAGATTACAAAAACGACCCCAATTCTGCCGACACTCCAAAAAGGATTGCTAAAAAATATATTAATGATATATGGAAAGGAAGATACGAATTAATTTTTGGTGATGGAGAAATAACTACATTCCCTTCAGATGGATATGAAGGTATAGTTTTAGAGAAAAATATTCCATTAACTTCAGTATGTTCTCACCACCACGAAACTATTAAAGGAGTAGTACATATTGCTTATATTCCTAAAAAAGGTGGAAAAGTAGTTGGATTATCAAAACTTAACAGAGTAGTTGAACATTTTGGTAGAAGAGGAGCAATTCAAGAACAACTAACAGTTGCCATACACAATGCTATTGATAAAATTATTGATAATATTGGAGTAATGGTAGTTATTGAAGCATCGCATCAGTGTGTATCTTGTAGAGGAGTAAAACATCAAGGAGCTGGTATGGTAACACCTATGGTATCAGGTGTGTTTGCAAATCATGAAAAAACAGCTAAACAAGAAGTTTTACATTTAATTAAGTAATATGGATTATAGTAAAATACAACCAATTATAGAAGCATACACTTGTATCCAAACTGAGGGTTCTAGAGCAGGATATCCACATTTCCTAGTTAGAACAACAGGATGTACACATAGATGTTGGTTTGGTGAGGGTGGATGGTGCGACAGCTGGTATAGTTCAATTACACCAGAAAAAGGATCATGGTCATTACAAGCAATTAAAGAATTGTTTGAGTCTCGTCCTGATATAAATCATTTAATGGTAAGCGGAGGTTCACCTACAATGCATCCAGAATTAGTAGACGAATTAGTTACTATGTTTAAAGAAATGCATTCCAAAAAACTTAGATTCCCTGATTCAGGTCAAGCTGGTACTATATGGAATGAAAGTGGGGAGTATATGTTGTGTGATGGATTTGTTACTATTGAAACAGAAGGTTCACATTTCATTAAAACTAAATATCCTATTGATTTAATTTCATTATCACCTAAATTTGAAAATTCAATCCCAAAATTAGGTATCCCTATTATTAATTCTGATAAAATTGTTGATGAAAAGTTTATTAAACAACATAATAAATTCAGAATGAATCATGAAGCCATGGCTTCTATGATGTCTTATCATAAAGATTATCATTTTAAACCTGTTGTTGATCAAAATGATGAAGGTATTTGGGAGAAAATTGAGGAATTTAGACTAATTCATGACATTCCTAAAAATAAAACATGGGTTATGCCTGCAGGTGATACTAAAAAAGCTGTTATTCCAAATTATACTTACTGTATGGAACAATGTGCTGAGCGTGGGTATAATTTTACTGGAAGAGCACACATTATAGCATTTGATGATTTAAGAGGAGTATAATGGAATCAAAAGGTTTATTGATATTTCTTGTTCTCTTCAATATTTATATCCGTAAATAAGCACTGGTCCTGCTTAATAAAAATATTTTTAAGGAGATTTTAGGAATTTGTATGGACCAGATACAACTCTTAATTTCTCCTTTTGTATTATGGAAACTAAAATATGTACTAAATGTAAGAAAATCCAACCTTTAAATGAATTCAATAAAAATAGAGCTAGAGAAGATGGTTTGAGTATTCATTGTAAGTCCTGTGTAAAAGAAAATACTTCTTTATATTATATTAAAAATAGAGATAAGATTCTATCTTATTCTAAAACATATAAAGAAGAAAATGATAGAACTGAATATCATAAACAATGGTATAAAGATAATAAAGATGATTTAAAACAAAAAGAAAAGATATATCGTAAAAATAAATATGATACTGATCCTCTTTTTAGATTAAAAACAACTTCTGGAATACAAATAAGAAATAGTATTAATAATTTGGGTTTTGAAAGAAAATCCAAAACTATTGATGTTTTAAATTGTTCTATTACATTTTATAAAGAATATATAGAATCTCAATTTTTAGAATGGATGAATTGGGAAAATTATGGCAAATATAATGGAGAATTTAATTATGGTTGGGATATTGACCATATAATACCTATGAGTAGCGCGAAAAATGAGGAAGAGTTATTAAAATTGTTAAAATATAATAACACACAACCTCTTTGTAGTAAGATAAATCGTGAAATAAAGAAAAATAAAATAGAATGGCAGAATCTGTTGGATTAGGAGACACATTAGAAAAAGTTTTTAAAGCTACCGGAGTTTCGACTCTGGTAGAAAAAACTGCTGATATATTAGGTATTGAAGACTGTGGCTGCGGTCGCAGGAGAGACGCTTTAAATGCATTAATTCCTTATAACACCACACCCCAACAACCTCCTTTAGTCGAGCAGAATATCGCTGATTTCACGGAAGGTTTGTATATAATTAATAACAATTTAGTGTTTACTAGACAAGGAACTACATATGATTATAAAATAGGTGACAGAATTTTTATAACAAATCATAATCCTAATTTTAATGATTTTAAAGAATATTTCCAGTTAGGTATAATTAGTAAATATGGATCCTAAATCACTTATAACATCAAAAATTGTTGATTATTGCAGACCACTTACTTTAATATTTGTGATCGGAGCTACAAAAAGTGGAAAGGTTACTATAGCAAAAGAGTTATCTAAACAATTAGACGATAGAACTTTATTTATATCAGATGATTATATTAGAATGTATGATCAAGATGAAGCATTAAATATATTAGAACGAGATGTGAATGAGTATTACTACTCTGGTTATCATATTATAGTAGAAGGTATTCTTGGATTCAGATTACTAAGGAGAATGGCTAAAAATGGATATCACTTACCTGATATGGTAATTAAAACCGAATGTAGTAAAGAAACTATATCTTTTTTCTATGAAAAAGAGGAACCAGGGAAGAATTTAAATTCAGTTATGGGTTTTAATCAGGGGTTAGAAAAAATATTTCAAGAATCTGTATATTTACTAGAATCAAGAGGTAAAAAATTACCTATTTTAACCCTTAATACATCAATATTTTAATATGGAATTATCAGAATTTATAAGAATAAAATTAAGAGAATTAGAATGTATGTCTGATTTTGAAGTAGGAACTGAAACAGTGCGTTGTTGGATTGAAGAGTGGGAAGAAATTAATAAATAATCAAATATAAAATGGAATCTAAAAGAGAACAAAACCAAGAGATTGAAGAACAAATTGCAACATTAAAATCTTTACTAAAGTGTCATTGGATAACTAAAAGAGTAAAGGAAGAAGGAAAGGAAGAAGAGGAATTTGATATGCCTTTATTTGAATTAGGTTGGGAGTATGAAGATGCAGAAAAAATTCAAAAGAAAATTTTGGAATTAATAGATGAATTAAAATAATAACAAAATATTTAATATGAATAAAAATGTTCCGTTCGTTGATGAAGTAGAAACCTTCAATAAGGCTATGAATAAGCCTAATTATTATGAACCAAATATTCCTAAAGAAAAATGGGAGTGGGAATTTGTTTATGATTTTATTAAAGAAGAATTAGACGAGTATAAAGAAGCTTGTGAGAATAATGATTTAATAGGAGTAGCAGATGCTCTTGGAGATATTATGTATGTTTTATGTAATGGTATTATGTTGCATGGGATGAAAGATAAAATACAAGACGTATATAAGGAAATACAAGCGTCTAATATGTCTAAATTGTGTTTATCTGAATTAGAAGCTATAGATACTGTTAAAGATAGAGAAAACATATTAGGAGTTCCATGTCATTATGAAAAAGTAGATAATCATTGGGTTGTATATCGTACTAAAGATAAAAAAGTCCAAAAATCTTTGTCATATTTTAAACCAAATTTAAAACAATTTTTCACACCAGAAGAAATTGAAAGTTGTAAAAATAAATAATATTAGGTCTCTTAGGAGACCTAGATTGTCTTTCGTATATTTACAAAAATAAAAGTTATGAGATATTTAACTTCTATAGGTTGGGAATTAAGAGGAGGGGATACAAATGATGATTTCCCATACTATTTTAAAAAATTTAAAAATTATAATAATAAATATTTTGGGATTGGTATAATTAATACATTAAAATAGTTTACGATGAAAATAAATAATCCAAACGATATCCAATTTCCAATAGAAATTAAATCCATAAAACAAGAGGAATATTATGTAAATAAACTTAATAATTTAGGTTGGAAATTATTCAAGAAAAATCCATATCATATTAAATTTCCCAAAAGTATAAGTTGTTTAATGAGATATCCTAAAATATATATTATATATTAACTACTAAAATTTAATATTATCTATTTATCAATATATCAAGAGAGAAGAAAGGGTAATCCAGATCGTGGTTATACCTATTTGAAAGACGATGAACAGGGTTGGAAACGTTTTAAATACACTCCCCCTGTTTATCAATTAGATGAAGAAGGTGAGTACACAACACTATTCGGGAAAAAAGTTTCTAAAGTTGAAGGAAAGTATGATTGGTTTGATAATCAAATTTTAGAAAAGGATATCACAAAAGAAGTAGCAGTACTTAGAGATTTCTATTACAAAGATGATTCACAACCTACATTCCATAATATAGTTTACCTGGATATTGAGATCCAATTATTAGGTTCATTAACTCCTAGTTACATACAAGCAGCTCCTGCAGAATTAACATCACTTGCTTTAACCTATTTTGAAGGTAAAGAAAAGAAAAGAATATGTTGGATTGTAGATACAGCAGGTAAATTAGAAAATAAAACAATCGGAATAAACACAGTTATTACGTGTTATTCTGAAAGGGATATGATTAATAAATTCTTGAAAATGTGGAAAGAAATTGACCCTACCATACTGATAGGATATAATTCAGATTTCTTCGATATACCATATCTTTACTGCAGAATACTTAAAATATTTGGTGAAGAAACAGCAAATTTATTATCCCCAATTAAAAAGGTAATTAATAACCCAGCTATGCCTGATAAACCAATAACAATTGGTGGTATATCAAGTTTGGATTTCATGCGTCTTCTAAAGAAATATATCACACGTGAAGAACCTTCATATACATTAAATAATATTGGGATAAAATATGCTAAATTAGGAAAAATTGAATACTCTGGTAATCTAGACGAATTATTAGCTAAAGATCCTGAAAAGTATATCGAATATAATATTCGAGATGTTGAGATATTGGAAAAATTGGAAGAAAATTTACAATTCGTACAATTAACAGTTTTGATTTCCCATTTATGTCATACCCCTTATGAATCTATTTATTTTAATACTGTATTAAATGAAGGAGCTATTCTTACTTACCTTAAACGTAAGAAAATAGTTGTTCATAATAAACCTACTACAGTAAACAAAGAAATTAAAGAACTTAACGAAGGTGACTTGGTTGTACATCAGCGAGGTACATCAACAATTGAGGGAGAAATACATTCTATTGATGGTGATTTTGTTGTGGTTAAAACCGCTTCTAATGAACTAAAGACGCGCGAACTAAAAACAGTTAAGAAAAAAGAAGGATATGCTGGAGGCTTCCTCCTCGACCCATGTCCCGGTGTCTACCGCTGGTTAAGTGACTATGACTATGCGAGTTTATATCCATCTATTATTCGTAGTCTTAATCTGGGAATCGAAACCTTAGTAGGTAGAATTGTTATAGACAATCCAACACGAAATATTTGGTGGGGGCTAGAAGATTTAAAAAATAAAGATCCTAAACTTGAATTAGAATTCGAAATTCTAAATAAAGAAACTTATAAATTTTCAACTAATAAAGTTACTGTAGAAAAACTTATTCAAACTATAGAAAGTAAGAAATGGACTATATCTGCTAACGGAGTTTGTTTCCGAACTGATGAAAGAAGTATTGTAGCTGATGTACTTACAGATTGGTTCCGAATGAGGAAAGAGTTTAAAAGACAAATGGAAGAAGCTTATAAAAATGGAAATGAAGATTTAGGAAATTTATATGATCGTAAGCAATTAGTAAATAAAGTATTATTAAACGCAGTATACGGTGCCTTCGCCATCAATAGTTGGCGTTTTACTGATGGTTATAAGGTCTTATCTTCTGCTATAACTTGTACAGGACAACGTATGCTTGTACAAACTATTAAATATGCTAATGAAGTAATTGATGAAAAATATTTGAATACTTAATTCTTTTTCGTATATTTATAGCCACACAATTAAATAGGATTTATGGCTACTAAGTTTTTAAAAAAAGGAATGGGTTTGGAATATTTTATTAATAAGGCAAATACAATTCATGGTGAATATGATTATTCTTTAATAAAAGAGTATGAAGGTGTAATGAAAAAATATCCCATTATATGCAAAGAACATGGGGTTTGGGAAGTTTCATTAGATAATCATATAAATAAAAAGTCTAAATGTCCTAAATGTAAAGGTCATAAGTTAACGTATTTAGAAAAAATAACTCAAGCTAATCGAATTCATAATTTTAAATATGACTACTCATTAATAACTAAAGATTTTAAAACTGATACTGTAGTTCCGATAATATGTAAAGATCATGGAATTTTTAAACAACTATGGACTAATCATATACATCCAAAACATGAATGTCCTAAGTGTGCCGTTTATGGACGAAACTCTTTAACTCTTGATAATATAAAAGAAAAAGTGTTTAACTTAGGTCATGATTTCGAATATGATTGGGACTCTTATAAAGGATATTATGATCCTGGATTTAGAATAAAATGTCCAAAACATGGTTGGTTTAAACAACAAATAAGTAACCATTTATTTGGACAAAGATGTCCTAAATGTAATAATAGTAAAGGGGAAGAAAGTGTTGAATTATTCTTAAAAGAGAATAATATTAAATATGAAACACAGAAAAAATTCGATAAATGTATTAATCCTGAAACTAACCATAAATTAAAATTTGATTTCTATCTCCCTAAACAAAACATTTGTGTAGAATATGATGGTCAATTACATACTATCCCTGTTAAATTTTTTGGAGGTCAAAAAGCTCTAGATAAACAAATAAGATTAGATCAAATTAAAAACCAATTCTGTAAAGATAATAATATAGGATTAATTAGAATAGCATATATTGAATTCAGTAATATAAATCTAATTTTAAAAGGTTTATTGGATTCCTAAAATAAAATTCGTATATTTACTCAAATAAGAAAGTTATGGAAAAAGAATTTATACCTTACAAAGAAGCACTAGCACTTAAAGAATTAGGTTTTGATGAACAATGTTTTACATACTTTAACAAGCAAGGTAGTATAAGAAGAAATTTACAACTAGTTAATTTTAATAAAGACTATATTTCATCTCCTCTTTATCAACAAGCTTTTAGATGGTTTAGAGAAAAATACCATATAATAGGTTATCCAATTTTTAAAGGTGGAAAAACAACAGAAACTTCTTGGTATGATTATATTATTTATTCTGAAATAGATTGGGAAAATAATAATCCAAACCAACAATGGAAAACTTATGAAGAAGCAGAATTATCATGTCTCCGTAAATTAATCGAAATAGTAAAACAAAAATAGTTATGAAAGAATTAGAAAAAGCCGCTAAACGATATAGAAAGACAACTCCAAATCAAATGTATGGATATGAATTAGGTTTTATAGCAGGTGTTAAATGGCAGGCTGAAAGAAGTTATACATTAGATGAAATATCTACTCTTTTTATATCTGATAAAAGGGGTTATTTTGATGAATTTTTAGATTATAGATTAAACTTACATGGTGAAAACCCGAATAATGATAAACCATCCTTTAAGGATTGGTTTGAACAAATTAAGAAATAATGCCAGTAGCTAAACCACAGAGTGAGCAAGACATACTTAGAGCAATGGCTGTCACTAAGTCAAATAAGGCCGCAGCCCGATACCTTAATATAAGTTATTGGACTTATATGATTTATGCTAAGTTGTATTTTGACCCTGAGACCGGTAAAACTCTATATGAAAAACATAAAAATCAATGTGGTAAAGGTATTCCTAAATTTTTACAAGGTAAAAAGAAAAAAAATCAATATAGTCAATATGTAAGAGCACCTAAAGGTGAACTTAGAATGATTTTAAGTGGTGAAATTACTACAATAGATAATTATGATATAAACACTTTCAAAGAACGACTGATTATTGATGCCATTTTGGAAGAAAAATGTGTAAGGTGTGGATTTAATGAAGCTCGAATATTAGATTATAAAGTTCCATTACTCCTTAGTTTCAAAGATGGAAATAGAAGAAATTGGAGAGGAAATAACCTAGAGTTAGTTTGTTATAATTGTTATTATTTAACAGTTGGTGATGTTTTCACTAAAAAACAAATTAAAGACATTGAGTCTCATATTCCACAAACAGGAACAGGAATAGTTGAATGGGATATGGATGAACATATGAGAGAACATCTTAAAAGTTTAGGACTTGGAGATGATGACGAACCTGGGAAAGATGATGATTTCATCGCATATAAAGATTATATCAAATGAAAAAATTTATATTAGGAGTATTTTATAGAGGGGTCGTATTACCAATATTTATTATATTATTTTTAATTTCATTATGTTTATACCCTTTATATTGGGTGATAACTAAAAGGGATAGTATGGAAGATTTTTGGTATTTAATCCCAAATAATTCAAAAATGGATAAATATTTATGAGTCTGAAAACCTTACTAAAATATAGAGAAAATAGTTATTTTAACGATACTAATTTATTCCTATTAGACAATAACTTAGAACGAACTTACGTGTCTAAAGTTCATTTATGTAATGGAAATTGGTATAGTAATGAAGGACTTAAATTAAAAATGACTTCAATAAAATGTATTAATTGTAACGAGTTATATCATAAAGAGGTCGTATATTCAGGTACTGAATTAAAGGGTATTATTACAAAATATCAAGACCCTAACTCAATGGGAGTTAATTGGGAAGGTGGTAAAAATATTAAAAAATACGGATTACCTAATTATTGGAATAATCCATTAAATCTAGAATTATGCAAGAGCAATTAATAAGTTTTGAGACAGCACGTTTAGCTAAAGAAAAAGGGTTTGATTTAATACCATATTTAACTATTGATAACGAAAATCCTAAAAATCTTAATTCTAATTATAATCCTAGAGAATATCAACCATGGTATTTTCAAATAACTCAATCATTATTACAAAAACATTTAAGAGAAGTTAATAAAATTATAGTTCAAGTAGAATGTAATTACTATGATGACGAGTTAGGTTGGAATACTTATTCAGTAACTATTTTTCATAGGACCCATAATAAAACAACAGAATGTTTTTATAGAACGTATGAAGAAGCGTTAGAAGTAGGATTAGTTGAAGCACTTAAATTAATATAATGAATTTTGATATACAAAAAATAAACAAACATATCGTTGCATCTGATACAGATAGTGCCTTTATATGTTTTGAACCTATTTTAAAAAAATTATATCCTGATTTGGATTTAACTTCTGTACCGGATACTTTACCTAAAGCTAAAGCACTACAGACAGAATTAAGACCTATTCTTAATGACTATCAAAGTATTATAGCAAAAAGTATATTAAATTCTGATGACCATTATTTTGATTTAAAGCCCGAATTTATATTACAATCAGCATATTGGTCAGGAAAACGTCGTTATGCTCAATTCTTAGTAGATAAAGAAGGTATGCCTATCGAAAAATTAGTAGTAATGGGTTTAGATATAGTAAAAAGTAATTATCCTAAGTTTTTTGGTAGTTTTGGTTCTGAAATTATTAAAAAGATATTATTTTCTACTTCTAAATCGGAAGTTGATAAGTTCCTTATTGAATTTAGGGACTCTATAAACGGAGCTCCATGGTTAGATATATGTAAACCTTCTGGAGTTAAGAAAATAGGGGAATATATATCAGCCCCTCCCCCTTCAGGAAAAATATTCTCTAGTTTAGCTAAAAAATGTCCTATGAATAGTAGGGGATCCATAGTTTATAATGATTTAATTAAATTTAAAAAATTAGATCAAGAGTATCCTCAAATCCAACTGGGGGATAAAATATATTTAATTTATCTTAAGAAAAATCCATTAAAAATAGATTTAATAGCAGTTAAAGGGACTAATGATCCTGATTTCATATTAGATTTAGTAGAAGAATACATTGATAAAGATAAACTATTTACTTCTATTTTGTATAATAAAATAGAAAAAATATATTCCGATTTAAGATGGGGATCCCCAATATTTAATTCGTATATTGCGGATTATTTTAATTTCTCATAGTAATGAAAGAATGTATTTTATGTAAAGTAACTAAAGATTTAAATCAATTTTCAAAAGACAAAACTAGAGGTGATGGTTATAACACCAAATGTAAAAATTGTAATAAATCGTATAGAGACTCAAGAAAGGGTCAAACATCTGAATATTGGGCTCAATATTATTTAGATAATAAAGAAGAACATAACGATAGAGTAAATAGATGGTATGACAATAATCCCGATTATCGTGGAAATTATTATAATGAAAATAAACATACTATAAATAAAAATAATAAACAGAGATATATAGATGATCCTGAACCTGCTAAATTACGCAGTATATTATGGAATATACGTAATCCTGAACGAGTTAAGAAAAATAAAAGAGATTATGAGAATAATAAAGTAAAAATAAACCCACAATATAAATTAACAAAGTCTATTAGATATAATATTTGGAGAAGTTTAAAATCTATTTTAGGAGATGATTATTATAAATCTAAACGAACCGAAGAAATACTTGGTTGTACTTTTGAAGAATTTAAAATTTATATCGAGTCCTTATTCGAACCTTGGATGAATTGGGAAAATAAAGGAGACCCAAAAGATGGAATTCTCGAATTCAATAAAAATTGGGACCTAGACCATATTACCCCTTCAAGTAGTGCATGTAATGAGGAAGAAATAATAAGATTAAATCATTATACTAATTTCCAACCTCTTTGTAGTAAAGTAAACCGAGAAATTAAAAGAAATAGATTAAGTTTTTAAAATAAATTTGGATATTAATTTAGAAAATCATATATTTACTATACAAGATTTAAGTTATGAAAATTAATAATCCAAATAGACCATCATTACCATTTATGGTAAATAACCAAAATGATTATGATTATATTATTTGTTTATTAAACAAATTTAAATATAGTTATCCTGGATATGGATTAAAACCTGAAGAACATAAATTCTCTCCTGATTATAAATTTGAAGTAGTACTTAGAACAGATTATCCTAATTGTGCTAATTTTAGATATATTAGATGAAAATAAATAATCCAAATAAAATACAATCTCGACGTAATATAGAATTACTAGTGGATGATAATGATGGTTGGATAAAAGGAATAAATATTTGGGATATTATTGAAGAACATAATAAAAAAATATAAAGAAAATCTTAGGATCGTATATGATCCTAATTCATTTCGTCCAAAAACAATTTTATGAATAAAAAACACTTAATAAGTATTATTGAAAAAGTACATCTTGGTGGACTTACAGAACAAATTAGACTTAAAATTAAGGACAATGAGTTGAATATCGATGCATCTGTTACTTTAAAAGATTGTATCATTAAAGTTAAGTCTCCATTCGAATTAGTTGATTCTGAATTAGGGATATATGATTTAACTCAATTATATAAACTAGTATCTATCACAAATGATCCTATTGAATTAGAGGTTATAGAAAAAGATGGTAAAGCAATGAAACTTGATATAAAAGATAATCAATTTGATTTATCTTATAATCTTGGTGATTTAGGTCTTATTAGTGAAGGTAAATTATCTAATCAAATGCCTGATCCATCAATAGTATTGACTATAGATCAAGAATTTATAACTAGGTTTATCAAGGCTCATAATGCCCTAATGAAAGTTGAAACATTCACAATTAAAAATGAAATTGATAAACTTAAGATTAACAACCTTAAATTCACTATTGGTTTAAAAGAAAGATATGCAAATAAAATTACATTTAATCAACCAACAGAAATATATAATGAAATTCCTGTTTTTACATATAATGTAGCTAATTTTAGAGAGATTATATCAAACAATAAGGATTCAGATATAAAAATGTATGTTTATCCGATGGGTGTAATATCTTTAATAACAAAGGAAGATGAAATAGAAGTTCAATATTGGATTGTTCCATTAAAACAGTAAATTATGAGTCATGAAATATTATACCCTGATACAACTTATACTAATCTTATATTAAGATGGGGTAAGAATAAAAGTTTGGATGTTTATAGTAGAGATAGTGGGGATGATGTTGAGATTACTTTCAATGAGTATAATGAAAGTTATAGTATGTTTTTAGATCAAGAAGGAATTAAATTATTAATAGAACATTTACAAAAACAATTAAAATAAAGATTATGGAAGAATTAGCTGTAAAAAGAAGTAAAGGTAGACCATCTAAACCAAAAGGTGATGAAAATTCAATAATTAGAGATCCATTATTGGGTGATTTCTATATCAAACTTAGTAAGGATTGTTTCACATTAATGAAAGAAAACAAGCCAAGTAAAGATAAAGAATGTGGATTCTACACCTCATTAGAATCAGCTATTAATTCAGTGATGAAAAGACAAGTAAATGAAAAAATGCTTAGACCTAACCAAGTTTACTCATTCAGACAATATATAGACGAATATAAAGACGCAGTAAATAATTTAAATACAAAACTAAAACAAATTTCATAATGGCAAAAAGGCTAGTACCAAATTACGGACAAACAATAATTAAACCTATCGAAGAAGGTGAAAAAGTATATGGAAACATCGTGGTACCAGATTTGGAGAATACCAAATTATTACAGGGTGTTATTATAGCTATAACTCCTATATATAATTTTAATCTAGGAAAAGAAGCTCCCTGTAAATTTAAAGTCGGAGATACTGTATTAATACCACCTATGGGAAGTACAAAACAAAAAATTGATGGAGAAGATTTCATTATTTGTGGAATAACAGACTTACCAGCAGCAATTATAGAAGAATAAAAACAAATATATGACAAACGTATCAAGCGGAAAAGAATTAAAAGAAGGAATTATAGCAGGTGTTAAAAAACTAAATTCTGCTGTCTCGGATACATTAGGACCTTTTGGACGTAGTGTATTAATTCAAGATCAATATGGAAAAAGAAGAGCAACTAAAGATGGAGTTTCTGTAGCTAAATCATTTCATGAATTAGAAAATGAAATCGAAAACTATGGAGCTCAAATGGTTAAAGAAGTTGCAATTAAATCTGCCATCGAAAATGGAGATGGAACAACTACTTCAACACTATTAGCTACTTCTATTATTGAAGAAGGTTTTAAAGCTCTAGAAGCAGGTTCTAATGTAGTACAAGTAAAGAAAGGTATTGATGATGCTGTAAAACAAGTAATTACTTATCTTAATGAAATTAAGGTGGATATTACCGAAGATTCTCAAATTAAAGAGGTTGCTACTATTTCTGGTAATAACGATCCTGAAATTGGAGAGTTGATTGCTGCTGCTATAGGGAAAGTTGGTAGAGAAGGTATTGTATCTATTGAAAAATCAAAATCTGGAGAAACTTCATTAGAAGTTGTGGAAGGTATGCAATTTGATAGAGGATATAAATCACCATACTTCGTTACAAATAACGATACTATGACTACTACTTTGGAAAAACCATTAATATTAATTTATAATGGTAGAATTACAGCAGCATCTGATATTGTTGGGGTAATGAACAAAGCTAATCTTGAAAACAAACCATTGCTTATTATTGCAGAAGATATTGAAGGAGAAGCCCTATCTACTCTTATTGTAAATAAAATGAGAGGAATTGTCAATTCAGTGGCTGTTAAAGCACCTGATTATGGTGATAGAAGAACTCAAGTGTTGGAAGATCTAGCTATTATTGTTGGTGGTGAGGTAATTTCCCCAGAAAAGGGATTTAAGTTAGATAAATTAACTGAAGCACAATTTGTTAAATTCTTAGGTTCTGCACGTACAGTAAATGTTTCTAAAGACAAAACTACCATTGTTGACGGTGATTGTACTCAAGAAGACATCGAAAAACGTTCTGAAGAGTTGAAAAAACAAATTGACTCAAGTCAATCAATGTTTGAAAAAGAAAAACTACAAGAACGTCTAGGCAGATTAATTGGTGGAGTAGCTATTATTTCAGTTGGAGGTAATTCTGAACTAGAGATTGATGAAAAGAAAGATAGAGTAGAAGATGCATTATTCGCTACCAAATCAGCCTTGGAAGAAGGTATTTTACCTGGAGGAGGAGTAGCATTATTATATGCACTTAATAATATAGAATTATCTGAAGATAAGGACATTAAATTAGGACAGGAAATTATTATGGATGCTTGTGCAGCCCCCTTCCAAAGAATTTTGGAAAATGCTGGGTATAATATAAATAGGATACAGGAATTGTATGATAAATTAGTAGGAATAAATAGATATAATAGAAGTAAAACTCGATTAGAAACGTTAAAATTTTGGACCAAACCAAATTTAGAAAAATCTAACCATACTAAAATATATGACCCTTGGTTTGGATATAATCTTAAATCAGAGTTAATTGTTAATATGAAGGAAGAAGGTATTTTAGATCCAATGAAAGTTACTAAAGGTGCATTGATTAATGCAGCATCAGTAGCAAGTACTATCCTTACTACAAACAACCTAGTATACGAACGTAGAGAAGATAGAAAAGAACAAGAAGCTCAATTTTAAAAATTAAAACCCTCGAAAGAGGGTTTGTTTTTCTCGAAAAAAGTTCGTATATTCATAATATAAATTTAAAATAAATAAGTTATGAAAATGCAAATAACACCAGAAGAAGTACAAAATTTTACGGGTAAATTTATTATTCAAATGGATTGTAATTCTGATGGTAGTATCCAAAATGGAACTATTAATAATAAGAATTGGGAATTTATACAAGAAAAAAGATTATCTTTTATAGTTGGATTGACTTGGCAAGGTTTTTATTATGAACATAAAAAATTCAACAATAAAGAAGACTTTGCTGATTACTTTAATAACTATTTAAAAGGTTACGAAGGTCAAAGATATCATAGATTACTTACTTCAAAAGAATTGTAGAACTTATGAAATATTAGGTTGTACTTTTGAAGAATTCTTCGTATATTTAGAGAATAAATTTGAACCTTGGATGACTTGGGATAATAAAGGTAAATATAATGGCGAATTAAATTTTGATTGGGATATTGATCATAAAATACCTATTAGTGAAGCTAAAAGTATTGAAGATGTAATAAGATTAAATCATTACACAAACCTTCAACCATTATGTAGTAAAGTAAATCGTGATATTAAAAAAGATAAATTAGATTATGGAAATGAACCCAATGCATTATCTCTGGACTGAACGTTATCGTCCTAACACTCTGGATGGCTATATAGGTAATGAAAATTATAGAAAAGATTTAGAAAGGTGGATACAAGAAGGAACAATACCCAATATAATTCTTAGTGGTAAAGCTGGTTGTGGTAAAACTACGAGTGCTAAGTTGATAGTAAACTGTATTGATTGCGATTCTCTGTATATAAATGCATCAAGTGAAAATGGTATCGAAACTATTCGTGAAAAAGTAAATTCATTTGCTTCATCTGCATCATTTAAACCTGTTAAAATTATTATATTAGATGAAGCAGATTTCCTTACAGCAAATGCTCAATCCGCATTACGTAATACAATTGAAACATTTTCATTAAATACTCGTTTTATATTTACTTGTAACTATTTCGAAAGAATGTTGGAACCGATTCAATCTAGATTAGAGAGATATGAATTACACCCTCCTACAAAACAAGAACTAGCTAAAAAATGTAAAGATATTCTTGAACAAGAACAAATAAAATACGATTTAAAAGACATAGCTAAAGTGGTAAATATTTGCTATCCTGATAATCGTCAAACATTAATCAAATTACAATCATTTTCTAAATCAGGCGAATTGATTGTTACTGATTCATCTTCAAATATAAGCAAAGTAAGTGATGAATTAATTGGATACCTTAAATCAAAAAATCTAAATAAAATAAGAAAAATAGTAATTGATCTTCAACTTCGTGACTATACAGAATTATACGTACTTCTATCGGAACGTTTAGATGATTGGTCAAATAATTCAATTGATCCTTGGTATATTGCAGAAAGCGCATTCCAAAGTACTACTAGTCCAGATAAACAAATATGTTTTCTAGGTCTTTGTTCAAGAATTATAAATAATAAATAGTTATGAAAAACAAATTATCAACTAAAGCATTTGAACCAAAATATAAACTTAACATACAATCTGCTACAAGTCATTCTGCCAGAAGGCTTTTTGATCCAAAATATAGATATGTTATAGATTATGATATTAAATTATCAAATGGTAAAAATCTTCAAAGAGATTTTGTGTGGACAATTGAACAAAAACGTTCACTAATTGTTTCATTAATGAAAGAACTTCAAATTCCAAACTTTGCAATAGTTGTGTACCAAGATGACTCATTATCACATAAAGATAGAGTTACAACTTATAAAATTATTGATGGTAAGCAACGTTTAAAAACTATTGAAGAATTTTATAAAGGAGAATTTGGATTATTAGTCGATGGGGTAGAATATTTTTATAATGACTTAGATGATATGGCTCAATATAGAGTTATTGATTATTCATTATTATTTAATGTTGTTTATGAATATCCTGATACTAAATTATCAGATGACCAACTTATATCTTGGTTTGAATTAGTTAACTTTGCTGGAACATCACAAGATTTAGATCACCTTGAAAAATTAAAAGATAAATAAAAATGGAAAAACAAACACAACCGTTAGATATTAGAAAAACAACCGAGATATTAACTCCATCAGGTGGAAAAATTTGGCATCAAGGTGTACTATTACGTAAAGCATCCCGTTTTTTGACAGGGGGAGATCGTGATGCTATAATTCCTATCGATATTTTCTATTGTCCTGAAACTGGTAAGATCTGCAAAGAGGGTTTACCTACGGAATTAATAGGAATGTTAGGAGATGAAGAATAAATTAACTAAAGAAGAACGAGCCGAGGAAATAAGATCTAGATTCGAACCCTTATATGATAATATATGGGGATTAGAATATGAACAGGTTGAAAAATTAAAAACTTTAAGTGCTATTGAATTAGCTAAAGAGGCTCTATATATTTCATCCAACGGTTATAGTGCTGAATGGCATAATCGATATTCATATTGGAATAGTATATTATCAATATTAGAAAGTAAATTAGTATGAGTCCTGGAGATTGGATTAATCATTTTACTGTTCTTAAAACTCCTTGGAATTCATTTTCCAAGGATGAACAGAAAACATACCTCCCTTTTATAACCAATCTATGGCTAAGTATGGATCCAACTTTGATTGAAATAGTTAATGAGGTACAGAAGCAGCAGGTACCTAATCGCGACCATTATAATTTCTTTTTAACTAACTTACCAAAAAAGAAACGTTGGTTTCAATGGATTAAAGCGAAGAAAAAAGAGTATAGCAAGGACGTCATAGATAAATTGGCTGCGTATTATTCAATTAGTTCCCGCGAGGTTTTAGACGGTTTATGTGTGTTGGATGAACCAAAAATTATTAAAATATTACAACAAACGGGTTTATCCGAAAAAGAAATAACTAAATTACTAAAATAATGGGTGATTCTAGAAAAAAATATGAAGAATTAAATGATATTAACATTGAAGTTAGTGATCGTTCGGGAATAGGTTTCTTTCATCAAACTACTACACAAGATAACTTCGAAGAAGACATATTAGATGAATATTTTGTAAAAAGTGATGAAACTTTAATGGGGGATTTAGTTGAAGAATTCCGAAATTGGAACTATCAATGGGAATCATGGAGACCAGATGGAATTTATCCTAAACCTATAGACGCAGACCAATTTGCTAAAGAATTATCTAAAAAATATAAAATTTCTGAAAAATGTTAGAAATAGACGATTTATTAGAAGAAAAAGTAATGGGGATTTATTTCCGAATGAATTACTTTGGAATGGGAGAAAATGGACCGGAAGATTATCAATTTCTTCAAGAAAACGAAATTAAATTAATTATTACAAGAGAAACTTGGCATAATGGATATGAATCTGATAGCCATAAATTATATAAAAATGGAATGTCTATTAATACTCCATTCACTCTAAAATCAATGAATGTTGGTAGATCAAGTAGTACACTTGAATTAGTTGAACGACCTGGAGTTGATTTTAATTCAGTAAATTTTAAATTTTTAAAACTATAAAGGAGATACGAAAAAAGGTTAATAGTAGTGTTAACAAACCAGTAACCTCGAAATACCCATTAAGATCGTCTGTTAGGTTAACTTAAATCTCCAAATAAAATATGGCTAAAACTCAAAAAATTCCTGATATAATTAAACAGGTAAAAGCGTATAAACCACCTCCAATAGATTGGTCTTGCCAAAGTATAATAAGTCATTCACAAATGACTATATTCGGACAATGTTCGTATAGATGGGGTCTTCGTTATCGTGATAAAATCAAAATTCCTGATCCATCCATTAATTTAATATTTGGGGTTGCGTGTCATGAGTTAATTCAATCATATCTTACTATATATTACGAACAAAGTAAAGCTGCTGCAGATCGTCTAGATCTTATAATGACTTTCCGTCAAAAACTTAAATCGTTGTATTTAGATGAATATGAAAAAAACGGCAAGAAACATTTCTCAACTCCTGAAGAATTGGATGAATTTTGTGAAGATGGTATTGCTATTTTAAAATATTTTAAAAATAAAGTAGGTGGTTACTTCTCTAAAAAAGGATGGCATCTAGTTGGATGTGAAGTACCTATATCTCATAATATATTACCGAATGTATTTTATAATGGTTTCTTAGATTTAGTTTTATATCATGAACCAACCAATACTATTGAAATAATAGATTTAAAAACATCAACTAAAGCTTGGTATGATAAGGCTAAAAAAGATGAAGGTAAACTAGCTCAATTATTATTATATAAAAAATTATTCTCTGAACAATTCAACTTTCCTATAGAAAATATTGAGGTTAAGTTTTTAATATTAAAACGTAAAATTAAGGAAGATAGTGATTTTCCTGAAAAACGATTCCAATCATTTATTCCTGCTTCGGGTAAAGGTAAAATAGTTAAAGCATATTCTATGTTAGAAAACTTTGCTAATTCAACTTTTGATGAACATGGTGTAATAAGACAAACTAAATTTAAAAAAGAAATATCACAATTTAATTGTGGGTTCTGTCCATATAAAGATTTAGACCAACATTGTAATCGAGGTACTCCATTTAAAAAACAACCTTCCCCATTCGAAATCTTTTAGTTATATATTTATATACGTAAAATAAAAAACGTATAAATATGAAGCCTAAAATTTTAACTAGCGTTAAGGTAAATCCTGATACTTTTGATCAATTCAAAATTAAATGTGTGTCATCCAAATTTTCACTACAAAAATTAGTAGATAGATCTATATTTCTCTATTTAAATGATGATGAATTTAGAAAAAAATTACACAACACTAATGATTTAGAATTTTAAAAATAAATTTGGATTAGTAAAATAAAGGTTATATATTCATGATATGAAAACGTGTAAAAAATGTAATGAACCTAAATCATTAGATAATTATTCTAATGATAAAAGTAAGAAGGATGGTTTAAATTCTCGCTGTAGGTCCTGTTGTAGTAAAGCTTTTAGTAATTATTTATCTAAACCTGAGAATAAAGAAAGAGTTCGAAATAATGTTAAAGAACATCAATTATTAAATCCTGAATATTATAAACAAAAGGATAAAGAAAATTACGAAAATAATAAAGATTTATGGAAGGTTAAAAATAAAATATATAAATCTGAAAATAGAAATAAAATTAATCAATCATTAAGGATTAAATATCAAGAAGATACTATATATAGAACTAAAAGACTAATTATTTCTTTAATATCCTCGAGTTTTAGAAATAATGGATTTACAAAAAATCCTAGAAGTTATCAAATATTAGGTTGTACCTTTGAAGAATTTAAACAATATCTTGAATCGAAATTCGAACCTTGGATGACTTGGGAAAACCAAGGATTATACAATGGTGAATTAAACTATGGTTGGGATATAGACCATATAATCCCAATATCAAGTGCCAAAACAGAAGAGGATATAATCCGGTTAAATCATTATACTAATTTTCAACCACTATGCTCATATACAAATCGTTATATAAAAATTAATAAAATAAATTATGAAAGAAGGTTACATACCTAAAAACCAAAGAAAAACTATATTATTTATTGCAGATGATCCTTTTTTATTTTCGGGAATCGCAACTATGGCTAGAGAAATCATAGTAGGAACTTCCCATAAATACAACTATATTAACATCGCCGCAGGAATAGATCACCCAAACGCGGGACAAAGAATCGACGTTTCTGAACAGATTAACAAAATGTCTGGTAATGAGGACTCTTCAGTTATTCTATATCCTTTTAACGGTTATGGTGACGTAAATTTAATGAGACATATATTAAAAAATGATAAACCTGATGGTGTATTAATTTTTACTGACCCTCGTTTTTACCAATGGTTATTTAGTATAGAAAATGAAATTCGTAAACAATGTCCTATAATGTATTATTCTATTTGGGATGAATTACCTACTCCATTATGGAATAAAGCAGCCTATGATAGTTGTGATTCATTGTTTGGTATTTCAAAACAAACTGATAATATCCATAAAATGGTATTAGGAGATTTAGCTAAAAATAAAACACTTAGATATATCCCTCATGGAATTAATGAAAATAAGTTTTATCCAATAGAAGATTTAGAACTAATTAACAAAACAAAAACCGAATACTTCAATGGTAATGTCCCACAATTTGTTGCATTATTTAATTCAAGAAATATTCGAAGAAAATGCCCATCAGATCTTATGGCTGCTTGGAAATTATTCCAAGATAAATTAACTCCTGATCAACAACGTAACACAGCATTATTACTTCATACTGATGTTGTTGATAATAATGGTACAGATTTAGGAGCAGTAAGAGAAATGTTGTTTGGTAAAAAATCTAACGTATATTTTACTCATAAAAAGTTAGACGATGCGGGTATGAATCAACTATATAATATAGCTGATGTAACTGTTTTGCCTTCATCAAATGAGGGGTGGGGATTGAGTTTAACAGAATCTATGATGGCTGGCAAAATGATTATAGCTAACGTTACTGGTGGAATGCAAGATCAAATGAGATTTGTTGGACAAAATGGAAAATGGATTGAATTTGATAGTAAATTTCAATCAAACCATTTCGGAAGATATAAAAAACATGGAGAGTGGGCAGTACCTGTATTCCCTTCAAACTTATCATTAGTAGGTTCACCAGCAACACCATATATTTGGGATACTCATTTAGATTTCCGTGATTTAACTAAAGCTATTGAAGAAGTATACAGCCTTCATCCAGAAGAACGCAAATTCAAAGGATTAAAAGGTAGAGAATGGGCCAAATCAGATGAATCTATGATGTCCGCAAAAAATATGTGTAAGAATATGATTGAAGGTATTGATGAAACATTGAAAGTATGGAAACCACGCAAATCATTTGAGTTAATCAAATTTGAAGGAATTAAAGAAAATAAGATTAATCACCCATTAGTATATTAAAAATGAATAAACCAAAATTAGTATTATACTCTAGTATTGATGTATATGGAGGATATCCCGCTTGTGGGCGTGGTATAGCAAAGTCATTAATAGAGTTATATAAAGATAAATTCGATATAAAAATTATATCATGTGGGTGGGGTAATTTACCCTCAGGTTTCATTAAAGATAACTTAGAAGATTGGGGATTTTTAAGTGAATATATCTTATCTGAAAACCTAACATATAAACCTGATATCATGATTTGGCATACAATACCAACCGAATTCCAAGCTATTGGCGGTTATAATATTGGATGGACTGCTGGAATAGAAACGGACGTTTGCGCACCACAATGGATTGAAGGAATTAATAAGATGGATTTAAATATTGTTCCGTCTAAACATTCTAAAGATACATTCATGAATTCTCAATTTGAGAAAAAGGATAATAATACTCAACAATCACTAGGTATAATTAAAGTAGAAAAACCTATAGAAATCATTGGAGAGGGATTTATTGAAGAAATATATAAATATTTACCATTTTTAGATGGTGAAAGCGAAATTAAAAAAGAATTAGATTTAATTAAAGAAGATTTCTGTTTCTTAAATGTAGGAACTTGGTTAAATGGTAATTTTTCTGAAGATAGGAAGAATATAACAGGATTAGTTAAAGTATTTTTCGAGACATTTAAAAACAAGAAAAATAAACCGGCTCTTATTCTGAAAACTTCAATAGGTTCGTGTTCTATTCCTCATAGAGAAGAAATATTGAAAAGAATAGAAAATATTCGCAAAACAGTAAACTCTACTAATTTACCTAATATTTACTTATTTCATGGAGAAATTACAGACCAAGAAATGAATGAATTATATAATCATTCTAAGGTAAAAGCAATGATTTCTACTACAAAAGGTGAAGGTTGGGGTAAACCACTCCTAGAATTTACTCAATCCAAAAAGCCATTAATTGTGTCAGGTTGGGGAGGACAATTAGATTTTTGCCATTCAAAATTTACAACTCTATTACCAGGAACACTTACACCAATCCACCCATCAGCTCAAGTTAAAGATATGTTAATTGAAGGTTCGAAATGGTATAGTGTGGATTTAGGTCATGCTGGTGCAATAATGAGAGACTACCATGAAGAATATTCTAAATATAAAGACAATGGTAAACGATTAAGTTATTATTGTAAAGAAAATTTTAGCTTTTCGAAAATTAAAGAAAAAATACAAGAAGTATTGGACGCTAATATTATACTTCCATACTCACTTAAACTTCCACAACTTAAATTAGTTAAATAAATGATAGAAAAAGATTATATTGGGACTTGTCCCTTAAGCGGATTACCTGAAAGTTGTTATATTACACCAATTAATGAACATTACAATTCATATAAATCGTTAATAACTGGATTTGAGACAACAGATCTTATGAAGGAATCTGAAGGTTTCGATATCGAAAAATATGAGGAAACACTACCAGAACTTTATCGAGATATTGTAATTGTGGATGAAGAAGGAAGATGTTGGTACCCACAAGTAGTAAATGTAGAAGGTAAAGGCATTGTGTTCATTTTAGGAACTTGCGCTGCAGATTGGGAATGGGCTTCAATGCAATCCATACCTGTTTCAGAAGAAGAAAAAGAAAGATTCAAACATCCAAAAACAGGTGAATATATCAAATTTAAAAATGATAATACCACTCTACAAAAATTCAATCAAAACGGATTTATAGATGCTCTCTCCTCAGTGGGTTTATTAGAATAAAAGATTCCCGAAAGGGAATTTTTTTACTAATAAGATATTCGTATATTTACGAAATAAATTAAGTATTATGACTAGATTATCTCGTAAAAATAGAACAGACATTGTTTATAAAGGTCATGGTGGTATTACGGATGCCTTTGATGATGTGATGAAGTTTACTTGGAGAATATCCGATGAAGAGTATGATTATATTTGTGAGTATGCTAGTTTTGAAGCATTAGATTATTTCGTTGGTGATTTAAATACTTTCACAGAAAAACGCCAAGCTTTAATTATATTAAATAAACTATTAAATGATATGCGTTAAATGATCTATACTAAACAAGAATTAGAAGAAGCTATATTAGATATAGGTGATTTTACTGGTAGAAGAAAAGCATATGAACTACTATTCAAAACTGATATAAGATTACCTGAATTTTTACGAATCGTAGTTTTAGATATGTTTAATAAAAGATTTGATTATAGAAGCTGTGAAATGGATTTATATAGAGCTTATCAAATTATATTTGAATACTCACAAGAATTAAGTAAAAATGGATCTGTTGAATTTAAAAAATAATTATGTATAAAGAAATAACAAGAAAAGTAGTATCATATTGTGAAATCCCAGAAGAGATAACAGAAGCTAATTATTCTGTGAACGAAGCATCATGTGATAGTTATATTGAATATGAAGTAACATCAAGAGATCAACAAGATGAATTTGATGATGACTTTGATATGACCAATTGGATAATAGACACATATCCCGAATTAGAAGGTGAAACAATATTCATTCATATAGATTATTAATTATGAAAAAAGTCGTATTAATATTAAGTTTTATATTGTTGATTTCATGTACTGAAAGGAAAATTATTCCTATCGAACAATATAGAGGTAAGGGAATTATATTATTAGAGAATCCAGATTCCGATACAGGAAGTGAGTTTTTATGGGTGAAAAATAAAGATAGTACATTTTATATTAAAGTACCTACATTTGATGTCAAAGATTTAAAACAAGGAGATACATTATGAGAATAACATACGCCATAACTGTTGCTAATGAAATAGTTGAATTTAAAAAATTGTATGAAACTCTACGTATTAATAAACGTGACGAAGATAATATAATCGTTTTAGTAGATACTAATAAATGTCCTAAATATAGTGAATTCTTTGAATTTCTGACAGATCTCCATAAAGCTCGACATATCAAACTGATAGACGATAAGTTTGGAGGGAATTTTGGAGAATGGAAAAATAAATTAAGAAGTCATCCATTGTGTAAAGACTATTTATTTTTCTTAGATGCAGATGAAATACCAAATCCAATTTTAATTGAAAACCTTCCATTAATAATTGAATTAAATCCGGAAGTCGATGTAATTGGAGTTCCTAGAGCTAATTTTGTAACAGGAATAACACCTGAATATGTAAAACAAATGGGGTGGCGTCAAGATATTAAAGAGCGTATAAATTATCCTGATTTCCAGTATCGTATCATGATAAATCGCCCCGGAATAGAGTGGGGAGGACAAGTACATGAAACTATAATAAATTATAAAGTAAGAACAGAATTACCTATTGGAGGTGAATATGATTTACTACACATTAAGAGCTTCGAAAAACAACAAAAACAGAATGAAAGTTATTTAACTGGAAATTATAATAAATAAATTATGGAATCTATAAAAAAATACAACGAACCTATATATGGTAATTACATACATCCCACAGCAATAATTGGGGATTATGTCGAAATTGGTAAATATAATTATATAGGACCTTATTGTATTATTAGAGATAATACTATTATAGGAGATGGTAATAGATTTGAATCACATTGTATAGTAAATTCTCTACCAGAACATAAATCATATTTCATTAGTGGTACATCATTTGGAACCGTAATTGGTAATAATAATACTATTAGAGAATTCACTACAATAAATGCTGGTACAGAACAAGATACTGTAATAGGAAATGATAATATTATGTTACGAGGTAGCCATTGTGGGCATGACGTAATTATAGAAAACAACGTAACTATAAGTTGCAACGTTTTGTTAGGTGGACATTCTCATGTTATGGAAGGAGCTAATATGGCATTAGGTTCAATCTGCCATCAATACTCAGTAATAGGTTCTTATGCTATGATCGGAATGGGGGGTATTGTTACAAAATCAACCAAAGTAGAACCAGGATGTATATATGTGGGTAACCCAATAAAATTCTTGAAAGAAAATAAAATTGGATTACAACGTGCGGGAATTACTGATATAAAATTACAAGACCATTATGGAAGGTATAAAATACTAATAAATTATGAAGATATTAATTAGTTTCCAAAACATGAATGGTCTCGGTGGTAGTGAACTCTATCACCACGAACTAATAATAGGATTAACTGAATACAAAGATCTTGATATTACTGTAGCTACAGCCACAGAACCTAATTTAGATTACCATTTATGGAAAGATGTAATAAAGTTGGGAGTAAAAGTAAAATTAATGGATGAAGTTTGTCATATTAGAGAAAATTTCGATTTAATTATTGTTTCGCAACCTTGGCCAACATCTGCAGTATGTCATTATTATCCAAATATACCAAAGATATCTATAATCCATTCCGCACTAAGAAGTGAAGAGGCTATTAAACATCCATCAATAAAACATTACATATCAGTACAGCCTGATATATATCGTTGCCTTAAAAATCAATATAGAATAAAAACAAAGGATATATCAATGATATATAACCCTATTGATGAAACTAGATTTAATAAGGATGCGGATTTAGATTTTGATAAAATAATTTATTACAACCCAACAGGAACATTAATTGGTGAAATTAATGATTCATTACGTAGACCAATGATTGAACATGTTGTGTCAGAATGTATTCAAAACGGTACCGAACTCGTCATAGTATCAAATAGTAAACACGATTTTAACAACAAACTAATAACAGTCGTAGATCCGTGTTATGATACAGAAAAATACGTTAAACACGCTGATTTTACAGTAGGTATTGGTGGGCGTACTACGATAGAAGGTTGGATGTGTGGTATACCAAGTTACATTTATAAAGTAGATCCTCAAGGTAGGATACTAGACATTGCGTTAAAATATCCACCAAAAATGGATAGATTTAAACGAAGTATAGTATGTAAACAACATTACGAATTATATAATAAAGTATTAACATTATGAGTTGGAATGATCCTTGTAGTAGATGTGGTGAAAGAAGATGTGAGTGTGAATGTAGTAAAATTGAATATAAAAATTTGACTGAAGGTAGTACAAAAACAAATATAAAAAATTTTTGTACTATTCCTAGAAAAAAGGCACTCCCACCTCCTCCCGCTGTTCCTAAAAATAGAAAATCCAAAATTTGGTCTTAATTATGCAAGATAAAGTATATAATTTTGCACTAGAGATGCAAAAAGAATTAATTGACAATTCTCATAAAGGGGATTGGGAAGACTTTATCGATCCTAGAGAAATATTGAAAGAATTAAAATATCATGAAGATAAATTAGTTAATGCTATGTACGATAATGAATATAAATTAATTAAAGAACATATAGCGGATTGCGCTAATTTATTATTAATGTTAGGAAATAGTTATAAATTATATGAGGAATAATATAAGCACACTAGTCGGACTTAAAAATAACTTAGAATACTCACAACATTTCTATAATACGTTTAGACAAATCTATCCAACTCAAGAGTTGGTTTTTGTTTCTTATGGAAGTACTGATGGAACTAATTCTTGGTTATTTAATCTAAATGACCCTAATACTATTACATTTTTTGAGGAGGAAGGGAAAACATTCTCGGACACATATAATAAAGCAATAGAAATTGCTACTAAAGATTTCGTAGTATTTGCTCATAATGATATGGTTGTTGCTCCTAATTTTTTAGAAAATTTAGAAAAATACACTCATAAAGACAGAGTAATAAGTTATACTACAATAGAACCACCAATATTCGTAGACCACGAAAGACCAGGTAAAATTATAGAAGATTTTGGTACAGATATAGAGACATTTAGTCAAGATTTCTATACTTTCGCTAGTCAAGAAAGAATTAAATACCAAAACGGTACTAGTGATGGAGTTTCATTTTTTATGTGTCTTTCTCGTCAAATCTTGTTGGATATTGGAGGATTTGATAATATATTCAATCCGTATTTTTCGGAAGATGATGATTTAATTAAACGTCTTAAATTAAAAGGATTAACTTGTTTTACATCATTAGATTCAATTGTTTATCATTTTGTATCTAAAACTAGTAGATTTAGTGAAGAAGCTAAAACAAAAACTCAACAAATTGAACGTAATTCAAATAGAACTTATTTGAGAAAATGGGGTTCAATGAATTCACAAAACAAATTTGATATTGGGTTTATTGTTGAAAATTGTACAGAACAATTATTAGAAGTATTAGAACCATGGTGTCTTGGGATATATACTAACATAGATACAACTAGTTATTATGAAAAAGAACAACCAACAACAATATTTCCCATAAAATATAAATTAAAACATATTGATGATGAAGTAAGTGAAGATATTGTAATTAAATTCGATGGTTTGCGTTTGGATAATAATAATTTCGAAATTATTAAGAATCTCCAAAACATCCTAAATAACGTTAATAAAGGTGAAGAATATGAAATCGATATTTTTAAAATAAAAGTTAATAATATTAATAATAGTATTAATGATTTAATTAAAGTAAGTTAATGTTTCCATTCTCCTTATATATTTATATCAAACGGTACTCGTCCTACCAATAAAGAAATTATATAGGAGATTTTAAGGATTCACTACGGACGAGGTAGTTTTCTTTAATTTCTCCTTTTTATTTGATATGAAGAAATGTAGTAAGTGTGGTGAGTTAAAAGAATTTAGTGATTTTTGTATTAATCGAGCCAAAAAGGACGGATTTAATTTTCAATGCAGAAATTGTAAAAAGAAACATAATGATAGTAAAAAGGATATTACTAAAATATATAATAATGAATATTATAATATAAATAGGGATTATTTTAAAAAAACTAATATAAAATGGAATAAACTTAATCCGGGACATCATAATGATTATCAAAAAAATAAAAGGGAAAATGATCATTTATATAAATTAAAACAAAATATGAGATCATCAATACTTAGTAGTTTCAAAAATTATTTAAATGGATCTTGTATTAAATCAAAATGTACTGAAGATATATTATGTTGTTCATTTGAAGAATTTAAATTACATTTAGAATCTAAATTCGAATCTTGGATGACTTGGAATAATAGAGGTTATCCTAAAGATGGGATATTCGAATTTAATAAAACTTGGGATATAGATCATATAATTCCCTTAAGTTCTATAAATACAGAAGAAGATATTTATAAATTGAACCATTTCTCTAACCTACAACCTTTGTGTAGTAAAGTAAATAGAGAAATAAAAAGAAATAGATTAGACTATTATAATTAATATTTATACAAAAATAATAATATGGCGCATATAAACACATCATTAAGACAATTAATGTTAGAAGAAGATGGAGGAGATTTACAATATAAAGTCAACCTAAATGGAGAAACATTCCAAGTCAATTTAGATGTTGATAAAAATGGAATTAATCTTGAATTAGTTCCTGTCAATCCAGAAGGAAATATGATTTATAATCTATCTGATGAAGAAATTAAAACACTTCAAAACAGTCTTATGACTTCATTAGGACCTAAATTCGCAAAGTATAAACTTGAACTTAATGCAGAAGAAGGTAAAGAAGGTAATACTTCTGTAAAAATGAATATTCCTGTGGGAAGTATTTTCCCGTTTATTAAAGCAATCTTAAGTCGTTAAAATATGGCAAACATCCCCACAGTTACCTTTGCAAGTGAGAATCTTGACGTAATAGTGAAGGGATTAGCGATGGATTCTGTTCAACAAGTTATTTATGATAAACTTTTACCAAATATAGAAGTAGCTGTAAATAAAAACAAGAAAGAATGTGTTTTTTGTTATGTGCAGGAATACCAAGTTATAATCCCTCAAAAAACATATAAAGTTACATTAGAAACATTGGAAAAATACTACTTGTTGAAAGAAGATTATCCAAGATGTTCAACTATTAGAGATTTATTAATTAAATTAGAAAGTAATGATTGATAAACAAGACATTCAATATGGTTTTACAAGCCTATTAGGTGGTGAAACCATCGTGCGAAGACAAAAACGTAACGCAAAAAATCAAAAGAAGATTCAATTCATATCTATTATTAAAAAATATGATGAAGCACTTCTTAAATCAATAATGCTTCAATCACAATTTAATATAGATTTATCTTCATATGAAGACCCCTTCTACTCTATAATAGATGAAATACTACTACTAAGTTATGGACCCGATATATATCAGTTAATTGCATTCTTTTTTTATGAAAGATTAGATGAATCTGGTAATGAACAATTCTTAACCAACGATAATGGAGATGAAATTTATATCAGAACTCCAGATGATTTATATAACGTTATTCAGAAATTATACCCTGGTACATTTGATTAATTATAATTGTTTTTATTAATTCATTAGGTCTCTGAAAAGAGACCTTTTTCTGTTAGGGAATAAAAATATTATATATTATTTCGTATATTTACGATATATAAAGTAATAAAATGATTAGTTATGGAAAATGAGTTTATACCTTACGAACAAGCATTAGCACTTAAAGAATTAGGGTTTGATGAACCTTGTTTCGGAGCAACTTTCACTTACAATAGTAAAATAAACGATTATATTACGTTTTGTGGACAATCAAGTTATAGTGGTTATAAAAACTCTGAAGGTGAAGAAGTTAGAAAATTTTTAAAAGATGAATATTATATTTCAAAACCAACTTTCTCACAAGTATTTAGATGGTTTAGAGAGAAGTATGATTTAGTTATAGAACCTTGTGTACCTTTTCAAAGACTCTATTCAACAGAAGAAGACCATTTTGAAATACTTGAATTTGGTTACAGAATTTATTCTTTTGACCAGTATAGAGGAGGTTTAAGAGATAAAATTGAATGGGATGGGTATGATAATTCTAATGAAGAAGAAGCAGAACTTGAATGCTTAAAGAAATTAATTGAAATTGTAAAACAAAAACAGTTATGAAAAAATTAATCCTATTACTATTACTATGTAATAGTTTATTCGCACAGAAACAAAGTTTTATACATTTTTCGGACAAAGAATATTTTACTATAAGTACCCATATTGATCCCTTTGCATCATATAAAGAAGGTGGATTAGATATAGTGGGAGAGATTGAATATGTAGGATATGTTTATGCTAAAATGGGATTTGAAAGTTTTGGAGCATTAACTGGAGGATATTTCGATATTCATGGTGCTATTGGATTGAATACTACTTTAGGATTATTTGAAAAACTAGAATATATGCTGGAGCTCGAATGGCTAAAGTAGATCGTGATGGTGCTTTTAGAATAAACTATGGTTTAGAGGCTGGTATCCAACAAAGGTTAGGTGAACATTATTTTATAGGTTTAAGAACAACATTAGATAAAAGATATGACCAAGAAATATTTAGATGGAAACCCGAAGATAAATTGAGTGGGTTCATAACATTTGGACATAGATGGGATTATATAAAAAGGAGATAAATATGGGAAATTACGATAAACACTACGGTTCCAATTATACTATGGATAATATACCTAAAACATCTGACTATGATGAATTAGTATATATTATTAATTATAGTTTAGAATACGGATTATACCAAACATTGGAAGGTAAATATTGTGGAGATAAAGCGAATATATTATTAACTAAATGGGGTTATTTAGAACCTAATTACGAAATATACTAGTTATGGAAGAATATATAGTAATAACAAAAGGAGGTTGGGGAACATATCCAGAAAATATTGGTCGTGTTTGTGAAGTTATAAGTTGGAGAGGAGATAGAGCTATAATTTCTTCCAAAGGATTACATAATGAAGGAATAAGTGACGAGTTTAGTTTACATCAAAATTCATTTAGGTGGGCTTTACCAGAAGAAATACCAAATTATGAACCTAATTACGAAATTTATTAAATAAAAATTATGTTTAAAAAAGACGATTATATAGTTACATTGAAATTAAAAGATGAATTTGATGGTTATAATTGTGCTAGGACAAACTATTGTTTTAAACAAAGAATAGATAATTATGGTATATACCCAGTAATTGATATGTCTGGAACTAATACGAATGGACATGAAGTCATGTCTTTTGATAAATCCAAATTTTTAAAAGATTGGCGTTACGCAACTCCTCAAGAAATTGCTAAATACGATGAATTAGGTAAACCTTTCGATGTAACTAAACAGAATTACGAACCAAATTATGAAATCTATTAGTAAGAGTAGTAATAAAGGTCGCCCAGTTGAGAATATAACACCAATACTTAAATACACTCAGCATTTCCAAGACAAAGACGGAACAAGATATAAATGGGAATGGGATTTAAATATATCTAAACATACTCCATTAAGCGTAGAAATAGATGATCCTCAATATGCTTTCTCAGAAAAGTTATTAAAAGAATTAGATACTTTAAATAAAAAATATATTACGAAAGGAAGTGAACGTAAAAAACGTGTAACGAAGGAAGATAAGCAAAGAATTGAACAAATTGAATTAGATCTAACTGAATATCACAATGGTCGTTTTCCAGAAGATGCTACAACAACAAAAATATTAAAGAATGGGAAAGTTAAAACTATTAAAGTTTCGAGACTATGATGATATGTTCGACTTTTATGAAGAAAGTGAAGAAGAAGTCCATTTATATACTTTAGATAAATTAGAGAAATCATGGAAATCTAAACAAGAAGTCCAAACTGTAGACATATATAGGATAGAAATTACAGAATCAGATGATGATGTTGAATTTTTATCTATATATGAAAAGGAGTGGGGAGATGCTTTCATGGAGATGAAGAATTACTTTGTTAAAAACCAGAAATACGAAATAGCTGCTAGAGTACGCAATTTCGAAAAGATAGTATTTTCTATTAAAGATGAAGAATAGTTTGATTTTCAAATAAAATTTCGTATATTTACAATATAAATAATAAAGTTATGGAAAAGTGGTGTATAAAAAGAACATATGAAAATGGTGATGTAGTAAACGAATTTATGAATAAATTAGATCCTAATAATAGTATTTATTCATCCTACAGTGGATACTGTTATAGTGAGAATATTTTAAAACCTGGATATAAAAATATAGGACATGGATTTAGTAATACTAATTCTATAAGTAGAAATAGAGAGGATTTTGATCATTCTGACTATAGAGAATTAACATTTGATGAATTCAAAGAATTGGTTCTAGGAAAAGAAATTAACCCAACTTACGAAATATACTAATTATGGAAATGTGGTGTATTAAACCTGGAAATAAAGAAGAAGCATTTATTATTAGTAAGTGGTTTGATGAAAATTGGGGTAATGTATGTAATAACAAAATGTACCAAACTGACCCCGCGATATCATATTATTATATTTATGGAATTAAACCTGGGGATGTATATTATACAAGACCTAAAGGAAACGTTTTAACATTCCAAGAATTCCAAACAGAAATATTAAAACAAAACGTAGAACCTAATTACGAAATTTATTAACAATTAAATATAAACAAAGATTATGGCAAAATTATCCAAATATGAATTGGATGCGGTAGTAGAAACTATCGTTGATCAAATTAAAGAGAGTAAAAAAGATTCTCCTGAACAAAAAGAATATCAAGAATTATGTCTTCTAAAAAAAGAAGTAAATAAAGAGATTGAACAAAAAGGGAAGCATTCGAACTTTCATTAGAAGAAGAATATAAATTGGTCCACCCAAAATTAACTTTAAGTCAACACTATAACGGCAGGACTTATGTAGATGATGTGGATAAACCCCAACATGTTATTGATGTTAAAACTATCGAAAGAGAACTTATCGTTTCCAATATTAAAGGAAACGTAGATAATACAATTAGAGCAATCGTAGAAAAATACACAAAATAATTTAAAACTAAATAAAAATGAACAAGTATTTCCAAGTAAATGTCCAAGTAAAATCTGAAGACGAAAAGGGTAAGTTAAAAAAACAAAATGAACAATATATTGTTTCCGCAATTAGTTGTTTAGATGCCGAAACCATTACAGTTAAAAAATTTGTTGATGAAGGAACAAACCTAGATTTTAAGGTTGTAAGTATTAAAGAAACAAAAATTCTTGAAGTCCTTTAGGATTTTAAGAATGGAATTCGTATATTTACAAAATAAATTAATAAAAAACAATTAAGATTATGAAAACTTGTATTCGTTCTCAAAAGATGCTTGGCATGTAAAGTTATATAAGTGGTTATATGACGTAGATCCTACCAAAAAGTATAAAAATATGTGTCCTTATTTTTGGTCACTAATAATTACTTTTATACTTTTACCATTTATGGTAATTTTAAAATTATTTGGTAATTTATCATCAAAATATTATAAATGGAATTATCAACGTAAAGAAGACAAATACCAAAAACGTAAATCCAAATTTCTCGAATATTGTAATCGAGATTTAACACCAGAAGAAGCATACATATTATATAATTCTAATGAGTGGAGGATATACTCAGGATTTATATCTGATGATATATGGCATAAAATATATGATTTATGTAAACAACATAAACCAATATATAAGAAGAAACTAGATGTTGATTGGGATCTTGTACTTATAGGTGTTTTATTTACTTCATTATTAGGAGTTGTTGGTTTTCTTATATGGAGTATAGAATGGAGACCAATTGATTGGAAATTATTGGGTAAATTATTATTAGATGTTGGTAATATAGTTGTATTTGTTGTTGGTTTTTATCACATATGGAAATACTTATTTATCAATAGTATATTCTTTAACTTTCTTGACATTATTTGGAATTTCATTAAAAATGTTGCTAGTAAAATTTGGCACGGAATACAAATCGTATCTGATATGATTTATAATATTTATAAAAATAATTGCCCATTAATTGAGTGGAAAGAAGATGAAAAAATTTAAAGTTGGGGATAAAGTCAAAATACCTACTACTAAATCAGTAGGTACATCATTAGAACGTTGTTCATTAATAACGAATTCTATAAAATCCCAAAAATTTGCTTATATTGTTAGAATAGAGCAATATGAAATAGTATTGGGGAGTAGTATGAAAAGACCCCAAAGTGGATTTTTAGAATGTGATTTGGAATTTTATTTTGACGAACCTCAATACGAAATATACTAGTTATGAAATCAACAGACTTAATAGTTGGAGAATATTACAAAATTATGAAAGGTGACACCTTTTTAATAACCAAAAATGAAGGACCAGATAAGGATGGTCGTGGAGACATAGATTTGGAAAGAATTAAAGGTTCATGTATTAGTAATATGGATGGTAAATGGGAATATAGAAGCGCTACAACACCATATATAGGGGGTGAAAGAGCAGTACATTTAGTAACTTGGGAAGAAAGACAATGGTTGGACAATTGTATAGCTGCTAATAAATTTATTCCAAAAGATAGAATAAAACTAAAACCACAATACGAAATTTATTAATGAAACGTATAGAAATAGCTAAATTATTAGCTACTACCCCAAATGTAATGGCATCAAATGGAGAAATAGTACAATTCTTCCATTCAATTCAATTTGTTCCAGATGAAACTAATGAAGGTAATATATTGGAGGATTTCATGATATTTCGTGGTCAATTAGATAAAGATTTATTAGATATGAATGACTTTTCACTAGATAAGACATTTTTAGCTAATAAAGAATATACTACTTTAAAAATTCCTAAAAAAGTTCAAATTCAATTAGATAAAGATAGGGAAGAGTTAGAAGAGTATATAAGAAATTTTGAAATGGAATAGAATTACGCGTATAATATTCGTATATTTACAAAGTAAAATAATAAAGTTATGGATAAAGTTACATTATTAGAGAAAGTTAAAAAACAAGGGTTCTCTCATGAACAATTATTAGCTTGGGTTACGTGCTTACCAGGATCATGTACTACTAGAAAACCATCATTTAATAAAGTAGGAGATATTTACATGCATCCTATATTTAATCATCCCTATATTTTATTAGAAAAACATGAAGAATATTGGGTGTGTGGATTAATTACTAGTGAAAGTAAATGTCCTGAAATATTGGAAGAATGTAGATCCCGCTTTATTGATGGGTTTATAACTAAAACTCTATTCACAGCAAGTGAAATTCAAGGTAGTTTTATCAATAATTATGATAATTCAAGACATTTGAAAAAGGTAATTGAAAAATTAAGAAAAATATTATAAGTTATGAAAATAGGAGATAAAGTAAAAGTAACAGTGAGTGGTAAGGGTTTTGGTAAGGGTAGTATTGGTAAAGAATATACCATTCTTAAAATAGTACCTAACGGTTACTGTGGAGAAACTGGAGTATTATTAAAAGGATATAAGAATTCTGTTCAAGAAGGACGGGTTGGAATATCATGTCTAGAAGTTGTTAAAGCAAGTGAACCTCAATATGAAATATACTAGTTATGGGATATCCTAAAAATTAAGAGCATTAAAAGATTACCCAAATTCAGGTAGGGTAAAGAAAGGAGAAATAGGAGTTCATATAAAAGGGAGAGAAAATGTATACTCATTTCCTTCCCAAAATTCATATTCAGTAGAAATGGAAGCAATAGGTACGAAATATGAAGTAGTAATAGATGAACCAACATACGAAATTTACTAATTATGTATATCTTGAGCAAGTATAAAGATTACTATGACTACCTAACAGGTATTTATGGAGTTGATCCTAAACTAATATTAGATAGACGTGAAGGATATTCGGAACCAATAAATTATCAACATGAATTGGATAAAGAACATAAAGTAACTTTAGTTATTTGTGGTAGACGTATTGAGGGTTATCGATATCAAAATAAAATTTATTATGGTCAAGATCTAATCCAATTTAAAAATGCTGAAAATTCAAAATGGGATGGAATAAAATATGATTACATCACTATTAGGAAGTTGAATTGTATGAGGCATTATAATATCAAATTAGCTTTAGAACCTGTTCTAGGATTCGACATTATCAATAAACAATATGATTGTCCTATTCTAATCGAAAAAGGTTTAAATAATTATGAGAAATTCCCAAAATTAGAGGAATTAAACCTAGCTTCATTTATTCCTGCCGAACAATTATATCAATGGTTGAGTCAATGGTTAGCTCAACAAATTGATAATCAACAAAATATTAAATCTAATCTAACTGATGTAGAGAAATTGGAAAATAAAGGATTCTCGAAAGTAACATCATTTAGACCTAATATAAAAGTATAAGTTATGGAATTAATTAAAGGAAACATATACACAGCTATAGATGAAATTTCAACTGGAGTAAAATATATTTGGATGTGTGGTCTAGATGGTGAAAATACTGCTAGTTTTAGATTATATATAACTAAAAATGGTGGTGGGGATTTTAGGAGGAATTCTGGTAGCCATGGATGGAGACAAAATATAGAACCAACCTATGAAGAACGAACTTGGTTAGAAGATTGTATAAAAATAGGTAGGCTAGCACCTAAACCAGAATTATCAACTAATTATGAAATTTATTAGTTATGGACTATACTAAAGAACAATTAATCGGAAGAACTTTAAAACATGTTGGTTCTACTTATATTCTTTCATATAATGAAAATAGAAGTAGGTTCGATTTTAAAGACGCTAAAACACATAAAATTCATACCAATGACTCTTTTACCATTGATTGGGTAAATTCAAATATTAAATCCAAATCATTTAGATTAGAACCAATGCCAGAACCAACATACGAAATATTAATTATGAAATATACTAAAGAACAATTAATTGGATTGGAATTTACTCAAGGTACATCACATTATATAATATCAAGTAGTGATGATTTAGATGGTTTAAAATTTCATAAACCCTCAGATCCAAATTATTTTTATACAGGTTATACTGTTGAAAGAGTAAATAATATGATATGGAAAAATGATATAACTCTAGTTACTACTCCAAATCAAGAACCTCGATATGAAATATACTAAAGAACAACTATTAGGAGTTAAATTTTTAATAGGAACTAGTGAATATACTATATCTTCTGGAGGTAATGGAGATCATTTAATCTTTACATATAAAAGTGGATATAAATACAATGGATATAACACTAAATGGATTAACGACAGAGTTGGAAAAACGGTAACATTACTTACTCCAATAAATAATATAGAACCTAATCACGAAATATCAAATATGAAATATCAATTTAAAGAAGGGGATGGTGTAACTCACCTAACAGCAACAGTTGAAGAAAGAGAGAAAATATATAAGTTACTAAAAAAACATAAATATCCATCTCATTCAGAATATAGTTCAAATCCCCATTACCATTATCCGGGAGCTAATCAATTCCAAAATAACTTCCGTTTCAACGCAAAAGGTAAATGGGTAACTAGTAGTCGGAAACAAGTTACTAACCCAATGACATACAAACAATTCGAACAATTAATCCAAGGTGGTGAACCAACTTACGAAATTTATTAACAATTAAATATATAAGTTATGAAAGGTAAATATATAAAACTAACTAAGTTAGAAGATTTAAAATTTGATGGAAATCATCCAAACGGGATTAATGTTGGTAACACAGCTATTCAAGGAATATGTGTTGATGAACCAAAGGTTGGAGAACAACTATTTATGCAAGCAGGATTTGGTTATGGAACTTGTTGGACTTCCCCAGTAGTATCATTTGATGAAAAAACTATGATGTTAAACACTAAAAATTCAGTATATAAAGTTGAAATACATGAAGAATAGTGAAAAATTTTACTCCCTATTATTAATAATACTTAATGTATGGTTAATATATCATGGAGAATGGATATTTAGTTTATTCTTATTACTTATACCTTCTATATTTCTTTTAATGGAAATAGGATCATTTAATAGGAGAACAACTCAAATATGGAAACCATTATATATTTCATTTCTTGGAATAGTAATTGGAGTTATATTATTAGTACTTAAATTTAATAAATGGATAGATGGAAAGTAAATGGTGTATAAGAATCACAAAAGAAAATAAGCATATTTTACTTCCATATTGGAAAACTTTAGTTTCAAAAATAACTGTAAAAGATTTTCAATTTAAAGGATGGTTATTAGGATGGAACATATTTATGTTATTCTACTTCAAAACCTCATGTAGGTAAGAAAGAACTTACTTTAGAAGAATTTCAAAGAGATATATTAGGACAAAATATTGAATCTAATTATGAAATTTATTAAGGAATAGATTCACTTATAATTTATTCGTATATTTACAAAGTAAAATAATAAAGTTATGGAATTACATAAATATTGGTTTATAGAAAATAAATATCCTGAAGTTAGAGAATATTTAGCTGAAAAATATAAAGTAAAAGGTATTATAATTTGGAGACAAGAGTGTGTAGGGTTTGATGGGTGTTCATATCATAATGGATGTCATGGAGCTCCCCGTAATTCTTTTTATAACGATGCTAAAGAAATTACGATAGAACAATTTAGAGAGATGACCAATCAAGAACCTAGTTACGAAATTTATTAAATAAAAAGTTATGTTTAAAAAAGACGATTATATAGTTTGTCTAATTACTACTCAAGGAAGTCATTGTGTTAGAGAAAATTTTTGTTTTAAACAAAGACAAGACAGCCAATCAATAAGTCCATACGCCGATATAAAAGGAAGTAAAAAAAACGGTAATAATTCTTTACAATATAAAAATAAAAAGAATTGGCGTTACGCAACTCAATTCGAAATCAACGAATATGAAAGGTTAGGTATACCATTCGATGTAACTGAAATTAATAATCCTGAAACACCACAATATGAAATCTATTAAATTACCTACTTTATATAAACGAAGCAATTCAAAAAATAACATCAATCAATGGGATATAACCATCGATGGAGATAGTTATTATAGTACGAGTGGTTTTGTAGGGATGAAGCAATTCCAAAATGAACCAACTCGTTGTGTGGGTAAAAACATTGGTAAAAAGAATGAAACTACTCCTGAACAACAAGCTATATTCGAGGCAACACAGATGTGGCAAAAACGTAAGGATTTAGGTCATCACGAGAATATTGAAGATTGTGATAAGAAAACATTCTACGCTCCAATGTTAGCTACTGATTTTGATAAAATTAAAACAATATCATACCCAATTCTGAGTCAACCGAAACTGGATGGTATGAGGTGCATAATCAAATCAGACGGAATGTGGTCTAGAACAGGTAAAGAAGTATTATCTGCTCCCCATATATTCGATAGTATTAAACATATATTTGATAAATATCCTGATTTAATATTAGATGGAGAGTTATACACAAGTAATAAAGATGTAGATTTCAATACTATTATATCTTGTGTTCGTAAAACCAAACCAACCACAGAAGATTTAGAGATATCTAAACAATATATTAACTATTGGGTATACGATTTACCTAATTGGGATAACAATGATTATGGGTTCTATGATAGGATGTTAAAAACATTAGATATACTAGATGAAATACAATCAAAATTATTAGTTATAACACCTACATATTCTATTGGTTACGAAGAAGAAATCCACACAAAATTAGCCGAATATATCGCAGATGGTTTTGAAGGCCAAATACTCCGTGTTCCCAATTCTTTATATGAAAATAAGCGCAGTAAATCGCTGATTAAACATAAGACGTTTGTGGACGAAGAATTCAAGATCATAGGTTATGCAGAGGGATTGGGCAAGTTTGCAGGTAAACTCGCTACACTCAAAGTAGACGTGGATGGCGTTGCTGTAGACTGCACTATAAACGGAACCATGCAATATTTAGAAGAATTATTTGCTATTAAAGAAACATTGATAGGAAAACAAGCTACCGTTAAATATTTTGAATATACAGTTGATGGTTCATTAAGGTTCCCGAAAATTATTAACATAGATCGAAATAGTTATGAGTAAATTTAAAATTGGTGATGAAGTGATTTGCATCCCTGGTTTCGAATCAGAGTCAAATGGTAAAGGACCAAAATATGGTGGGGCGGGTTATAGTCCCGAGTACAAATTTATAGTACATAGAATTACTGATACTTCTAATCAGGGGAACGTTGCTTGGGAAAGTGGAAGACATGTTGGAGTATATGTTAAAGCTCTTAAATTAATATCAGATGAACCTAATTACGAAATTTACTAACCATGAGAGAAAGATACATCCAAATGAGAAGTACAGGCCAATTTGATTTAAATTGGTTCTATGAATATTATGTTCAAGAATTTCCAAATATTCCACAAACTTGGTTTAAAAATGGTCAAACCATTCAACGAGAATTAATTCCCGCAAACCAATTTATGAATCCATTCCAAATGATGTTTTCACTTCAATCTATTGAAGTATTAGACTACTTAGATAAAGTATATGAAGTAACTAAAGTTGAAGATAAAGAGGGAAAATTAATCTATATAAGTTAACATGAACGACGAAGAAAAATTACAGTACGCAAGGGATAATTATTCTATTGGTGATGAAATTAGTAGAAAAGGATTTGGATGTAATATTGATACTGTTACAATAAAACTATCTTCTATACGTAAAGAAAAATGATCCATATTTTTATGGGAATATTCATATATTCTTTGGTTCATGTCAAATATATTGTGGTGAGAGAAACGTTTGGGCAGTAGTTATATCTAGACAAAAAGTAGAACCTAAATACGAAATTTATTAGGATGTTAAAATAAAATTAGTACTATTTCAGGGAATTTTTATACATATAATATATTCGTATATTTACAAAATAAATTAATAATACAAATCAAATAGTTATGAAAAGATATTGGAACAGATTAAGAAATATTACAAATAATAAATTGAGAAAACCTGTATCAGAGTCTGATATCCAAGGTTATAGAATTATTATGAGTCATATAAATAACTCTAATTCAAAAGCGTTTTACGATTCAAAACTTAACGAATATATTGTTGGAAATAAAAAAACTCACTACGATTTAATAATATCATCTAATAAAGTGTTATTAGTAAACACTAAAGATATAGTGAGTCTTGAAGTTTGTGAAGATGTAAGAAATAGAGTTATCAAAAGAATAATAGATATTATTTCAGACGAAATGCAAGTTAGAAAAAGTACTATTCTTGATCGTAAATCCACTATTTTAGACAGAATATCAATTAATGTAAAAAAATAAAGTTATGTGTATGACTATTCGCCAGAATGAACTACCTAGAAATATTTTCCAAAAAATATTCGGTATTCAACCAGAAATAAAACCACTTATTGCTAAACGAGATATAGTTTGTTATAAATTATATCGAGTAAGTGATATTCCTGGTGTAGTTAAATCTCCATATCGACTTACGAAACATTTGGTTGGTAAACCACAACCAAAAGTCGAAATTACATATGAAGAGTGGTATTCAACTAAAAGACATATTATGTGTGGATATCATTCATCAATAAAACCAGATATATATAATCATTTTGGAGACCAACATACAACTGAATATGTTATTAAAAAATGTATTATTCCTAAAGGGTCTGCATATTATATTGGTAATCATAAAGGTGTTAGAGATGGATATGTTTCAAACCAATTAATCATATTATGAAAGGTAGTGGAGAAATAAGTCCATCAAGTTTTGGATATAAAATTGGGGATAGAATAATAACAACTAGTGGTGGAAAAACTTCGAATGGTTTTGGATTAAAATTAGGTTTATATTTTGCGAACGTAGGTGATAAAGGAATTATCACTGGAGTAAGTGGAGATAAAACCGAAATATTATATGATAATGGACAATATGGTTATCGTGATGAATATAGTAAAGAAGATTATTTCAATATAATAGAATATTTAAACAAAGAACCAACATACGAAATTTATTAGTTATGATTAAGTATAGATTTAGAACAAAGGAAGAATTTAGGGAAATTGGAAGATGGCATAGTGGTGGATATCCAATAGGTTGGAATGATGATAGAGAAATGAATAAATATCTAGGTCAACCTATCCCAGAAGAATTTAATTCCCGATGTGATGGTAATTATGATTTTCATTTTGATAGATGGTCTTTTAGAGAAAATAATTACGTATTAATAAGTAATGAACCAACTTATGAAATTTACTAAATTAGATTATCCTTATTTAGATGGTTTATATTGGACTGAATTTGGGTTTATGAACGAAGAAGAAATAGAACTTTATTTATTAGAACTTAACGCTGGAGTATCATGAGTATAATTGACGTATTAGCCTTTCTATTTAAAAAAATAGAGGAAACAGAGCAAAAATTAAAACAATTAACTGAATAGTTATGGCAAATTATATATTAGGAGAAAATGATTACATTGATACCAAGGGAATACTATTTAAAGATTTTATTAAATTAAGTCAATTTTTGGAAGATAGTGGTAATAAAATGTATTATACTACTGAAATAAGAATTGAAGAAAAATATTTTGATTACGAATATTTTGGATATAGTTATGAGGGAGTTTGTGGTCATAGAGCAGGAAGTAAAAATATAATTCCATATCAAGAAATTCTTGATCTAATAGAGAATAAAACACCACAATACGAAATATATTAATGAATGAGTTAAGTTGTCCAATTGGTAGAACGCCTCGCAAGTGAGTATAAAATAGAGTAAGTATAGTGAAATAGTACTGCTCCGCGATAATGCGTCACGACGGGTACACAGTGTGGGTTCGAGTCCCATCTTAACTCCAAATAAAATAATCATGGCAAAATTTCAAATAGGTGATCGAGTACGCATGATAAGTACTGGTAGCTACGTACCACAGGGTGAATTAGGAACTGTGATGGAATTACATCAATCTCCTGAAGTAAAATGGGATAATTATATATCAGATAGAGGAGGAAATATATGGGCTGTGTGGGAAGGAAAATTAGAATTAGAGGAACAACGACCCGAAAAATTAATACTTCAAGAACCTAATTACGAGATTTATTAGGTTTCCCAAATAAAAATTCGTATATTTACAACATAGAAATTTAAAGATAGATTAGTAATTAATTTATACCGAGAAGGAAGGACAGATTATGGTGCCTTATCATTAAATTTCTATATTTTAATAAGTTATTTGAAATTTTGATTTATAAAAGTGTTACACTATATGCCTAATTACATAATAACCACCGAAGTGAGTAACTTAAATTAAACACAAACTGCCGTTTTCGCAATTACCAATGGGTCTGTAAGTCGAAATATTATTTTAAAAAGCTTTTATAAATCATTTTGATATTAAAATTTGAATTCGTATATTTACAAAATAAGATAAGTATTAAAATAAAAAACATTTCAAACTTTTCTTAAAAGTAAATTTGGATTCCAAAAATTAGAATCGTATATTTACAAAGTATTAAAGTTCATATATTAATGTAAGTTTTGATCCATAAAGTCCTAAAAAGAAAATAAAGATTTTCGTAAAACAATTAGGATTCCAAAATTTAAATTCGTATATTTACAAAGTAAAATTAATAAAAACAATAATTAACAAACAATTAAATTAAAAACAAAGATTATGAGTACAGCTGCAAAAGTAGAAACAGGTTTAGCATTAGAAGGTCAATTTACAATTCCATCAATCTTGGATGCGATTGAAATAAAAATCAAATCATTCAAAGGAATCGAAACAAGTAAATTCAAAACAACAATGAATTTAGCCGGTTTTGGAGATTTGTCAAAAGAAACCAAAATTGATAATTTAGTTAAAGCATTTTCATCAGTTTCTGGTAGAGCAAATGCATATGCTAAATCAGCAGAAGATTTGGGAGTAGAATCATATCCAGAATTCGTAGTGGATGGTGGTTCAGTAGAAGATTGGAAAAATGATATCAAATTGAGAATTGCTATCATCACTCACAAAGATGAGTTGGATAAATTGAAAGCTTTACAATCAGAAGCAAGAACGTTCTTATCACAAGAAGATCAAAAATCAATTTTCTTAGCAAAATTAGCAGGATCATTAACTGCATTGTAAGAAATTGAATTAAATTAGAAAATCATAAGCATCCTTCGGGATGCTTTTGGTGTTCGAAATAAATAATGAATGTTATGGAAATTAAAAATACTAACTCCAGATTTATCAGGTAAAGAAATATCTTGTAAGATAGAACATAGGGAGATCCCATCAGCCAAAATATATTATTTAGATGGTAATTATTATATAATCCAAGATCAAAGATGTGGTGGTTGGGCGTCAATAGTCGAAAGATCAGGTTTTAATTATAAGTATGGTTGGAAATGTCAATATCCCGATGATCCAGGATTTAATAAGGTTAGTAATATCCAACTTAAAGATGGTACTATAAGTAATTACGAAATATATTAAATAATAAGATTATGGTATATACTGAAGATAACATAATTGGAGTAGAATTTTATATTTTTAATATAAAGCATACCATATTAGTACATCCATATAAAAGAAATCATGTTCAAATATCTAGATCTGAAAATCTTAATGGATCGAGAGGTGATTGGGCAAAACCCACTGTAGTAAGATATCTTAATGAAGGTACAGTTTGGAAACCCATAACTAATTCACCAACATACGAAATATATTAATCCTCCTTATTCCATTGAAAGATGGAGCGTTATAGCAACTACTAAGCACTAGAGGTAATCGGTGTATAGGGGATAAAAATTATAAATAAGATTAAGTTCGACCTTGACGAGATTAAGCCTCAATAAAATTATATTGTATTAAAACTTATAATTGAGTATAGATATAATTTTGTTCGCTAGCGTGGTAGCGGTTTATTTATAATTAATACCAACTAGAAGCAAATATACGATAGCGTTGGATTTGCTAAAATGAGGTAAAATACCAACTGAAGATAAATAATAATACTGAAATAAAGGTTCCTTATTTTGATAAGGTCTAGGGATTATATCACTGCTAAGAGTGAGTTATTTATTGTAAGATATTCTCAGGAATCTAGGTAAGTAATAAACTGTAAGGAGATAGTATCAAATTATAAGAATTACCCGAAACTAATGAAAGGATATTCCACTTAGAAATGGATTGGAAAAAGGAAGGGGATTTAACGATCCCCTTTCATATATTTACCCAAATAAAATAAGTAAGTTATGAAATCAGATAATATATTACTCGACAATGTAAAAGCATTTGTTTTAGCGGAAGAAATCAAATCTTTAGATAAGTATTATACATTACATCCAGCTAAAATACCTATAGAAGTATTCATGAAAGTAAATCAAATTACTTATGAAATATCTTCCACTCATAGTATGAAAGGGTTACAAAAATACGTATCAAAAGGTGGTGGAATATTACCTAGTGAAGCAAGTAAATATATTAGTGATTTATATTTCACATCAACAAATCAAATTAATTAGTTATGGAGCAATTACCTAATAAATGGTGTATAAGAGCTGAAAACAATCACGAAGCTATACTAATCGCTGATTATGCTGATCCATTAAATCGAATATATAATGGTTTTCGTTGGTCTACATCAGATTCCAAAAAGTATGTACTCCTAATAGAAAATGGTAAATACAAAGGTGGAGGAAAAAGTATTTTTAAGGCAATAAATGATGGTTATACACAAATATCATTTGAAGACTTCGAAAACCTAGCATTTAGACAACCTAAATCAGAACCAACATACGAAATTTACTAGTTATGGAAAAACTACCAGAAAATTGGGCTATAAAGGCCACCAACAATAAAGAAGCAAAAATTATTGCAGATTATGCAACTCCATTAGCTATTGAAGAGGGTTGTAGTAGTTGGACAAATCAAGACGCTCTTGATTATTATATGAGAATGGTAGGAGATAAATATAATGGTGGATGTTTGAGTAAAGAATCCAATTCTATGATTGGTTTTGAAATAATATCATTCTCAGACTTCTCCAGATTAGTATTAAACAAAAACGTTGAACCAACTTACGAAATATATTAAATTATGAAAGAAACAAAAGAAGAATACGTAAATTTTGACAAGGAATCAACAGTACAAGAAACAGGTCCACACGATGCGTTTCCAGCACGTAGAATGAATCCAACCGAACGAGTTGTTGAATCTGTTCCAATCGAATCTTGTATAGCTGAATACGAGCTAATTAAGATTAAGAAAAGTAACTGTACTTTAAAACAAAGAAAGTATATTACGGAACGTGTTGAAAAACATTTTGCGAATCAAAAATAAGGAATTGGATTAACTAGGTTTTAATCGTATATTTACGACATATTAATTTAAATAAAGGAAAAATGTATATACAGATCACCAATTCAACATTACCAAAAAACAACCAAATCCAAGCGACTAAAGAAACTATTGGACAAATGGTTAGAAAAGCTGGTTGGAAATTAGCTGATTGTAAGTTCTCTGAAATTAGAACAGAATTAGTGGAAACTAAATATCGCGGAGCAGACGGTAAGAGTATACCTAGTGGAACTAGGCAGTATAAATCCCGAGCAAAAGCATCTGGTACTCTAAATAAGAAGTTATGAAAGTAGGAGATAGAGTTATTGGTAAAAATTAGGTGAAATACCAAATAAAATATCAGGGAAAACTGGGGGCTATATTAAATATAACTAATTCTGTTCTATTAGTAGAATTTGATGAAGATATTAATGGACACTCAGGTGGAGATAGAGGAAAAGATAGACATTGTTGGAATTGCAATTTAGATCATTTGGAATTAATTAACCAAGAACCTAATTACGAAATTTATTAGTTATGAAAGTAGAGAAAAGATTAATCGCCTATTGTAAATTATTAGAGGTTTATAAAAAATCAGACAATTTTTTACTTACATTATTTAAAGATAATCAATACGAAAGACACATAACTGATTGGGGATTAAAAAGTACATTATTCATATTTGGTTATGATATAGAAAAATTAGTGGAATTAAATAAATATCAATTCCATAATAAACAAACCCCAAGAAAACTAATAATCAGTATATTGAAGGAATGTATTAATCAATTAAAACAATAGTTATGAAAAAGTTATTATTTACTCTGTTATTAATAGTATTATTAAGTAGTTGTGTATTTATTACATCAGTAGAAGAAGATATAATGTTTCTCCAAACACGATATCCGAAAGCTAAAATATATAGATTAGATTCATGGAATCATTTAGTGATGGATACTCTCCATATATATAAAATTCATATGACAAATGATGGTAAAATCAAATCAATAATTAAACTTGATGATAAATAATTATAAGACTCTCAGTTGAGGGTCTTTTCTTATCCATACTATATTCGTATATTTACCCAAATAAAAATAAATAGTTATGAAAGTAAATAATCCAAATACACCTAAATTTCCTATTCTAATTAATAATGAAGAAGGATTAAAAATGGAAATAAGATTACATAATTTAGGATGGAAACATTTAGATGGATTTACTTTAAAAGGTGAATATTTTGCTCATTTTCCACTAGAAATAAAACCTTCAAAATTACATAATAAATATTATTTTCTTTAATTATGAATATACTACTAGGAATATACCGAACTCCAACATTTACTGAGCGACTTAAAGATAGTTCATTACAAACATATCCATTCTCTGAATTATTAACAGATTGGGATTATTGTATAAACCTAGGCATCATTGATTTAGTAGCAATGGCTTGTTCTCATTGTGATAAAATATACTTCGTATTAGATGATATTACATTTCCTTTACGTAGAAAGGTATATACATGTAGTGAATTATTACTAATATTAAATGATAAACATTTTCTAAACAAAACAATATTTATACTAGATAACAAAGAATTAAGTGAAGGTGAATTTAAAGAATGGTTAAATAAGGAATAGAAATACTATAATATTATTCGTATATTTACCCAAATAATATAAATAAATCAGTTATGAAATATATTAAAGCATTTCCATCATTCTTATTATGGATATTTTACGTCCTAATTACAACAAACGATAGAGCTCGTTATACTGCTGGTGTTCATAGAGGTCTTCATTGTTATAAAATGACTACCAATATGAATTCAACTACATATCATTTTCTACCAGGAACCAAACCATATCGAGAGTATATTACTTGGATAGACTTTTGGAAACAAAGAGGATTTTATAACAACTAATAATAAATAGTCATGAAAAAAACATACAGTGATTTAAACCTAAAAGTAATTAGAGAAACCCTAGATATTGATTTCGCCCACTTCACGTATCCAAAAGATATGTGTAGTTGTTGTTACGGACCTGAGGATTTACCTAAACTTTATCGCAAGAAAGGAATTGAAGCTGATAAAATAGAATCATATATTCTATTCAAAAATGCTAATAACGGTAGTGGAACTGTTACAAAATATGACAACATTAAAAAACGAGGGTATATTAGTTGGAAATTAAATCCAACTCAACTAGATGGAGTATGTTCTATGTTACAAGAACAACTTGGTGATGGGTATGAAGTTGTAAAACCGGAAAATAATAATAGCTGCATCGAAATAAATGAGAAATAATGGAAGAGGGTAAATATTACAAAGTAGAAGATAGTGGAGGTTTTTGGATGATAGGTATAGCATTATCTAATGGAAGATTAGATGATGATGGGTATTATCGTAGTAAAGCACAATTCATAAATAAAGGATGTTATAATAAAAATGCTGATTGGAGTTATGGTGGAAATGGCCAAAAAAGAACATATCGAGAAGCAACTAATGAAGAAATCGGTTGGTTAGAATACTGTATAGAGAAGAACAAATATATGAGTAAAGAATCATATTTAAAACAAAGACCACAACAACCAATTTACGAAATTTACTAGCCATGGAAATAATTAAAGGAAATCTATACATTTCAAAATTAGGACAAATAGTCGAAGCCTTGGAAGATGGTTTAACTTCTCCTATTGGACAAAGTAAAACATTTAGTGGTGTCGTTATTGAAGGTAATGGATATAACAGAAATGGATTCAAAACAAGAAGTTGGTCTTATACTTCATTCAAACCATACGAAAGGAAAGAAATTAATCCTGTTTATGAAATTTATTAGGGACGAGTTATACTAATAATATAATCGTATATTTACCCAAAATTAATAAATTAAATAGTCATGGAATTATCTAAAACTCAAAAATTAAGAATATCTGTTGATATCGTAAACCAATTAAAGGAAAACAAACATCCCAATTTTTATATCACATGTTATGAAAAGAACATTGAACAAAAAATTGCTAAAAAAGCCGGTATACAAATAAGCAACTATGATTTAGAAGCGGGTATGATCGATATAGGAGAATATATTAATCTAACTCAAGATGATATGGAACATAATCTATATAGGAGAATAAATGGTGATAGAATAAGACGTCCTGATCATAGTGTAGAAAGATTCCCACGGGATGGAGTTGGAGACGAATTAAAACTATTAACCAAAACATTTGAGGAAAAGAATATAAAACAAAGCGGCCCAAGCGAAACATTAATTGGTGAAATATTCAGATCAATACAATATATCCAATATAGAGCACACAATGATGGGGATATACCTTATATAATAGGTAGTCCAACATTTCTTTCGTATATGTTTTTAATAAGTCAAATTGATAAATTAAATTATAGTTGTGAAGCAAGAACTGAAGAGGGTGAATATAAATTCGAATTCAATAATGACTTTTTAAAACAAAATAGTTGGGATGGGAAAATTACTAATGTAATAGAACATTCATTAGCTATGGATGCTGATTTCATTAAATACCAATTAATTGATTTATTAAATAGCGGTAAAATCAAGGATATTAAGAATGAATATGATTCTAGATCGTTTATGAAATTAAAACGAGGAAGAGATTATTAATATGTCGTTCGTATATTTATAAATTTATAAACAATTCAGCTATGGCAAAGTATAGATTCAAAACTAGGGAAGAATTCATTCGTGATAAACAATGGTCAGATGGTTGTCCTAGAGGATGGAATAACAAGGGATTAATGAATTGTTATTTGGGACAGGACATAGATAATTCATATAACATTTATATGGATAGTGGTCGTGGTATTACAATGCCACGTAAAAGGAATGATGGCCATTGGATATTCCAATTTAATGATATCGTGTTAATAAGCGATAATAAAGTGGATACTGTATATGAAATATATTAACATAGAGTGTCGTGTTTAATGAAGAATAGCATGTTATATCGCAGGCTTCAAGTGGGTGATATATCTAATAAGTGTTTGTGGGTGATGAAAATGGAAGTTTAGAGCGCTCTAAACGATGAGTTAGATAAACGAAAACTAGAGTTGAGCTAGTCATGTCTAGAACTTGCATGCATTTTCCACGTCCCTCGTTACTAACTTTAAAAGTATATACAAGTTCCTAGAAATATTTGGTATTTATACACGTCATTAGTAGTGAAATCCGACCCTCCCGTCATAGTACGTATAAGAATGAGGTAAGTGCAGGAGCAAGAACGTAACATAATTAAGGTAACTATAATAACGTTCTTACCGTCTGATATAATACCAATACCTAATAACATTCATTAATGTCTATTTTAGGTAATTCTTTGTTTATATGAACGAGGTCGTTGCTATTGAAACCTAATAATTACTTAATTAGGGACGAGATTTACTAATTATATGTTCGTATATTTACAATATAAGATTTAAATAATATAAACAAATCAATTATGAGTGTATTTTATGTTTATTCGAAAGAGTTATTAAATGAGTGTCAAAATTTATACCCAATAGGTAATGAATTACATATATTAAAACAAAAATTTTGGGGAGATTGTGAATTGGATAATAATGGACATTGTGTTATAAAACCAAAAGAATACCCAATAAATAATAATTATTATGAAATGAATTGGGTTATTACTAGAGTTAGAAAAGAACATGGTTACAATAATATCATTATTGAAATTGAAAAACATGGGAGGAAAGATACGATATGGGTATTAGAAAATTTAAAACTCCCATTGTGGGTTAAAAACATTTAACATATTATATACGGACGTGTTATATAAATAATACGTTCGTATATTTACCAAAGTAAGATTAAGTAAGTTACTTAATCGTTTAAGTAAAATGTTAATAATTAAAACAATCAGTTATGAAAAAGTCAATTTTAGTCATTATTTACAATTACATTTCTTGGAAATTGTATGGTGGAAAAAGAAAGTTATTTATATAAGGAAGTGGATTTATAATATACTAATCGTATATTTACAAAATAAGATAAATAAAAATATAAAATATAATAAAATGGAAATTAAATTAACACCAAATTCAAAAATAGAATTAGAGAGAATCAACAATTTAGTTGAAAATGAAGATTATGACTATTATGAAGATTTCAATGATAACGAAAGATTAATTGCAGATGCAGGTATGTATGAAAGTGGAGATTATTGTGAAAATAACTTCATTTCTTTAGAAGAATTTTCTAATAAAATAAGTAAAGAGGAAGGAATAAAACCTATACTTGTATTGGAAAAATTAAATTTAATGATTAAAAATAATATAATTCAGGTAGTGGATTTATAATATACTAATCGTATATTTACAATATAGAAATTTAATAATATAACAATTCGAAAATTAGTAAAATTTATTTTAATCATTAAAAATTAAGGTCATGAACAAACACGCATTTAAAAAACCGACAGAAACAACAGTATTAGTTTCAGAACAAGGAAAATTTGATTACAAAGCGTTAGTAGCGGAAGCGAAAGCATTAGGTTTAGATACCAAAGGTAAAGCATTTGAATTAGATGCTAGAATTAATGAATACCATTTAGCCAATACACCAGCTGTGGTTGAGGAAGAGGTTAAAACAGAACGTAGAGGTCGTCCTATTGATCCTAATTCACCACGTCAAATTAGGTTAAGTCAAAAAGGTATGGCTGGTAGAGGTAGACCGGCTGATCCAACGAGTGCTTGGAATATCAAACAAGCAGCTTTAGCAGCAAAACGTGCTGAGGGTACACTTAAATTAGGTCGTGCAATCAATCCTGAAAGTGAACGTCAAAAACGACTTGCTTTAGTTGGTAAAGTGAAACGTGGTAGACCAGCATTTAAGAATGTTGAACCGGTTGTTAGTGAGGTAGAAGCTATCGTTGATGCTGAAGCGGAAAACGTACTTGAAAACATGTTGAGTGGTGGTACTGAAGTATAATTAAGAATCACTTAACCACATAGCACCTCATTGTAGGTGCTTTTGGTGGCCAAAAATTAAGTATATGAATAGTTTTGAAATTAAGGAAACCCTATCACAAATGGGTTACAAACAAAATATTGTAACAATATTGGATAATGGTTATAAATTATCTATATCAGGTAGTGTTCATGTTCAAGAAATTAAAGATAAATTTGATGTAATGAAATGGGAATATAGTGGTAATAAAGTATTATTCACGTTGGGGAAATAGTATATCGCATCGTTGCGGTCCATGCAAAGGGCCGGGATGCGGCGGGAAGGCATTAGACCAAAATCCATAACGAGTAAAACTTTACAACCCATTCCCAAAATATATACTTATATCCCGAAATGCCGGTTTGGAATGCAATTATATGAAATGCAAATCTCTTTCAAAAAAATTTTGAGTATCCAATTTCAAAAGTATATACACAGGGTAAAAATTTCTTGAAAATTTATTCGTATATTTACATAAAATTAATTATAAGTTATGAGTTACAAATATAGTGAAATACCGAAAGGTAAAGAAGTAGTATGGATTACATTAGTTAGACCTTATAAAGGTAATCATAGTTATAGTCATTCTTTTCCTCCTGATTTACGAGTAGGAGATAAAACTTGGGTTTTAAAATCAAATTGGGATAATAATCCACTTTGGTTTCATCCCGAAAAGAATAGATACTCTATTAATTTAGATAGAGAGTATTTTGAACTAGTACCAAATGATATTTATTCAGAACCAATATATGATATTTATTGAGGATTAATAAATTAATTTAGTAAGTGTGAATTTAGAAAATTATTACAAAAAGAAACAAGAGATGGAAACACAATATAAAAGAGGAAGTATATTTATTTTCAGTATTATAGCAATAATATCAACAATATTAATAGTAGCATTATCATGAAACAAGTTTTAGTAAATGGGGTTAAAATTGAGTTTACTCGAATAGACAAGACTCAGACCCTTACAGAAGAAAGAAATCCTAACTTCATAGGCTATAGTAATATTTATTATGTAGATGGAGTTGAATTTAAATTGGATAAACCAGTTAAATTTTACAAATAAATATATTAATTATGGCAAAGAAACAAGTAGTATCAAGCGATATAATCGGAGAAAAATCCAAAATCACAGAACCTGTTACATTCTCGAAACCTGATGAAATAATAACTGATTTCATATCCAATGACGATCATTTAGTTAATTTACCTCAAACAGTACTTACTGTTAATTTGGGAGAAAATCAATTTTCTCAACAAGAATACTTAGAACAAGTAGCTTACTATAGTGAGGAATTATTGGTTTCACTTGAAGGTATATTCATAGGAGGTCATGCTGCTCAGATTAAAGATCAATTATATGTAGCGTTAAATAATTATAAAAACAAATAATGATAGAGAATATAGAAGGTCAATCACCAAGGGAAACAGCTAAATTAGACCTTATTTTAACACCTCAAGGTGCTAGTGCAGAAGATGTAGTTGCTGCATTAGAAAATAGAGATAATTATGGTGAGTATCTTATTAATACAAGGAATAAAAAGGAAGTTGAAGCTGCAATTATAAAACATTTCGGTCCAAACTTACCTACTCATAAAAAACCACTTGAAAAGAAACAGGGTTTTCCTTTTCCTCCCAAGACGAGACAAGCTATGGAAGATTTAATCAAATCTTTCGACGGAAAACCTAATTTACTTACTTATGATATATACGGAGGAGATAAATTATTATTCCCTACGGATAAGAATACATCACAAGTTAATACTGCTAAGATTTTACAAACTGTACTTAACAATGCAGGTATTAAATTTAAATTAGAAAAATTTGAGGACCTGAAAGAACATCTCCAAATTTCTAGAATGAAAAAATTAGCGGGGATTAATGAAATTAAAGTGAATAATCCAAGTAGATACACATATGATGATTTAAAGGTAGGAGATAAATTTAATATTACTTTTGATCAACGTGGGGGAAGAACGTAACCACGATATAGAAGTTGAATATATAGAGTCTGGTTATGATAACCCGAATGATGACTACGCTATAGTAAAATATGGAGAAGAACAAATTCTGATAAATAGAGGAGAAATTAAAAGTATTACAAAATAAAAATAAATTGTTATGAAAATAGGAGACAAAATTGTAATTGAAAGAGCATATAGAAGGAATAAATGGAGTTCCTGGACAGATAGTATGGACGCTTTAATTGGTAAAGAAGTAACTGTAAAAGATGTGAGGGAATATTGTTTTTACCCGAAAGAATGTAAAAACGGATATCACTATCCTATTGAATGTATTAAAAAAGATAATATTTTAGAACCTAGTTATGAAATTTATTAAAAGATGGTTATTAGCAGAAGATATTTCTTCTCAAATGGGAGGAAGTATGATGATTAGTTTCTTTAGAATTGGATTTACTATAGTTTTTGGAATAGTTATATTATTTTCAATACTTTTAGGATGAAAGTAAATAATCCTCGAAATATTGAATTTCCTATTATAGTAAAAAGAAGGGAATGGAGTGTAATTAGTAATAAACTCCAATCATTGGGGTATTTATGGAACGGAGATATAAAATTAAAAGATTATTATCCTTTTCGTTGGGATAATTGGGATAAAATTGAAATTAGTAATAAACATACTTTATATCAAGATATTAAAAGATTATCTTATAAAAAGTTGGATTCCTAAATATTTATTCGTATATTTACATAAACAAGAATAAGTGAAAGTCACTTATTATTTCCAAATAAAATAATTAATATGAAACAAGGTTCAACATGGTATGGTAGTCCACAAGGAGGAACAATAGAAGGATAAATTTCTCACGTTTTGAGAAAAAGATACATATTTATATACATATGAAACATAGTAAACACATAAACGAGACTTTTAGAACGATTAATTCGATCGCATGGGATCTTGTTATGTATAATACTCAACCGAATCCCAATATGGACGGAAATTAAGTAATGGTAATTTAAAAACATTATATTAAACCCGTCCCAAAAAGACGGGTTTCTTTTTGCCCTCGTAGCTCATTTGGTAGAGCGTCTGTTTTGTACTCAGAAGGTGGTAGGTTCGAAACCTATCGAGGGCTCAAAAGTTTTTATAAGTAGATTTGGATTTTAAAAATTAGAATCGTATATTTACTCAAATTAAAAACGATAAGTTATTTGACATTTCGATAATAAATGGTGGGTTGGCAGAGTCCGGCTTATTGCGCTAGTCTTGAAAACTAGAGAGCGTGTCAAAAGCGCTCCGTGAGTTCGAATCTCACACCCACTTCAATTTTGCCTATTCGTATATCGGTTATTACAATTGTTTTTGGCGCAATTAAGGGTGGTTCGATTCCACCATAGGTAACAAAATCTAGACAGGATAATAAATCTGAAGAGGTCTGAATAAGACAGGATTAATAATCTGAGGGAGTTTAGTGAGTTTATTGACAACGTTCTCGCAAAAACGAAGTCGAACACGGGATACTAGGGCAGATGCAAGAACCCGCATGTTTTGGGAACATGAGATTCGCCGGTTGGATTCCGGCTATCCCGACACAGACGAGACTGTTACTAATTCATAGAACTACATATTGTAAGCGTAGAATTAGATTTTGCTTTCGTAGCTCAGAGGAAGAGCACCATACTTTTAATATGGGAGTCGAGATTTCAAAATTCTCCGGGAGCACAGAATAATGATAATGGTGTATGCGTACCACATTAGCTCTTGCAAGAGTAAACGCAAACCGCTTCCTTAGCTCAGTCCGGGAGAGCGCTTGTTTTACATACAAGATGTCGTAGGTTCAAATCCTACAGGGAGTACGAGATGGGTTTCACACTTAGACGGTCAAGTAGGAAAGTGTATTTGGGAGTATGGCACAGCGGCGACTGCATCGGATTGTAACCCCGAGATATCACACGAAGGTTCGAGTCCTTCTACTCCCACAAATTTAAATTATTAACTATGAAACATTCACTATTCTAAGTACTAACGAGTAACTTAGAAAAAATGTCAAGAAGTAGAAGAGAACCTTGGATAAAAGATAAACCAAGAAATTACAAAAGAACATCTTTATATTGGAGATCAATTAGAAGAGTTTGGAATAATGAAATGAATAGTTCCAAATTTTGGGATGAAGATTTTTCATTTACAGCTAGAAAAACAATTTATAACCAATGGGATTATTGTGATTATAAATTTATTGTTTATGAAGATAAACAAAAAGATAATCGAATGAAAATATTCAGAGGTTGGACAAAAAAAGATGTTGAAAAATATTGTAGAAAGTAAATTTATGAAGACAATTGAATTTCCTCCCTGGTTTTAGCTATTAGCTAAAATTATGGATACGCAAATTAGAATTTGGAGAGTAGTTCCTACCAGTCAGACTGGTGCTCAAGCTCCCACTTATTATGTTGAAACAACAGATAAGGATCGTTCAAAAGCAGAGATTAGTGCTTTAAAACAAGCACAATCAAAAACTAGATTGTCTAACTTTAGTAATTGGAATTTATCTTTAACACGTATGAATTTACGAATAGATAAATTTGGTCGTTATCAAAAACACCACCAATAACTAATAAATTGCAGGAGGTGTTTTCACTACTTTGTCCTGTGTCCAAATCAAAGTAGTAATTGGACCTGTAGCTCAGGGGTAGAGCACCACGTTGAAGCCGTGGGTGTCGTCCGTTCAAATCGGACCAGGTCCACGATAAATCCAACTATGAAAATAATACATAGAAGACGTTCACTGTAGCTCTGGTTGACACTTGGAAAGACAAGAATTATTCCTCAATAGCTCAATTGGTTAGAGCGGCGCACTGTTAATGCGTAGGTTCCAGGTTCAAGTCCTGGTTGGGGAGCAAAATTACTCATATATATCAGCTAGGTAGATAAGCATCCTGATAAGATGAAGGTCGTAGGTTCAAATCCTACTATGAGTACTAAGGGAAAGTGTCGCGAGTGAGTACCTTATTGGAGATTTACTCAAATGGTAAAGAGGCTTGTTTGCTAAACAAGTAGGGTGTAAAAGCTACATGGGTTCGAACCCCATAGTCTCCGCAGAAACATGGAATAATAGTGTCTATACTACCATTACTTTTCGAAAAGTATATAGAAGCCGCCGAGTGATCAGGGATCGAGAATGGCTCATATCCATTTTTAGACTAGATCGTTACTAGTACTCGGTACGAATTAAATAAGGGTTGAAATGTGGTGCTATATTAGAACGTACGATAACTAGTATAGAGATGAATAGAAATAGCCGCAGGTAGTTCTCAACCCTTATTTAATTAATATGGTGATCGTAGCTGAATTGGTAAAGCATCTGAAAATATATTAATTACTTTACCCCTCTTATATATTTATATTAAAACATGATATGAAGAAGTATACAAGAGAAATAGTAGAAGAGGCTGTTAAAAATTCATTCACTAAAAAGGAATGTTTAGGTAAATTAGGAATGTTTCAAGGAGGTCAAGCGTATGCTGAATTAGGTAAATATATTAAATTATATAATATTGATGATAGTCATTTCCTTACTAGGTCTCAGATAATAAAGAATTGTTCTGATATTAATAGACGATATTCTTTAGAAGAAATAATGATTGAAAATTCAAATTATAGTAAAACTTATCTTAAAAAGAGGTTATATGATGTTGGATTGAAAAAAAGAGAATGTGAATTATGTGGACAAGGAGAAATATGGAGAGGAAAGAAAATGAGTCTTATAATAGATCACATAAACGGAATTAATAATGATCATAGATTATTTAATTTAAGAATAGTATGCCCAAACTGTAATTCTACTTTAGATACTCATTGTGTTGGAAACAAGAATAAGAAATAGATGGTGATTGTAGTCCGTAATTGGTAGCGGGCCTGATTGTGGATCAGGTGACAGAAATGTACTTGTGGGTTCGAGTCCCATCTTTCACACGACGATACCCAAAGGGTATAAGTCCTGGTCGACATGAAAATTGTCTTAAACTTGGTACCTTAATCCGAGCGGCTAATTGAAAGGATTAGCTTTATGCGCTTATAGTTTAAATGGAAAAACACTTAATTACGGATTAAGAGATATCGTAGGTTCGAATCCTCGTTGGCGTTCAAATATTAGTTGTTGACGTTTATAGACGTTCTGTAAGACCCGGTTTCGATTACCGGCATCTCCACAAGTACTCGATATGGGAGTAAAACATTAAGTTCGGCTTGGTTTTTTGTTAAATATTATGTTGATATAATAGCTTATACGGGGATGAAAGGTTTTGATTATGGTTTAGTAGATAAAAAGAGATTGATATTATCGTAAAGGACAACTTTGCATACGCGGCGTAATAAGTCGTTAAGCGTTAAATACTAGGTATTTATAGCTTACGTCTCCCTAGAACGAAATCTAGGTAAACTGCCTCTATAGTTTAATTGGAAAAATAAGACGCTTCTAACGTTTTGATCTTGGTTCAAGTCCAAGTAGGGGTTCAAATGGTGTCTCGGTAAGCGCTGGATTTATCTAACTACGAGGTCTCGGTAGGCGAAACGCGTTCGACCTACCCAAATACAGATGAGGCTAAGGTAGCCGGTGAGTCTCCAAAACTCATGTTTCGAGTAGGTTCGATTCCTATCGTCTGTGCTAATAAAATAATTATGAAAAAGAAATTTGACGCTCATTAGGTTTAATAACCTAAAATGAGTAAAAATGAGTATAAACACTAGAAGAACAAAATTAAAGTTAACCCAAGGTAATAAGGAATATAAAGGAATTTTATATGATGAATTATATCCTATGTATTGGGAAGATTGTTGGAGTAAAAAGAGTGGAATCTATTCTTTTAAATACAGAGAATATCGTTCTTGGAAATATAATAGAAAAACACAGTATAAGTTATGAAACAGAATAAAACATTAGTAATAGACTCAGCCCATATGGCTCGGAGTATTATAAGTTCAGATAGAGCATTTGTAATTTCTTATAAAGGAAATGCTGAAGTTATAGATGAACATGATGAAACTTTTCGTTTAGTTAATCCACTTTTGAAAATTAAAAAACCTTCTATTATAAAGGTAAATAAATATGTAAATCAAAAGTATCAAAAAGTTCCATTTTCAAGAGAAAATGTTTATAAAAGAGATAATTACGAATGTGTTTATTGTGGAGATGATGATCGAAAAACATTAACATTAGATCACGTTTTTCCCACTTCGAAAGGTGGACAAAATACTTTTGAAAATGTCGTTACAGCATGTAGAAAATGTAATGGTCAAAAAGCAGATTTAACTTTAGAAGAATGGGGTAGAGAAATTCCAGATCCAAAACGACCTCACTTTCTAATGTTAATCAAAAGTGTTGGTGATGTGCCCGAAAGTTGGAAAAAATATATTCTTTTTTAATCATGAGAATATTTTATATAAACAATGACGGGTGGCACAAATATTATTATTTGTTTGGATTTAGAATAAAAGTAATTCAAAATAAATTTGGTTTTTAAAATATTTATTCATATATTTACAATATAAATAATTAATAATACTTTATAAAGAAGTATATTAGGTCAGGCGAGATACTAAGTCTGTTAAATCCATAATTAGATTAGCCTATTAATTATTATTTGGTAGTATGCCCGAGTGGTTAAGGGAGCTGTTTGTGAAAGTAATCGATAAAAAGTTCAACTTTTATATATTTATACGTGTAAATAACGTAATATGAAATACAGTAAAGAGAATTTAGAACTTTTAATTAAAGAATGTAATAACTGGAGTGAATTAGAAAATAAACTTCAAATTAAGAATGGAAATAGTAGAGATTTTATAAATAATAAAATATTAAACTATAATATAGATATATCTCATTTTAAAAATTATAATATAAATCCATATTATAGGATAACTAATGAAGATTTATTTAAATGTGATTCAAATGAACCTAGGGGTAAAATTAGATTAAGAGTAATAAAAAAGAAATTAATACCTTATGTTTGTGAATGTTGTGGTCAAGATGAAAATTGGCAAGGTAAAATAATGCCCTTAGTATTAGATCACAAAAATGGAATTAATAATGATCATAGATTACAAAATTTAAGATTTTTATGTTCTAATTGTGATTCAATCCAAGATACATATAAAAGTAAAAATAAGAAAAAATCATCTAATAAAAAAGATATAAATAATTTACAAGATTCTAACTTAGTTAGGATAGAAAAATGTAAAAATGAAATATTAAATTTTGATGTTGATTATAAAATAACAGGTTGGAGAAATAAAATTAGTGAAAAAATGAATTGGACACCTCAATATTCAGGAAAATTTATAAAAAATCATATTCCCGAATTATGGGAAATTTGTAAAAAACATAGATTTTAAAATACGGGTTTAAGGCTGATGGTTAAGCCTCTAGTTTGCAAAACTAAGAGTTTAGAGTTCGATCCTCTATAAACCCTCAATTAAGAGTCGACCCTCTATTACATAGTAACTAGAGGACGCTACCGAAATTGATAAGTGATCTTACATAAGATAAAATAAGGAAATATCAGTTCGAATCTGATATTGTCATAAGACAGTTCGTAATAATAGGATAATACACCTTAAATGCCCCAGTGGTGAAATTGGTAGACACGCAGCTTTTAAGCAGCTGTCCGTAAGGGTACAGGTTCGAGTCCTGTCTGGGGTACTATGGATTGGTTTATATTATACAATGAATAAAGGAAATATAATTGCTTGAGTGGCGGAACTGGAAGACGCGCTTGATTTAGGATCAAGATTTTTGTGGGTTCGACTCCCACCTTGAGTACAAATTAGAGAAATAGGTATGGTTTGGTAAACCTTTAGTTATAACGACTTCACCTACCTTCTCTAATTATTTGCAGATTTCGCATAGCGGCCGATTGCGCCTACCTTCCAAGTAGGATATCGTGGGTTCGAATCCCACAATCTGCACAAAAAGATTTGGATACTAAAATTTCAAATCGTATATTAAAGAATAAGAAATTTAAAGCGCGTAATTAAGTTTACGGAGAAAGATTAAGCTAAAATTTCTTAATTGGCCCGGTCATCTAAAGGTAGGATACTGTACTTTCAATTCAGAAACCGGAGATCGTTACTCCGTCGGGCTACAAAGTAGTATGAGTTACACCGAGAAGTCGCAATGATTTCCAACTATACGATTACTACTTATTTGGGGTTATAGTTTAATCGGCTAAAATAAGAGTTTTGCAAATTCTAGTCCCGAGTTCGATCCTCGGTAACTCCACACATGTTAATTAGATGGAAGAAACAGCGTCTAAGGATATTAAAAAGCTATTAAGAGGTTCGAAACTTAAGAATAGTTACTGTTTTAATTGGGCTTTAAGTTTAATGGTTGGAATGGTTTACTTTAAGTAAGAGGGGTTGGGTTCGAATCCCATATGGTCCACAATTTATGCAGTTCCACCTCGTGGCGAATGAGGGAGTTTCGATTTTCCTAAAATGGAAATTCTAGTATGAAATCGCCAAATTGGTCTATCGGTCCAGATGGAGTGGACGCCTGCCTGTCACGTAGGAGATCGTGGGTTCGAGTCCCACATAGACCGCGGATAAAATATAGGAGTAATTAACCTATATATGATGATTTGCAAGTCATCGATTGATTATGGTGTAATGGGCACAGCAAGCTTTACCGCAAGCAGGATTAAGGTTCGATCCCTTATTAATCAGCAAATTGCGTTTTGGTGTAATTGGTAACATGACGGGCTCATAACCCGAGGTCGAGGTTCGAGTCCTTACTACGCTACTAATGAGTAAGAGATACTCAGAGTGTTTGTAACTTCACCATTAAAAAGTTATAGTTGTTCCGTCTACGACTTTATAGAAGGGGCCGATTGGATAAAAGGATGTTACCAACTCCTCCACGGAAGGTTGATTTTAGTTTCATGTGGTAAGACACTAATGGTTGAATTTTTAAGAAAAAGAACCGTTAAAATCTAGTTACAGTAATCTCATGTAATGAAAATCGGTCCGTTATCTCAACTGGTAGAGAAGCAAGCTCATAACTTGAAGGTTACGGGTTCAAATCCCGTATGGACCACAATTAGCCCTCTATTTCTGCAGGAATATGGATCGAAGATAGGAATTACAGACCCTTCGGGTGTTGGCGTGGAGGTCCTCCAAATCGTAGGTTGGCATAGTTTCCAAATTCTAGGGGTATTACAAAAATTTGGATTATAGATTAGGCTCTTGAGAAATCAAGGGTCTTTCTTTATTTAGAAAAGGTTCGTATATTTACGAAAATAAAAATGATGAGTTATGGATTCAAAAATATTAAGTAAATTTATTTTACATTTAAATAAATATAATAAAATAGGAGATAAATATGTCCAGAAAGGATATAGTAGATTTTATACAGAAAAGGAAATAATAGAACACTTTAATAAAAAGAATTAAGATTATGATAAAAATTATTACACAAGAAGTTAAAATGCCTCCTATTATGGAAAGAAAATATCAAAGAAAATCATTAGATTTAAATGGTAAAAAGTGGGAAGTATTAGAAGATGGAGTTCAAATATATAAAGGTAAATTTGAAGATATGTCTTTAATATGTCATAATTTAAATAAAAAATATTATTTAAATGAGAAAATATAGAGTTTATTATTGGAAAGAAATAAATGACGAGTGTGTTGATTTAGAATGGGATTTAAAAGCAAACGATATCCATCATGCTTATACATTATTTCATGCGAATGTTAGAGTATTTAAACGTATTTATAAAATTGAAGAGATATAATGAGACGTCAAAAAATTACTCTAGATCAAGCACTTGAATTAGAGAATAAGAATGAAATATTCGTTTACTTTACCAATCAAATAGAATTAGGGAATATGTTTAACCCAAAATGGTATCAAAATTGGGTTGATTTAGCTAATAAATATAGAAAGGTAGATATAGGTTATTTATTAGATTATTTAGACCCTGAATATTATATTGAAATTCAATTACCATATGATTCAGAAACTCAAACAACGAATTGGGTTTATTTATATGGTAAGAAACAGAAGAATAAAGTAATTTTAGATCAGAATAATGAGGACGGAAAATATGTTTATATTTTAACTAATCCTATTTACCCAAACCTATGTAAGATAGGTAAAGCTGTTAATCCTCAAAAACGAGTTAAACAGATAAATGGAGCTGGTGTAATGTCAGAATGGGTATTAAAATACGCTCTACCAGTAGTAGACGATTATTTAGTTGAATTCTTGGTTCATAAACATTTATCTCACTTAAGATGTAATAACCATCAAGGAAGTAGTAGAGAATATTTTGAAATATCAGTTAAAGAAGCAGTGGAAGTAATAGAAAACTTGGGGAAAGACTTCAAGAAGGGAGAACCAACTTATTATTAAATTATGGAAGTAATATTATATGAAAGAACAGATAAAATAATTCTTGATTATCCTAGAAAAAGTAAAATAGGATTTAATCATGAAGAAGTTATAGAATTATTAAATATACTTAAAATTCCTTTGGAGAAATATGAATTAAAAATGGATAATAAACCAGGTAAAATTATAACTCCATATGGATTTAGAAGTATAATAAACGAATTATTATGAAAGTAAATAAACCTATTCCTAAATTAACACAAGAAAATTTAGATAGAATACTTAAAAATTTCGAAACTAAATATGATTTAGGATTTACAATTTGGGAAATAAGAGAATTATTACGACCCAATAAATTAGAAGAGTCTAAATTTAAAGAAGGAATGTTTGGTAAAACTTATGCTATTATAAATTTAAGTCCTATATTTTATCCTACAGATGTTTATAATATTTTAAAAGAATTAATATGAAAAATGAGAAAGGATTATTTATAAAATCTCCATACTATTGGAGAGTACCTAGAAAACTTAAGAAACAAATACCAAAAGACACTCATTATTGTTATATTCCTATTTCTAAACCTGGTATAATGGAGGATGGAAGGTGGGGTTATAAAATTAAAGTCTGTCCCTTTTATACATGGATTAAGTATAAAGATATGAAACCCGTTCCTGATTGGATGGATAAAGAATTCTTAGATGAATATTCAGAAACAGAAAGTCCTTGGTGTAAATTAGTTAAGTGTGATGTAATGGATCAGTGTAAAAGTTGTGGATTAAAAATAGGAAGATATGATAAGTAAATTTTGGAGAATTATAAATATAAATACTAATAAGGAATTAACTTTGGGAATTGATAGAGGTTTTGATAGTGATGGAGATGAAGTAATAGAAAATACTTCTTCATTCACAAATTTTGAAATATTATGTTTTTGTAAAACAAGAAATAATGAGGAAATATCGAATTATAAATTTGAACAAATTTAATTATGGATAACGAAGATAAAATAATAAATGATTTCCTAAATCCAGTTTTAGGAGAATTAATGCAACAATCCTTGAATTCTATATTAGAGATGAAGGATAAAAATATACTGACTCGAAATAATAAAGATGAAATATTATTTATTTCTAAATTTATAGATGATTCAGAAGAGTATTATAGTTCTATAAAAGATGCGCGTAATCTAGCGATTTTAAGCGATTTAAAACAATATATTTTAGATCTCACGACGTAATATGATTATGAAATTTTAATAATTTAAATTAAATATTTATGTATAGAATAAAATGTAGTAATGGTAAATATGTAGAAAAGACTACATATGGAACTTTTATAACTTATACCAAGAATGGTAAAGTTTTCCATAGTTTAAACTTAGCTAATAAAAATCTCGATTTATGTGAAGAACACAACGAAAGATTTAATGAAGATTTAATTTATACTTTAGAGGAAATATGAAAGAATCAGATAGACTGAAACAATTACAGCGAGATAATATAATTACCGTAGCTAAACCTTTTATAGATAAATTAGAAAAAGCTATATTAGATGGATATGAAGGTTGTGTTATTGGAAATTATATAGGACCTGTATTAGGAGAATACCTTACTTCTCAAGGGATAAAATATAAAACATTTACAGACGGAGAATTTGAAGAATCATCAATATGGATATAAAAGAAAGAATATTATGCGCTGCTGTTTGGTATAAAGAATTTCCTCATATTAAAAATGAGGAAGTCCCTTTAGATAGATATCTTCCTAAGAACTGTCCAACGGGAGCAGTATTTACAGGTATAAGACATGGGCAATGTATATATCTCAAATCCGCAGTTACAGGATTAAGAGATTGTGAAAGCGGCCCTTATACTCAAGGATTCCTTACTAATTTAAATCGATTCGTCGATAGACAAGAAGGATGGATTATAGCTAAGGAAGCGTCTCAAATTATTATGGTTAGTGGAGGTGAAGGAACTCTTTACTCCGAAGACTTATACTAATTCACTTGGATACTAAAAATTTTAAAGTAAGCAGTGAGGGTCGAGGTAATAAATTATATATCTCGTATATTAGAGTGTTGAGAAGAAAATAACTATATTATTTATAACATTTCAGTATATTTGAAATTTAGAACATAATACTTACCTCTCCACCCCCTTATTTTATCTATTATTATAAATTGAAATTAGGTTAAATTATAAATAATATTATGACAATACACATTTACACCCTCCAAAATTGCTTAGTATGTAATGAATTAAAAGGTAAACTAAACGAATTACATATTCCATATCAAGAAACTATTATAGATGATGGACATAAAATATCCTCTTTAATAGGGGATAAACTGGAAGAATTTTATAAAACAACTACTTATCCTATTTTAGAATTATTCGATGGTTTTGAAATGACAACATCTTTTATTACCAAAACAGAATTAGATGAAGTTGGTAGAATTTTTATATACGAAGACATAGATCAAATAATTAACAAACTAAAACAAATATAATGAGATACAAAACTCAAATTATTGATAAACTTATTGGTGTATCAAATGGATTAAAACAACTTAGATTTCTTGCCGAAAGAGGTGAAATTAAGACTTATAGAGAAACAGAAGTTAAAGTAGAAGAGATTATTGAAGAAATTCAAACTTTACTTAATACCAATCAAGAAACTTATTAATATTCAAATAATATAAGCGATTTAAAATAATATTACTCGATAATCATATATAGTATTGAAATTATAAAATACGCGCTTTAAATCAACAAATTTATGACTTACTTAGTAATAGAGTATAGCTTTTATGATAGAGATTGGATTGAAGTAGATAAGTTTATTTCCGATGATCCTGATTGGTCTTTAAAAAATAATGATAATACAAAATATATTGTAGAAAAAATTGAAATTAAATAAAAATTATGAAATTAAGTGCACAAGAAATTCTAGATAACTGGAATGAGTTTAATGAAAATATTGAAAAATATATTACTGGAAATAGGAAGAATCAGTTACTTGATTTTTACAAAAAATATGAAGAACGTATTTGTGTTATGCCCGCATCTAATATGACTAAATATCATAGCTGTGGAGAGGGGGGCTACGTATTCCATGTGAATAAAGTAGTTAAAGCTGCTTTATACTTACATAAACTGTGGGGTGTAATGGGAGCTAGTCAAGAATCTTATACTCTTGAGGAATTAATTTTTTCTGCAATTAATCATGACCTTGGTAAAATGGGAGATATGTTTAATGAAGCCTATACTCCTTCAACTGATAAATGGAGAACTGAAAATTTAGGAGAATTATACACTCATAATACTAAACTTTCATTTATGTCTATTCCTGATCGTTCTTTGTTTTTATTGCAACAACATGAAATCGGATTATCTCAAAATGAATGGATTGCAATTAAAACCCATGATGGACTTTATGATCAAGCTAATGAAGCCTATATAAAAGCTTATACTCCGGAAGCCAGATTCCGTACAGTATTACCTCACGTTTTACATCAAGCTGATATGATAGCTGCTACAATAGAATTTGAACAACAATATCAAACTGATAAAAAATTAATAAAATGAGTTTAAGAGAACAATTTGAATTAGAGCAAAAGAATAAAAACGTTTCTAAAATAGAAGCATTATTTTTAACTAATAATACTAATTATATATTATGGTTAGAACGTAAAATTAAAAAAGAAAAACAATGATAAACATTTGGTTATTTTTAGGAATCCAATTTGGACTCCTAATATTAGGAGTTGGGATTTGGTTAGTTAGAAGTCTAATTATCAAGAATAGAAAATTAACTGAAATTGTTGAGAAACAAAACACTTATATTAACGAGATATATGAAGTTATTACATATACTAGTACCAAGATTAAACAAATAGATAAAGCAGGAATATTTCAAGGAGATGATGAGGTAGGTTTCTTCTTTACTACAATGAAAGAATTATCAGAACAATTAGAAGGATATATAAAATTTGTAAAATAAAAATTATGAAAGAAATACAAGGAAAAGAATACTTAGCAGAACCAGGTCAACAAACATTTTTATCTAGTACTATACAAGAATTAGAAAATATAGTGAGTTTATTAGGATCTAATAATGATAAATTAGACCATATTAATAATAAAGCTGGTATAAGAAATTACGAAGAATCATGTAAATCGAGTGGTGATATTAAGAAATCATCAGAAACAATAAAATAATTAATATCAGAATTAATAGGTGTAATTAGATCCAGAATATATATTGCAGAAGATAGAATAAGAGAATTGGATGAATTTATTTAGTCTGCCTTAAGGTATTCTCACACCTTAATTTACCCCACTAGAAATAGTGGGTTCTTTTTTCTAATAAAAATTAGGATATTAACTTCCCTGTTCGTATTATATTTCATTAAAATATACCTATTATAATATGGAGCAAGAATTAACAAAAAAAGGTACCGTACGTAAACGTAAACCTAAACAAAAAATATATTATTTTACTAAAGATACTGAAGAAGCTATCCTTGAATATGTAAGATCAAAAGATCAACGTCATCGAAATAAATTATATAAAGATCGTATTGATTACCCTTTCTTTAAACTCACTCAAAATATAATTAATACTTTTAAATTCCCTTATATGGACGGCACTGTTGAAGATATTCAACAAGAATGTATTCACCATTTATTAGAGAAATTACATTTATATTCTCAAGATAAAGGAGCTGCGTATTCATATTTCGGTACTATAGTAAAATATTATCTTATTAACAACAATAACGCTCAATATAAAAAAATCCTTGGTACTGATAATTTAGAAGGTATAGATGATGAAAAAAGTCTTGTAATAGATTTAATTAATAATCCAAATAAAAATGATAAACCATTTAATGATGAAAATTATGTAATGGATAAATTTATACAATATATAGATACGCATGGTTCTAATATTTTTAAAGATGAAGAAGATTATAAGTCGTGTGTAGCAATAATTGAATTATTTAAACGTAGAGAATATATAGAAATATTTAATAAAAAAGCCCTATTTATTTACATTAGAGAGATGACTAACCAAGAAACACCTCAAATAACTAAAATAATAAAAAAAATCCACAAGATATATAGTAGATTAAATAATCAATATTTAGAATACGGTTGGATTTCGCTTAATTTTTAATAGAATCCATATTTATATTAAAATAATACTATTATGAATGATTTTAAAGACATAATTTTATATGGAAAGAAAAATTTCTCTGACATACTAAAAGAAATCCATCAAAAAACCCAAGATAAAGAAGAGGAAATCAAACAGTTAATTGCAGATTTAAAACCACTTATATCAACTCCTGGGGATGCTGTTATAATAGTCCCTTTAATTAAATCATATATTGATGTATCAGTAAAAAATGATGATAATTTAATTAAAATGGCAATGATCGTTCAAAAAGCTATGCTAGCTAATAAACAAAATGAAGATGGAAGTTTAGGATTATCTGATGATGAAAAGGAACAATTATTAGACAGTGTTAAAAAATTAAATGTTGTATAATGAGTTGGTATCCTACTTTTGATAAATCTGATTCTAATGGGGGGTCTATAAAATATAATAATTTATTATTTCCTGCTCGAGTTAAAGATATTCTATTGAATAATAATCAAAAATTATTCAAAAAATTAAAAGGTTGGGCTGATTTAGGAACTATTCAATTTAAACCTATTAATTCGTCTGTGGATATAGATACTATATCTAATTCATATGCTAAACCCTTATTTACAAATATAAAACAATATCCTTTAAAAGAGGAAATTATATTAATATTAACGGCTCCTTCTAATAATTTAAATGAAAATCCGAACGCAACAGAATTTTATTATTTCCCTTACCCTATAGGAATATGGAATAGTAATCATATAAACCCATTTCCAGATATCCCTAATTATGAGTTTGATCCTAAAGATTTAAATTTGGGGGAAACATTTAAAGAAAAAGAAGGAATAAGAAATTTATTACCAGAAGAAGGAGACGTTATTATAGAGGGGAGATTTGGTAACTCAATAAGATTTACTTCAACAGCCAAAAAATCAAATAATCCTTGGAGTAGTGTAGGAGAAGATGGAGATCCAATTGTTATAATTCGAAATGGGCAAATAATACAACCAGATTCATCTCCATGGGTACCTACATATGAAGATATAAATAGTGATGGATCTTCAATGTATTTGACATCCGGGCAAGAGATTCCTTTAGAATTATCATGTAAAAATCTTGAATCATTCAATATAACATTATCAAACAGTTTTAACTCTCAATTAATAATACCTGAATCCAACTCATTTTAATGGCTTATACACCTCAATTTCCATATAATGGTAATCAAATAATATATTCATCCGATAGAATTATATTTAATTCTAGGAATGACTCTATATTCTTATTTTCCAACAAAGTTATAGGATTATCATCAAATGAGGGGATACACTTAAATACTGCTAAAGATTTTATAGTAAATTCATCAAAAATTCAACTGGGATTAGAAGCTTCTGAACCATTAGTTCGTGGAAATAAATTCTATAATATGATGACAAAACTATTATCAGATTTAGAAAATGTAGGAAACCAACTATTTACAGCTACAGATAGTAATGGGAATCCAATCCCCTCAGTTCAAACAGCCGGAAATTCTTTAATAAAATCTACTAAACGAGTAAAAATTCTCTTAAAAACAATAAATTCAACTCAAAATTTTACATTATAATTAATGAACACTACTAAATTTTCAAATATATTATTAGATAAACTTCCTAAAAAGATAAATAATATTGTGGAAAATGTTCTGGATATATTATTTAATATAAATGAGTTTGTTAGAGAGTTAAATTCAATAGATTTTTGTAATCCTTTAGGTTATATTTTAACAAAATCACTACCCCCAGAAGGATTAGTAGATAATTTATTAAAAAAATATGGAGGTAAGGTAACTGGGTTTATAAATAAGGTAACAACTAAATTAGAAATAAATCCAAATAATAATAGTATTTTAGATGATATTGAAGAAATAAGATTGTCATTAGAAGATCTGATTCTTCCTGAAGAATTAAAAGATATTATTCCTGGGGGAGATGGATTAACTAAATTATTACAAGATTCAAATGATTCTTTAGTAATAACTAATACTATTTTATCAACTAATGATAAAAAGAAATTAATTAAATCTTTTGCCAATAGATTAATTCCTTTATCTAATCCTATAAATCTAACAGAAGCATTAATTTCTAGTAAAGCAGCTTCATTAAATCAAAAACTTTCTAATTTCATCAAACCAGAAAGATTTAGATCTGGATTACTTAAACTTATTAAAACAGTTAATAATATAAATAAATCTATATTACAAATACAAAATATAGTCATATTAATTAATAAAATAATTAAATCGATAAATGTCTTAATAAAGATATTTAAAATTTCCTCTAAAATTATCCAAAAACTTCCAATACCGGCGAAATATGTAACATCGGGAATGATAGTAACATCATCAACCAAAGTAGGAAAATTTGAAACTGATATATCTGATTTAAGTAAATTACTAAATAGCGTTTCAATATTTCTATCTCAATCAGTTACTAAACAAATTAAAAGAATAAGAGATGAAATATTTATGTTATTAATTGGATTAAATCAATTATATGAAAATTTAAGTGCCTGTTCTTATTTTAATAATGATATTATATTAGATGAAGTTAAAAAAAGCATAGACACTTTAAATAATAATATAACAATATTAGAAGATATGTTTCCTTCAATAAAAGAATCTTCAAATAATTCATCTTTATATAAAGGATATAATATTAATATACTTAAAGAAGAAACAACAGATAATAATACTAGTTTAATAAGAAGAAGAGTTATAGTAACGAATTCACAAGATATATTAGAATATGAAGGAACTCCTACATATGCTAGTGATGATCAGATATTAATTAAAGAGGGACAGTTTTTTATAGATAAAAAAGATGAATTAGGAACTGGAGATGATGGTCGCGATAATATAACAGATGAAGAAGCATCAATATTATTATCCCAAGTAGGTATGAAGTCTACTACTTTAGAAGAAGCATCTAATAAAGAAAATGAAGTAAATAAATTGCTATTAGAACAAATACAAAACAATCCAGAAGATAAAAAATTATACAACTTAATAAATGGTAATAATACTTATATAAATCAAGATAAAGTAGATCAAATTAAACGTATTGTTAATAATATAAATAAATTCTATAGTTCTAATGATAGGTCTGTTTTACTACAAAATAGATTACAAGTATTATCCAAATCATTAATTCAAAAAGGTTACCAACCTCAAGAAATAGAAGCAGCTTATAAATTTATATATTCTGAAAAATTTAATATAAAAATAATAAACAATAACATTACTATTAGTCAAAATTAGTATTTAAAATATTTATCGTCATGAAAACAAGTGAATTCAAACAATTATTAAAAGAAACAGTAAGAGAAGTACTTAGAGAAGAACTTAAAGTAATAAAAATGGCTTTAAGAGAACATAATACCATATTACAACCATATAAAAATATTGGTGGGTCTGGGCCTTCTAAAATACCAAATTACTCTGAAACAAATTCTCAACCAATACCTAGACCTGTAATAAAAGAAGTTCAATCTACTGGAAATCCAATGTTAGATATACTTAACGAAACTAGAAGTGGAATGTCAGGAAATGATTGGAATGATTTAGGTACTATGAATTCTTCAATGGCTCAAGGTATAAATTCATTTATAGAAAAACCAACTCAAGTTGGTACTGTAGGAGATATGTTACAAAATTCATCAACTTCATCTGATTTAAATCAAATAGAGATAGATGTAGTACCTAATTTTTCTAAATTAATGGGTGCTATGAAAGAAAAAGGTACTATATAATGAGTTATATAATAAGAAATATTAATCCTCTAGATGTTACTCCAAGTAAAGGTATTGGAGTAAGTATTCCATTTGATGGACCTACTGGATTAAATATAACATATACATCTAAAGATGCTATTAGAACTAATTTATTAAATTTTTTATTAACAGGTACTAGGGAAAGAATTTTAAACCCTAATTTCGGTTCTGGTTTAAGAAATCAAATATTTGAAATAATAAATAATGGTACTATGGATGATATGAGAGATATGATTTATAGTTATATTACAAATAATTTCCCTATTGTTAAAATAGAAAAATTAATAATTACCCCTGAAGAACACACTATAACAGTATATTTTAGTTATTCTGTTATAAATACTAATATAACAGATGATATATCTTTAAATTTTAATAATGGTTAATAAAAATATAAATTACATATCTAAAGATTTTAATTCGTTTAAAACAAAATTAATTAATTTTGCTAAAACTTATTATCCAACAACATATAATGATTTTTCTGAATCATCTCCTGGGATGATGTTAATTGAAATGTCATCATATATTGGTGATGTCTTGTCTTTGTACCAAGATAATCAAATCCAAGAAAACTTCTTACAATTTTCTAAACAAAGAAAAAACTTATTAGCCCAATCTTATGTATACGGATATAAACCACAAATTACATCAGTATCTAATACTATAATAGATGTATATCAGATTGTACCTTCTATTAATATTTCTGGATTAATATCACCAGACTATTCTTATTGTTTAAATATAGATGAAGGAACTCAAATTCAATCTTCTATAAATCCAAAAATTAAATTTTATATAACAGATAAAATAGATTTTAGCGTTTCTGGATCTAATAATAATACTGATGTTAGTATATATTCATTAGATGGTAATAATCTTCCTAACTTTTATCTTCTGAAAAAACAAAGAAATGCATATTCGGGAGAAGTTAAAACCAAAGATTATACTTTTAATGAACCTCAAAGATTTTCTACTATAGAATTGAATGATTCTAAAATTATAAAAATTGTAAATGTAGTTGATAGTAATAATAACATTTGGTATGAAGTTCCATATTTAGCCCAAGAAACTATATTTGATAAAGTATCTAGTAATGTAGATTCAACACCATATTTTCTTAAAATAAAAAGTGTCCCAAGAAGATTTATATCAAGATTTAAAAGTAATAATATATTAGAAATCCAATTTGGACCTGGGGTGTCTACATCTCCAGATGAAGAAATAATTCCTAATTTTGAAAATATAGGTTTAGGATTACCTTATGGAACTAGTAAACTTACTACAGCTTTTGATCCTTCAAACTTCTTATATACAAAAACATATGGAATAGCTCCTTCCAATACAACATTAACATTCAAATATATTGTTGGTGGTGGAGTGGAATCTAACACTCCGTCTAATACACTAAATATTTTATCATCAGGTAATGTATCTTTTATTAATAACAACTTAGATAGTCAATTATCTAATATAATAATTAATTCACTTTCTTTTAATAATGAAAATCCTGGAGTTGGAGGAGGTGATGGAGATACTAATGAAGAATTAAAACTTAATACATTAGCTTCATATCCAACTCAACTTAGAGCAGTTACTTTTGATGATTATAATATAAGAGTTTTATCTCTTCCTCCAGAATTTGGAATTGTCTCAAAATCTTTTATAAACAAAGACTCATACAGTAGTGATAAAAATCTTCTATCATTATATATTTTATCTAAAGATATAAATAATAAATTATGTATTGGAGATATTATATTAAAAACAAACTTACAAACATATTTAGAAGAATATAATAATGAAACTGATGCTATTAATATTAAGGACGCTTTTATAATTAATATCGGATTAAATTTTGATATAACATTAAGACCAAACTACAATAACAGAGACGTAATAAATAGATGTTTACAAGATATAAAAACATATTTTAACACAGATAAATGGAATATAAATCAACCTATAATACTATCAGAAATATATAATATTTTAGATAAAGTTGATGGAGTTCAGACAGTTAAAAAAGTAGAAATAATAAATAAATCTGGCGAAGAAAATGGATATTCGAAATATGGATATGATATTAATTCATCTACAGTTAATGGAGTCATATACCCTTCATTAGACCCTAGTATATTTGAAATAAAATTCCCAGAAGTAGATATAAATGGAAGAAGTACGTCATTCTAAAATATATTTATATTTATATTAAAATACAATCATGGCTGTTTATAAACTATTTCCAATAAAAGACTCTTATATTTCTGAAGATAAACCTAATTTTAATTATGGGCGTGATGAAATATTTGAGATATCTACAAACTCAAAATCTAGAGCATTAATTCAATTTGATCAAGGAGAAATAACTGATTTGATAATGAGTGCATCGGGAATTTATAGAACTGATATAAAATTATATTTTTCAAATGCGTCTGCATTACCTCTAGATTATTCTTTTGAATTTCATCCAATAAATGAACCTTGGGATATGGGTACAGGAAGAAATGGAGATAATCCAAACCCCCAAAATGGTGTTTCTTGGAATAATTCTACATTAACATCTTCTTGGGATGGGGGAAATTATACTAATTCTGGTATATCTCAATCTTTTAATTACCAAGATAATAAAGATATTAATTGTGATGTAACTGATATAATTAACTTTTGGTTTAATAATATAATTCCAAATAATGGTTTATTAATAAAATATAATGATGTTATAGAATCATCTTCATTAAGTATACAAACTAATTTCTTTTCATCAGATACTCATACTATATACCCCCCACACCTAGAATTTTATTGGGATGATACTAGTTATAGTTCATCTTTAAATACTGTTAGTGGAGATTTTACTACTAATATTACTAATTTAAAACAAGAATTCAATTCTAATAGTGTTTATACGTTCACAGTAAAAAACAGAGATAAATATCCTACTAGGAGTTTCCAAAGTAGTTCAGTATATTTAAATAATAAAATATTGCCTGAAGAATCATATTGGTCTTTAAAAGATTTAAAAACTGAAGAAATTATCATAGATTATAATAATCTTGGAACTAAATTAGGAGCAAATAATAATGGTAATTATTTCAAATTATATATGAATGGTCTTCAACCTGAAAGATATTATCAAATTTTATTTAAAACCATAATTAACGGTAATATTATTATTATAGATGATAAATCAAATTATTTTAAAGTTATAAGATAATGGCAGGAGAATTAATAAAACTTAATAAAGATGTATTCTCTAGAGAAGATTATCCTAAAATAATAGATACTGAATTTTCTCAACTTGTTAAACCTACAACAGAAAATCCTGATGATGTAACAGTAGATGAGTTTTTTGAATTATATAATAAATTATTTTTTGAAATACCAATAGATGGAGAGATAGGTTCCCATAAAGAATTAATTATAAGAAGTACAGAATACGTTGGGGAAACTCAAAATACAGAAGAAATAGATTTATTATTAGAAGAAATAAATCAATTAAGATTAGATTTATTAGAAGCAAGACAAACTATAGAAGATTTAACACAATAATATGGAAAAATTCCAAATAAATAATATAGATTCAACTCCATATATAGACCAAACATATAATGAAGATGATATAAATCTTTTATCCCCTATTAATATTAATAAAGAATTTGGGGAACCAAATGATATAATAGAAATGTATATTATATCTCCTTCTGGGGATATATTAATTTCTAACTATAATTTTACCAACTATAAAAAAATAAATAATATTGATAATTCTTCATTATTCGATACCATAGTGTTGAATCCTGAAGAAGATATTTTATCATATGGATATAATGTAGGTCAGTTTGATATTATTTATAATTTTAAAAGATTATTATTTAATAGTTCTAATCAATCTAAATTCTTTATTAAAGAAATATCGAGAGATAGAACAGAAATAAAAATAACTTCTAATGATATTTCTTATTTAAATCTCCAATCTTCTTTTATAGAATATATAATTAATAAGAACCAAAGAAACTTCTATTCAGATTTCATACTAAATTTTGGTGGGAATAAATCTATAATAGGAGTAAATATAGAATTAGATACTAATATAGATGTTCCTAGTTTATTTATCAAATTATATGAACCTTTATCAAGTGAATATGATTTAAAAAACACTCTTTGGGTTGAAGAAAATATATCAGACCCTTATACTTTTAGGTTAAATAATAGTATAATAGTGGAAAATGTTGAAAATCAATTTCCATTAAGGGGGCCAAACTTTGATATAGAAATAAATAAACAATTAAGTACTCCAACATCATATCTAAATATATCAAATATATTAAGTAATGATACTACATCTTCATACAACCAATTACAGTCATTGATTGGGGAGAATGTAAATATTAATATAGATTATAATATAATATCAGAATTTATTCATTTTTCTTCCGCAAAAGAAAGAATAGAAAACTTTATATATAAGTTAAACCAAATCCAAAATTTAGAAAAAGACTTAAATATAATTACAAATCTTTCATCATCAATAGAGACAAGTAGTATAAATAATTCAGTTTTATTATTAAATAACCAAATAAGTAATATCACTAAAAATTTTGATGGATATGAATACTTCTTATATTATGAGTCAGGTTCAAACTCATTCCCAAAAGTAAATAACCAAAGACCTTATATAAACGAAAATGTAACATCTTCTATATCTCTAGAATGGATTGGTTCAGATGATGAACAATCTAATTACTATGGAGGTAAAATATTAGATCATTTAAATTATGATACTCAAAATAGAGATTATATTTGGAATAATCTTCCAGAATATATTAAATATGATTCACAAAATTCTCAATTAGAATTACTTATATCTATGTTAGGTCAACATTATGATTATGTTTGGACTTATATTAAAGATATAACTAATAAAAATAATAATGATAATAGATTAAACTACGGTGTTTCTAAAGATTTAGTTGGTGAAACCTTAAAATCTTTCGGAATAAAATTGTACACTAATTCAAGAAATAATCAAAATATTTATATATCTTTGTTGGGAGAAAATCCTGATGGTACTTTTTTACCATCAACTGGATCTTATAATATAGATAATTATATAACATCATCTAATTATACTATCCCTGATAATGATATCACGAAAGAAACGTATAAAAGAATATATAATAACTTACCTTATTTACTTAAATCTAAGGGTACCCGAAAAGGGATACGCGCTTTAATTAATTGTTTTGGTATTCCAGATACTATATTAAATATAAAAGAGTTTGGTGGGGTTATTAAAGAACAAGATTTTATAGAACAAGATTATAACAAGTTTAATTATAGTTTAAATAATAGTGGAAGTAATACTTTATCTATTCCATGGCTTCCTTCTAATCAAAGATTTGTGGACTCTAGTTCGTTTAGTATATTCCCAGATAGTATTGAATTTAGATTTAAAAATAATTTAGATACAATTATATCAAATCCTACTCAATCGTTATTAGAAATTAATCCTAATTCTATAAAAGTTACTACAACATATGTTAGTGGTACTTATGGTCTTTTAGAATTTTCTATGGAAGGATATCCTAGTGCTAGTGTTATTAGTAGTAGTTTAATATTACCTTTATACAACGACAATTGGTGGAATATATCTTTATCTAGAGATATATTAGGAACTACTGATAATAGTTTAAATACTAATTACACTTTAATTATAGGAGAAAAGAATAGTACTGATATAGAGACTTTAGAATCTTGTTCTATATATATAGATGGAACGATCCAAAGTGATTATAACCAATCTTGGAATTCACATGGTATTGTTAATTTTGGGGTATCTGGTAGTAAATTTTTAGGAGAAATCCAAGAATTTAGATACTGGATAAATTCAACTCCAATAGAAGATTTTAAAGACCATATTTTAAATCCTAAATCATTTTCCAATACTGATGAAACTTCATCTTATAAAAATTTAATATTTAGATTGCCTTTAGGTTCTGAATTAGATAATTTAAAAAGTTCAAGTTTATACTCTGTTCACCCATCTTTCACAAGTAGTTTTATAAGTGGGGGTATTTCTTCGTCTTATGCTACTAATAGTGATAATAGTGGTATTATTTATAATTATAACTATGAAAAATATTTAATTAATGTTCCTAATGGTGGTAATTTTATTGAATCTAATCAAAAAATAAAAATAATAGAAACTAAAACTTTACCTGATAATGTATTATCTCCTAATGTTTCTATTGTAAAAAAATCTAAATATAATCAAGTAAAGAATTCATCAAATATTGAAATTGGAATATCACCTCAAAATTCAATAAATGATGATATTATAAAACAATTAGGTAATTTTAATATAGATGATTATATAGGAGATCCAAAAGATGGTAGTAAAACATATTATCCTTCATTAAATGAATTAAGAGATTTTTATTTTAAAAAATATAATGGTAATAAATCTATAAAAGATAGTATTAAATTGTTGTCATATTTTGATAACTCTTTATTTAAAATGATAAAAGACTTCATACCAGCCAAAGGGAATTTATCTTCTGGTTTGATAATAAAATCTCCTATCTTAGAAAAAAATAAAATCCAAAAATTTGAACCTGTATTAGAAAATAAATATTTAGAAGCATCTTTAGAAACCGGGAATATAGAAGGTACAAATTCATTAGGTACCGATTTATTTATATCTAACGATGAAAATATCCCAAGTTCTCTAGGTTATATAATTAAAAAAGGAGTAAATCAAAAAGAATGGTTTAGTGGAGAAATATCAGGTTCTGATATAATAGCTCACTCTCAATCTCAAGAAAATATTATTTATGAAGAAAATAAAGTCTTTCCAAAAGATATCGATAGTGTAAATAATGATAGAATAAAATTTGATCCAATTTTAAACAATGTTCAAGATTCTGTAAAAAGTACTAAGCGTTTTAATGTAGATTATGGTAATAATATAAATATTCCTAATAACATAAATTATATAACTTCTTCATTAATAGATAATGTTGTTATTCCTATTATATTTGCAGATGTTCAAGAGAGTAATTATTCTTTAAAAAGACATAACAACCCAAGATATGATGGATCGAAAACCAAATCTAAATTATATAATAATTATAGTATTGGGGATATATCTTTCGGAAAAACTGCTGCTATAGATAAAGAAAATATTAAATTTTCTTATTTCCAAGAAATAACATCTCAAGCAAAAACATTACCAGAGAGAGTTAATGTAAATATAAAATATTTAATAGACGAAAATTCTAATATAACAGAATTAACAAGACAAAATAAAAATTTATTTGACGTTCAAAATATATTTGATAAGGGAAATATTGATATTATATTAGATGATAATAAATCACCATCAAATCAACAAAAATTAGATGGATTAAAAAGTATTTTCTCTGGAGGATTCAGATATGAACCTATATTACAAAATATAAAAGGAACTCATAAATATTTAGAATATACTTATGAAAATAACGATCAAGTTCCTAATAGTGGAGGATTAGGAAATGTCATTGAACCTTTAGATAATGATTCTTTAATTATAGGCATCCCATTCTTGAATAAACCTATAGCATATGATCAATTAGAGGTACTTTCTCGATATAATAGAGGAGTAGGATTAAATTCATCTATTTCTATCCCTGTACAAAGAAATACAGGAGATAATAGAGAAATAACTCAAAGGATTTCTGGAAGTTTTGAATTAATAGCATACATTTCACCACCCACAAACCTAGTAACCAAATTATATAGCCAACCAAACTACGTAGGAAGTGTGTATAATATACATGGAGCCGTATCAACTGGGTGGGTAAATAACTACTCGGATTCATTCGTAAATTTAGCGGGGACTAATGATAAAATATCATCAGCTCAAATTCCTGCTGGAGTTTCTTTAGGTTTATGGGGAGAAGGTGATTATCAAGGACCTTATATTAATGCTGTAGGTCCAACTTCTATAACAGGCCCTAGTGATCCATGGGGAGGATGTCCTTTATGTCGTACTGGATTTGGTGTGTCATCTTTGGAAACTAAAATATTGGATTGTTTTGTATCTGCAAATATATATACTGTTTATAATTCATTTAATAAGCCAATCAAAAATGAGTTATTAGTATTTAACGGAACAACATATATTCCATCAGAAATAGGGAACTCAGTTCCTTCAACCCAAATAGAAAAAAATAATGAAATAGGAATAAAAATAACATTTAATATAGATGGATATGTTGTTTTACCTAAAAATCAAAATAGTGCTAATCTTATTTTAAAAGATTTATCTCTTAATACTGGAATATTAAGATCTGATATTAGCTTTAATAATATAGCACCAAATAATAGCATACAGTTTACTACAGCACCAACATTAAATAGTAATATAAACAGATTTGGTTCTCCATTTATACTTGGATCCCCACCTCAATTTTTATATATTACGGGAACATTAGATAATGGATTTGATAGTGGTTCTGAAGATAATTACTATTTTGAAAGAGGTACATATAGTGGAAGTAATGTATATAATTTATTAACAGCGTCATATGATTTATCTTTAATTTATTTTAAACAAAAACAAAATGGAAATAATTTCACCCAAACGTTCCCTCCATTTTCTCATAGAGGATATGAAGATGTAGAAGGAGTTTTTAATATAAAAGTTGGAGATTTATGTAGATTTTATAATCATGATAAAGAAGAATTTCCTATAATTTATGAAAGAGAAGTTGTAAAAGTTTTTCCTCCTATAAATCAACCTTCCATGGATTTTATAGATGATACTAATAGATTATTTATTTTAGTAGATGATAATATTTTTAATCAATCATGTTCTGATAATGGTTCTACAATACCTACTAATATTCAAAACTTTATATTCTTATCTAAAATACCAGATGAAACTAATATTATTATAAATACCTCCAAAAGAGATGGAAAAACATCTCCCGGATTAGCACTCCCAGGAAATATTAGTAAATCTTTAAAAAGTAAAGCAGGAAATATAATAAAACAATTAAAAAATCAAAACCTAATTTAGGGTGTATATAATAAAGAAAGCCCTTGAATAAGGGCTTAGATAAGTAATATTTATAGTCGCAACAACTTAAACATACTATGATGATAAATATTACAAAATCCCCTAAAATTATAGGAATATATAAAATTACTAACCCTAAGGGTAAAATTTATGTAGGTCAAAGTACCGATGTGGAAAATAGATTTAAATATTATAAAAAATTACAATGTAAAGGCCAACAAAAACTTTATAATTCTCTTAAAAAATATGGTCCTGAAAATCATAATTTTGAAAAAATAGAAGAATGTTCTGTAGAGTTACTTAATGAAAGAGAAATTTATTGGGGTAATTTTTATAATGTTATAAAAGAAGGTTTAAATTTAAAGGAATTAGGTATTGGAGGAAGATGGAATGAAGAAATGAAAATTAAATTCAAAGAAAAAAGAAATACAAATGAATGGAAATCTTTTATATCTTCTATACATAAAAATAAAATAGTGGATAATTCTACTAGAGAAAAACAAAAGAATAATAGATTAAATATTCCTCAAACTTTAGAAACTCAAGAAAAAAGAGGAATATTTAATAAACATAGTGAAGAACACATAAATAAATTTATTCAATCAAAATCAAAAAGTATTATATGTGTAAATACTAACCAAGAATTTAATAGTATAAAAGAAGCAGAACAAATATTAAATATAGATCATTCTTCCATTATTAAAGTTTTGAAAGGTAAAAAAGATAATTACAAAGGATTAATTTTTAAATATAAAATATAAAAATAATATGGGATACTTAAATGGAGATGCTATAACAATAGATAGTATTCTTACGAAGAAAGGAAGAGAATTATTAGCTAAAAATGATGGCTCTTTTAAAATTACACAATTTGCTTTATCTGATGATGAAATAGATTATACGTTATATAACCCAAATCATCCATCAGGTTCTGCTTTTTTTGGAGAAGCTATAGAAGCAATGCCTATATTAGAAGCGTTCCCGGATGAAAATCAAATAATGAAATATAAATTATTAACTTTACCTAGAGGAACAGCAAAACTTCCTATACTAGATGTTGGTTATACTGCGATATCATTAAAACAAGGAGCCTCTCTTTCAATAACACCTCAAACATTAAATTATTTAGGAGCTAACGCAACTTTTGAATCATCTGGTTATACTTTTAATATTGGTGATTCAAGATTAGTATCATTATTTGAGGGAACTGGTATAAGTACACAAGAAGTTAATAATATAAATTCAACAACTACTTTAGGAACAAACGTATCTAAAACAGTTATAGGAACAGTATTAAATATTACTGGTACTACAATCAATACATTATTTGGTACACAAACCTCCATATCAACCATAATAACAATAGTAGGAAGAGACTCTGGAGCTAGAGTAACAATCCCTTTAACCCTTATAAAAAACAACAATTAATGAGTTTTTCAACATTAAATCCAGAAGACATAGTAATAAGTTCAGACTCTATAGTATCTACATTATGGAGCGAAGGAAAACCTATAATAAATAATATATATAAATCATCAGCAGAAAATACAAAACCTTATTTAGATGTATATTCATCTGATATTAATTTAGATCCAAATTCTCCAACTTCTCCTTCTCCCCAATTTTCTATAATATATGGAAATAAAAATGGATCTGGTTCAGCTCTTATAAATCCTATAGTACCTAGTTTATCTCCAACAAGAATTACTTATGGACAAATTAGAACATTAATAAATGGAGATGAAAATACACCGATAAATTTTGGTAGTGGAAATACAGATTCTGTAGATTTTTATTCTATTAATATAAATAGATCTAGATATAAAGAAAAACTATTTTTATCTACGTTTAATCTAGTATTAAGTAAATCAACATCCTCTGTATCTTTAACTAATAATAGTAAAGATTCGACTGTAGTTAGTTATTGTGATGCTGGTAGAGTATTTGATATTGTTAGTGGTAGTGATGGAAAATCTATTACTGGGGGTGGTAAAACGGTATCCGGTTCTTATGGTAAATTTCTACCTGATGTTGGGTTAATATTATTAAATCCAAGAGCCTTAGCACTTTCAAAAGCTAATGGGGGTATAGGTATGAGTATTGATTTTAGTCCAAATGATGGTGCTAAGGATAATAATAATATTGAATTATTTAATAGTATTAATGCTGGAAGTCGTTTTTCTTTAAATAGTGAAGAAACTATAACATCTGATTATATCTTTATAAGAGTAAAAAATGGTGAATTTAATTACACTTCGAATCCATCAGTAATAAATAGCAATGGAGAATTTTATTATGATACTTTAATTAATAATCCTCAAACTTTTATTACTACTGTTGGATTATATAATAGTGCTAACGAATTATTAGCAGTAGCTAAACTATCAAAACCATTAACTAAAGATTTTACAAAAGAACTACTTTTGAGAGTTAAAATAGATTTCTAAAATTAATTCACCAAACTTCTTTAATTAAAACACCAACCTATATAATAATATGAGTTTTGCATATAAAAAAATCCATCCCGAAAATGTAACAATATCCCCATATTATGCTAATAAACAATACAATTTTGATATATCAAATATATCTGGAAGTGGAATAACTTTATATTTTGGTGAATATACTATAAATGATATAATAAATTATTTTGATCCTGTTAATGATAACCAAACTTCTAATAATGAATATAAAAGATTAATATTTAATTCTGTTAAACATTTATTTTATAAAAATTATATAGATAGTGGATCTCTTACAACATCTTCTTCATATTATGATTACCCTCAAACTACTTTATATTCTGGTACTTTTGATACAAATTTAAGAAGAATATCAAAAGAAAGTGGATCCTCATTTCAAGGGGTTAATAGCATATATAATGATTCTAATGTATATGATAACACCTCATTATATGATGAAACCTTTTTTGATGCTTATAGAGGAAGTTTAGTAACAATTATCTCAATAGATAAAAACCTTTATGGGAATAATATTCTACCAAACACATTTTTATTAGAATCAGGGAGTTATTATGTAAAAGATGATGGAGAAGGAAATGTATTTGATTATACAACAGAGGAAAATTATAATGAAATAATAGAATCGGGCATTCCTACAGCCATTTATATTGGGAATATATTTTATTCTTTAGGATTAGTAGTTGTAACAAACCAAGATTATATATGTTTATTAGGTTCACCTCCAACCGCAATAAATAACTATTATACTGAACTAAATGTTTCTAGATCTATTAATTATGATATTACAGAAAATGATTATTCAGATTGTGGAGGTATAGATTTTAGTAGTGTTGTTTTAATTCCTATAGAAGGATATGATTTTCCTGACAGTTTTATAGGAGTTGATGGGTTTTTATATTTAGTAGATAATCAAACTAGTTATGTTCCTGGTTCTTATAAAATAGGATATACTGTTAATAATAATACAGGACTACAAAGTAATTTAGGATATATATATTTAAATATAATACAACAAAAACTAGAAATAAATAATCTAAATGTAGAAAAAATATGTAATAATACTACAGGAAGTGTTAGTTACAGTTTTGATATAGATTATGGGGTTCCTGTATATAGTTATTCATTCGATAATATAAATTATACTAGTATACCTGGATTTAATAATATAACAGTTACAGGAAGTGTAAATTCATTATCAAGCTCATTATATGTTAAAGATTATATAAATAATATAACTTCAACATCATTTAATGCTTTTGAAGAACCTATTATATATAACTTAAATATAAAACCACTACCATCTTGTGATGTAAGTGGAGGAATATTTACAGTTACATCATCAAATGCTTCTTATTTTAAAATAGATTCAAATCCGATACAATACCCTATAACAGCTTCTGTATTAGTTTCAACAGGAAGTCATTATGTTTATTTATATAATACTGAAGGATGTGTTTTAACATCATCTTTTAGTTCAAGTAATCTAAACCCATATTCATATAATACTATTTATAGTGATGTTACTTGTATTAATAGTGGAACTTTAACTATAAATAATTTCCAAGGAACTTACTCAAATAATATATCTATAAGAATAATTAAACCAGACTTAACTACATCTTCATACAACACATCATCATTATATTTAAATAATCTAGCATCAGGTTCATATTCAATCCAAACATATGATGGATATTGTTCACAAACGTCAAGTGTAATAATAGGAACGTTTAGTGAAATGGTATTATCATCATCTATAGATTACTCAAACCCATGTTTCTCTAATATAATATTGAATGTTAGTGGAGGAGTAGCTCCATATACTTATAAAGTCTTTTCATCTGGAAGTATATACAATTCAGATAGTAATAATATCCAATTATATTATGATAATTTAAATCCATTAATATTAACAGCTTCTGTTACTGATAATAATGGTTGTAAGAAAACAATTTACCAAGAAGTGTATGGAAGACAATATATTTATAGTGGATCTTATTGTGAAAACATATAACAAAAATAATTATGGCAAACACTGGATATAAAATAAATCCACAAGTAATACAGATATTTACAACAGGACCTAGTTCAGGATCAATAGTAACATCTTCATTCACAGTAACATTCGATTCCGGGTCTGATTTTATATCTTCATCATTATGTAATCAATTATTTTATTATAAAACATATGATCCTTATAATTGTGTAGTACCATTATTATGTGTAGCACCTATATTACACCCAGCTACATCTCAGTTTTGTGATAGCTCATATAACTACACATATCAATTTAATATAGAAGCAGGATCTAATCCTATTTCTGGATTAAGAGTAGAATACTGTCTAAATTCTGGATTTACAGGAGAAGTAAAAGGAACTACAGTGACAGATTATTCAGGAAGTATAATTAGCCCTTTATCTGTAAATATATCAAATGGATTAACTAATAGATCTGAAACTTCACCTAGTGGATTATTAACTTTACCATTAAATCGATATTCACCTGTGTATTTTAGAGCTAAATCTATATGTTCAGGATCAAATTCTTCTTCATATTCTAATATTCAAGAAGCAAAATGTATTGAACCAACTCCCTCGTATTACCACCGTTTCTCTCCAGGTGTAAGTACTATTAGTGAAGCTTATGCTGCAACATCTTATCCAGTAGTATATTTTAATGATGCTCCTACTTTAATAAATGGAGCACAGTTATGGTATGATGGTGGACTATCAAATAAAGCTGATGGTTATAATTTATATTATAAATCACAAGAATTAAATCAAGTTGTACGTATTGATACAGAAGGGAAAGTAAATATTTAACTTCATGTTAAACAAAATAAATAAATGGATTTAAAATTTAAAAATAATTATATAATATATGAAACTGAAATACGTTGTATTATTGGAGAAAATGAATTAAATTATTCACAAAATCCAACATTACAAACGGGTTCATATGGTGATTTAAAAGAATTTGCTTTAGAGGAAACTTTTTCTCCATATATTACCACAGTAGGATTGTATAATGATACTAATGAATTAATAGCAGTAGCTAAATTAGCACAACCCATACCTTTATCTTCTACAACTGATACATGCATAGTAGTAAGGATTGATATGTAACCTAAAACAAAAATATGACTTGGACAAACCTACAAGGAAAAGAATATAATAATATAGAAGAATTTGATGGAGCCTTTGGTTTCATTTACCGTATAACAGAAATAGAAACAGGAAGAATATATATCGGAAAAAAACAATTAATATTCGATAGAAAAAAGAAATTAGGGAAAAAAGAACTCGCTCTAATAGAAGTAAAACCAGGACGTAGACCTACTACTAAACGAGTAAAGAGTGAAAGTGATTGGTTGACATACTGGGGTTCAAGTAAAGAATTAAATGAAGAAATTAAAAAGAAAGGTAAAGATAATTTCGAACGAGTTATAATACAATTAGCTTATTCATCAAAACAACTTACTTATTTTGAAACACAATATCAATTCAGTTATAATGTGTTACAAACTGATTCCTTCAATAACTCAATCCTTGGAAAATTCCATCGTAAAGATTTTATATAAATATATTAGGCCTCGTAAGAGGCTTTTCGTATACTTACAACAAAAATAAATTATGGCTAAGTTCGGTTTATATAGTAAAAATAATCTAGAAGAATGTGTAACTATTACAGAAAATAAAAGAATAGATCTTGCTGTTATCTATTTTATTGGATTAAAAAATTTATCAATAGGAGAATTTGATAAATTATTTGTCGTAAAAGAAGAATTTGATAAATTATTTTTAGTTAAAAACTTTACGTATAAATAGTTATGATAGAACTTACCAAAATTTACCTAGTTACTAATTGCCATGGAGACCCTAACAAAGTCTATATTGGTAAAACAAAAAATTCTAGAGAAAATAAACATAAAAAGACCTTCGGTGAGTATATTACTTACGATTATATTGATGAAGTAAATTCTTGGAATCATAAAGATTGGAAACCTTTAGAAACTTTCTGGATTAGACAATTTAAAAATTTTGGATTCGAAGTATTAAATGAAAATGAAGGAGGAGGTGGGCCTAGTTCATTTTCTTATGAATCCATATTAAAATTAAGTATATCTAGTATAGGTAAAGGAGTAAAACCTATATTACAATATGATATAAAAGGTAATTTTATTAAAGAGTGGCCTAGTTTAACAGAAGTAGAAAATATTTTAGGTATTAAAATTAGAGATATATCGAATTGTATTAAAGGTAATCAAAATACTTCTGGTGGATTTGTTTGGAGATTTAAAAATAATCCATTAGAAGAAAACTTTTCTTATATAAAATATAAAAACACCAAAATTAAAAAGGACAAACCTGTTTATGTTGATAAAAAGTCAAATAGACGTAGTATAAAAGTTATTCAATTTGATTTAGATGGTAGTTATATTAAAGAATGGGATAATATGAAGTCTGCTTCTTTATTTTTTAATAAAAATAGTCCAATTTCAATATCAAATTGTTGTAATAACAAAGCAAAACAAGCATATGGTTTCATATGGAAATTTAAATAAAGGATATGATAGATCAGATATTATTGGGTTTAGTGGAATCAGTTTTAGGAAAAGGGGATGTTAGATCAAAGGGGAACTACGCATATCATTGTCCTTTTTGTAATCATAAAAATAAAAAACTAGAAGTCAATTTAATTACCAATACTAAAAATAAAAACCCGTATGCGTGCTGGACGTGTGGTCGTAAAGGTACGACCCTTAAATCGCTGTTTAACGCGTTAAAAGTTGATACTCCTAAATTTGAAGAATTAAATAAAATATTAGGTACAACTTATAAACAAGATAAAATAAAAGTTGATATTCAAGTTGAATTACCAACAGAATTTACTCCCTTTATTAATCTAAAAAAGACAGATATAATTTCACGCCATGCATTAAAATACTTAATTAAAGATAGAGGAATATCATTCGGAGATATAATTAAACATAACATCGGATTTTGTGAAACGGGTCGATATAAAAATAAAGTTATAATACCTTCATATTCTAAAGATGGAAAATTAGATTATTTCGTTGCACGTTCATTTGAAGAAGATCCATTCCAAAAATTAGACGCCCCACAATCTGATAAGAATATAATTGGTTTTGAGTCTATGATTAATTGGGACTTACCCGTAATTCTCTGTGAAGGCCCCTTCGATTCGTTAGCTATAAAAAGAAATGCGATTCCATTGTTTGGAAAAAGTGTATCTGAAAAACTTAGGAAAAAACTAGTATTAAACAAAATAAAATCTATATACCTCGCACTCGATGAGGATGCTTTAAAAAACACAATTAAATTAGCAGAAGAGTTAATTAATCTAGGTAAAAAAGTATACGTAGTTAGACTTAAAGGAAAAGACCCAAGTGAAATGGGTTTTGAAAAATTCACAAAATTAATCCAAAAATCCCAACCTTTCACTTATGGGGATTTACTTAAACTTAAAATGAGTATATGACAGAACAAAAACCTATAATATTAAAAAATAAAAAATACGGTCGTATTTTAGAATTATCCAAAGACTCACTTCAAATAACAACTTTGGATTCTCGTTTCTATAGACGTAATGGAAAATATTACCCCTCTATAACATCAGTATTAGGTCTTTACCCGAAGGGTAAACATTTTGAAGAATGGTTGATGAAATATGGTTATAATTCAAAAATTATTGCTCATAAAGCTGCAGATGATGGTACTAAAGTACACGATTTGTGTGAACGATATTTAAATGGAGAAGAATTATTTTTCCTTGATAGTAAACAACAACCACAATATGATCCTGAAATATGGAGAATGTTCCTTAATTTCGTTGACTTTTGGGAATTATTTAAACCTACTCTTCTAGAAGCAGAAGTTCATTTATTTTCTGATGTTTTGAAAATAGCAGGTACTTGTGATATAGTTTGTGAAATAAATGGTGAAATTTGGATTATAGATTTAAAAACATCAAACCAAGTTGTTTCTACTTATGAAATCCAAACTTCATTATATAGAACATGTTATGAAGAATGTTATCAAAAGAAAGTAGCAAAAACCGGTATCCTTTGGTTAAAAGCAGGTTCAAGAGGACCAGACAAAACAGGTAAAAAAATTAAAGGAAAGGGTTGGGAGCTTATAGAACCAACTCGTAAACATGAAAAAAATATTGAAATTTATAAAGCATTAAGAATTATATTCGATATTGAAAACCCAAAACAAGAACCATCACATTTCAGTTTCCCGACTGTTATAAAACGAAAAAAGTAGTTATATGTAATTACATATAAAATATACGAAAATTACATCTTTATATGTTTAAACATATAATTTAAAAATTAGGCCTCATAAAGGGGCCTTCGTATATTTACAAAAATTAAAGTTATGAAAATAAATAACCCAAACGATGTATTAGCAAAAGCTAAGTTATATGAAGAATTTAGAAAATATATAACTTCTCCTGGAAGAAAAAGCGCTATGGTACCAGATAAATTTCAATCACTTTTTAAAGATGATAAGTAATGAAAGTAAATAATCCAAACATTACTGCTAAAGAAGAATATAAAAAGAGAGAATTAATGAGAAAATGGATTGAAATACTCCCACAATTTTTAAATTCTGATAGCCAAAAACTACAAACAATAATCCAAAAGAAACATGAGCAATAAAGGTATCTTAATAATGGGTTCACCTGCATCAGGTAAAACCCAATTTGAAGAAGAATTATGTCGTTGGGATGATTTTCAAGAACCAGAAATGTGGGGGAGACTTGATCCTGATATTTGGGTTGAAAATGAGGATAGTGAATTTTATAATAATCCACTCAAAGCATCAAATTTCTTGTATAAAACTGTCCTCCCAAATCAAATGGATGAAGGGTGGAATTTTATACTTCAAACCGTTGGTTCAAATACGAAGACTCTGCGCAAAATCATCGATTATAAGCAATACCAATATAAAGTCATAATAGTATATTGTAATCCAATTATCGCGTTTAAACGCAATTTTTCTCGTGAACGAAGAATACCCAAACAAGTTCTTCTAGAACGATGGTTACAAGTATATTCTCAAATAGACGAGTATATAAATATGTTTGGAAAGGATAATATTTATATTTATGAGACGGAGTATACTGAGGAAGAAGAGCATCTTGTAGAAATATTTGAATCAGGTAATACAACAGTAGAATATGAATTACAAAATATTCAAGTTGAGTCTTCTTTTAGAACAGATACAACTAGTTATACAGTAGAACAAATTTTAGAAAAAGAAAATAAATTCAAATTACTTTTAGGAGAAATTGATAGTAAAATAAACAATATTGAAGATAAAATAGGTTATTCACCCTTATGTTATCCCAAAGAAAAAATATTACAAGAAATAACAGAATGGAAGGATTAGGACAAAAAATTGCTGAAAGAATAATACACGAATCTGCTAAAATAATTAGCTTATATCCTGGTTCGTTCTCCCCCCCACATCGTGGTCACGTTGAAGTTGCTAAGAGAGCTGCTCAACACGTAGATGAACTTCATATTATTATTTCAAATAATATACGTGAAGGATATACTCCTGAAGTATCACTTAAAGTTTGGAAACAATATATTCCTTTATTGCCCGAAAATGTTAAAGTAAAAATATCTACTTCATCTTCTCCTATAACAGAAATTTATAATATAGTTAAGGATAAAACAAATAATTATATTGTTGTATATGGAAAAGGAGAAAAAGATAGATATAATTCTATAAACGAAAATAGAGAAAAATATTCAAATGTTGATATTATAGACGCTGGTAATTTTGATGACATATCATCTACTTCATTGCGTGAAGCTATACGAATTAGAAATAGATTAGCAATTAAATCTTTAATTCCTGAAGGAATAAAAGTAGACGATTTCTTAATGAATTTTCAACTTCATGAAATAAAAGTAAATACTCCGGGATTTAAATCTGTTATTGATGTTATAAATTTGATAAAACAAATAAGAGAAAAATATAGAACCCTTCAAAGTAATGATCAACTGTATTATATTAATAAAATAGAAGATATTAAAGATAAATATGGGGATGTAATAACTTTTCGTAATACTAAAGAATTTTTAGAAGCACTACCAGGACAGGAATTAAATAAAATTTATAAAGAATATGAATCTTTATTAAATTTAAATGAAATAAAAGTAAATCAACCCTTTAATTATAAAAAAGCTTACGGAGAAAGTCATTCATATAATGAATTTTTAAAAACCCAAGAATCAACACAAAGACCTCCAGATTATTTTTTAATTGATGTTAGAGATAAAAAAATAATAGCATCTTTTGCTAATATGAATGTTCCTAAATGGTCTAGATTAGTTGAGGATTGGGATGATAATTATAAAGTTGTATCAAAATCGGCAATAACTAATCCACCTCCATATTTATCTACTCCTCATATTAATATCGAAGATTCATCATCATGGATTAATAAAGCCCCTGAATTGCTTAATGTGGTTAAAGACTCATTAAATGAAGAAAAAATACCTGGTGGTTTATCTTCTGGACTAACTTTACAAGACATAGCTGATAAACATAAAGCTAATATATCTAGTCTAAGAAAACAACTCCAAAAAGGTATTAAAGTAGAATTAGAACATACCACTTCTAAAGACGTAGCAGAAGAAATAGCTATGGATCACCTCTTTGAAGATCCAAAATATTATGATAAACTAGCTTCAATTGAAGAAATTAAAGTAAATATGCCTGGTAAAATACCTTACCAAGATTTCCAAGATTTAATTCATTCTGTAAAAATCCAATCCGAATTAAGTGATATATTAGAAAAACATGGATATGATATGTCAGGTGATAATATTCCAGATTTCTATAATAGAATTAAAGATACTTCTACTCTTCCAAAACTAGTTGGTATTATGATGGGGATGGAGAAACGAGAACCAAGACGTGTAGATGAAGCTAAAAGCGTAGGTGATGTGTATCATTTTTCTAATCTTAATGGATTAAGAGGTATTTTAGATGATAATAAATTTTATTCTTCCGTAACGGCAGTTGATGACTTAGGTCCTGATTTTAAATCATTTAGAAAAAAAGAATCGGATTTTAAAGATAAGGGGATCGAATATTTAAATTACTTTTCTACTACTCGTAATAAAAATTTATGGAAAAATGACCCTAAAATAGGAGGTTCTTTAGTCCGTATTAAACTAGACGGAAATAAATTATCAAACAATTATAAATTTGTTCCATTTTATTACTATTCAGATGAAATGGATACGAATAATGTTCATCCTAAAATTTCCCAAGACGAATCTGAAGAAAGAATTAATTTGGGTACTAAAAAGGAAATTCCAAACGCAAAAAATTATATTAAAGAAATTGATGTATTTTTAGATAAGTTGGGAGATAATACTCGTGTTCTTAAACTTATCCAAGAGTTACAAACAAAATATCCACAAGTAAAAACACTTTACAAAGATAAAGAAATAAGTGTGGAACAATATATCTCAGATATATTACCAACTATAGAACCTTATCACGAAGTTGATGAAATTAAAGTGAATAAACCGGGTTTATATTTTCCAACTGATAAAAATTGGCATTATTACGTTAAAGATAAAGAAGCTTGGCTAAAAATACTCCCTATTTTAAATAGAGATGGATATAAATGGCTTAGTGAAAATGAAATAAAAGATGATTTTAGAGCACCTACGTTTCCTGCAATTATAAGTCATAATATAGAAAGATATCCAAATAAAATATATAATAATTGGTGGGGAGATTATGAAGTAAATAATTTTCTAAAAACAAAAAGTGTAATTAATCCCAATGATGTTCCTGAAACTATTAATGAATCTAAATTATTAAAAGAAGTATTTCAAAAAGAACATGCTCCTATATTAAATAAAGCAGTACAGTATGCTATGAAATATTTGGATATTCCAAAACCAAATGTTATATTGATAAATAATCCTGAATATACAAAAGAACATCATTCATTTGGTGGGTATGCTCCCGGTGATAAAAGTATAAGAGTTGTTACTTATAATCGTAATTTAGCAGATATTACAAGAAGTATGTTTCATGAAATGGTTCATTTAAAACAAGATATAGAAGGTAGACTAAAACCTGAATCTGGTCAAGATGGAGATGAATGGGAGAACGAATGTAATTCAACTGCAGCTACTATGATGCGTAAATTTAGTAGAGAAAACCCCGAAATATTTGAATAAAGTTATGACATTAAATGAATTATTATTAGAAGATATGCAAGATTCATATCAAATTTACCAAGATTTGGATGGTTGTTTATGTGACTTTGAATCCCGCTTCGAACATTTTAGTGGATTATCTCCATCTGAATATAGAGCTAGGGCCGAGAGGGAATTTGGTCCTAAGATTGGATTACAAAAATTCTGGTCACTTATTGATGAAGAGGTCGGTATGCGATTTTATAGAGGAATGAGTTGGATGCCTGAAGGACAAGAATTGTGGAATTATATTAAACAATATAATCCTATTATTCTTACTGCACCATCACGAAATAATGTTTCGGTTGAAGGTAAAACCCATTGGGTTCAAGATAATTTAGGTGATTATGATATTGAATTCAGATCTGCAGAACGTAAATCAGATCTATCTGGTCCAAATCAAATTTTAATAGACGATCGTGAAGACACAATACAGGCTTGGAAAGCTCGAAATGGGATAGGTTTACTTTATAAAGGTAATACACAAGAAATTATACAAGAATTACAAAAACTAGGTTTATGAAAGTAAATAATCCAAATATAAAATGTAGAGAAGTTAAATTATTAAAAAAATTAATAGATGCTGCTAATTATATATCTTCAAAAGAAAGAAGAAATATTCCAACTTATATAAATCTTTATCAAGACCCAAACAAAAAATGAGCAAAGATACATTATTAAAAAAAGAATGGAACGAGTCCGATTTAAATCGTATTCGTAATATAACAGCTAAACGTTATGGTGATACTACTAAAACTCAAACAGGGTATTCTAAACAACAAGAAGAACATATAGAAGGTGATATTTGGGAAGAAGATGGTAAGAAATGGGTAATAAAGAATGGGATCAAACAAACCGTAACAAAATACGATTCACTTAAAAAATATGGTCAATATCCATTAGTTTGTCCTTGTTGTAAAAATCATTTTAAAATATATGATCTAAATAAAAAAATGTATAATATACATGGAAAATGTTTTGATTGTGTAATTGAGATGGAAACTAATCTTAAAATTGAAGGTAAATTTGAAGAATATCAAAAAGATCTTATGTCTAAAAACTTTACTTCACATTTAACTGAGTTTGAAAAGGCTCTTGACGAATACGCTAATTCTAAAAATGAAGATTTTATAACAGAAGACGGCGTACGTGAAACATGGCAAGGAGGAGGAATTGACCATGATTATATTAAAGAAATGAAGAGACAAATCAAGGAAGCGAAAGAAAAAAATAAATAATATATTTATATTATATACTTTAAAATGAAACAAACAGAATTAATAAGTGCCATAAAAAAAGAATTGAAAGCTAAATTAATGAAAGAAAATTTAGAAATTTTAGATTCTCAACCAGAAAGTGAATATAATTTAGAAGATCAAATTGGTAACTTTTGGATTGTAAAAAAAGCCATAAAAGAATCGACTGAAGAAGATATGATTCAAGAAGTAGATATTTTTGGATTAGCTGAAATGATTTCTCAAGGTCTTGTAAAAGAAGATATAGTAGGTTTATATAAAGCAGAAGGTAAAGCAAGATCTACATCTCGTAAAATGTTACGTACTAGAGATGGAGAATTAAAAGAAGACATCAAAATGGGTTCTCAACAATTAAAAGATATAGATTCTAAGATAGCTGATATTAAAGCTGATATTCAAGCTAAAACTCAAGAAGGAATAGATAATCCTGGTCAAAGAAGTTCTGTGTCTGCAAGTTTAGAGCCTTTATACGCAAAATTAGATAAATTAGAAGATTTGAAAACCAGATTAGACGCTTCTATTTCCTCTTCTAAACCTTCAAAAGAAGCTCCTAAAGAAGATGAATAAAACCAATCTAATAAAATTAATTAGAGAAACTGTTTATAACTTACTGGAACAAGACACTAAATTTTCTGAAGGAGATGTTGTAAAAACTAATAGAGGAGATGATGGGGTTATAGTTTTATCTAAACATCCATATTATTCAGTTACTTTAGATGAAACTGGCACAACAGAAACATTTCATTATACAGATCTAAAAAAACAGGAAGAATTCTACGGGAAATATGATACTTCAGATGCTCCAGATTTAGAAGAATCAACATCTGATTCTATATTAATGTTAAATGGAACTCTTAGGGTTCAAGACAACGTAAATTTAAGTGATGTATTATCTGATATAAGAAGTATACTTGGTGTTACAGTTGTAAGAACAGAAGATATTCCTGGTTCTAGATCAGATACTAATCTACATATAAAAATAGACCCATATCCCTTTAAGGAAAAAAGTGATGAAGAAATAAAAGACTTTATCAAAACTTCAATAAGACGAATACCAGGAACTAAGGAATTTTGGTCTTCATCTCAAATAAAAGAATTAAAATTTAGAATTAAAAAATAAGATCCGAAAGGGTCTTTTTTTATCTAAAGACGGGTCGTATATTTACTCAAATAAAAATACATATTATGATATATACAATATTAAGTGGACATTCTGTAGGTAATCTTATATTTGAAGTCCAAAATTTCCAAAAAAACAACCCTAGCGTTCAATTTTTAGGAGGACCTTATAGTGATGGACAATTTCATTATCAAGCAGTATTAGTAAATATAAATGATCAACAAATATTAAATGATTAAATAAATTTTATGGAACAACAAGCAGTAAGCATCGTAACAGTAAGTAAAAGCCTCTGAATAGAGGCTTAGAGAAGTAATATTTATACGCGCCAACATTTAAACATACTGCGATGATAAATACACAAACTTCCCAACAAATTACAAAAATTTACTTAGTTACTAACTGTTTTGGTGATCCAAACAAAGTCTATATTGGTCAAACAAGAAATTGTAGATATTGGAAACATAAACAAACTTTTGGCTCCTCTATAAATTATGACTATATAGATGAAGTTAATTCTCTAAATAGTAAAGAATGGAAACCTTTAGAATCATATTGGATAGAACAATTTACACAATGGGGATTTAATGTTCAAAATAAAAATAGAGGTGGGAATGGTCCAACTATATATTCTGAAGAAGCTAAATTAAAAATTAGTAATTCAAATAAAGGTAAAAAGAGGTCTGAAGAGACTAAACAAAAAATGAGAAAACCCAAATCCGAATCTCATAAAATAAATTTATCTAAACCAAAACCTTGGAATAAAAAAATAAACCAAATGGTTTTAATGTTGGAAGAATACAAACTCAAGAAACAAAAGATAAAATATCTAAAAAATTAATGGGTAGAATGATTTCTGAAGAATCTATAAATAAAGGTAGGAAAAAGAAACAAAAACCTATAATTCAATATGATTTAGATGGTAATTTTATTAAAGATTGGGATTCTGCTTTGGCTGTATATAATGAATTAAAAATAAGTAGAAGTGGTATATCATCAATGTGTAGAAATGAATTAATATATAAAAGTGTTGGTGGTTTTATTTGGAAATTTAAAAATATAATTTAAAATTTATGAAAAAAATTAATGCCGTTACTGTAGTAACTATTAAGCAGAAGTCTCCTTTATTTAAAGATGGACAACCCGCAGAACGAATTGAATTAATTGAATTAGAAGAAAATGGGTTTACCCTTGTATCTCAAAAAGATTTATACCAAGTAGGAGATAAAGCAGTTTATATTCAACCTGACTTTAATCTTTCGGATATTCCTTTATTCGAATCTTTTTTACGTCCAAACGGAGATGTAACTAAAAGTATGTTAGGTAAAGTAGAGGGAGTACCTTTACGTATCAGAGCTAAGAAATTTAACTTTTCACGTGAAGGAAGTATTGATCCTGTTTATAGTAATGGAATTTTATTACCATATAATGAAGTATCTAAGTATTTAAATACTTCTAAAAAATTAGAAGATCAAGATTTAACATTCTTATTAGGTATCACAAAATGGGAAGAACCAGAAGTTAAAGATAAAGCTGGTAATAAAGTAGGGGGTGCACGAGTATTCCCTGAAGGACTTTATAAAACAGATGAAACTAATATTAATAATCTTTGGGGTCATATTGAAAATAAAATTGGTTATCCAATTACCCTAGTTGGTACTGAAAAAGTAGATGGATCAAGTATTACTATTGGTGTTAAAAATGGTAAAGGATTTATTTGTTCTCGTAATCAACAACTTGACCTTATGGTTAAAAAACATGTTGGAAGACGTGAAAAAACACTTTTAGAAAAAATATCATTTTGGACTAAACCTAATTTAAATTTATATGAAGAAGTAGAAAATGATTCTGATTTCATAAAGTATGGTAGACCATATTTAGAACAATTATTAGACCAAAAAGAATATAATTTAATTTTACGAGGAGAATTAAATGGGAAAACTTTAAAAGGTTCTGGAAATAAATTAAATCCAAGTAGTAAAGAAGAAAATAATATTAAATTCTTTGGAGCTGATGAATGCAATGAAAATGGAATTGCTGAAAAAATGAACTATGAAGACTTCACACTTACAATGAAGTATTATAATTTTCATACAGTAAAAGAAGTGTTCCATAAAGAATTTAATTCAAGACAAGAAATTGAACAAGAATGTGAAGAATATTTCAAACAAAATATGATTGAAGGTATTGTATTACGAACTTTAGATTCCAAATTCAGTGCAAAATACATGTCGAATCGATATGATGAAAAGAAATAATGGATCCTAAACAAGAAGCCCAATTTTTATTTGACCGTTTTTATAATGAAACGTTATCTCATTTATCAGACCATAACACAAAAGAAGACGCACGTAAAAGTGCGTCTATATGTGTTGAAGAATTAATTAAAATGGCTAATTATTATACCGAAGGATATTACGCTTTAGGTGAATATTATGAAGAAGTTAAACAAGAAATAAATAAATTATGAAATTAACAGGAGAAGAAGCTAGAGAAATGGTTTATGACGATCATGAAGATTTTGAAACTATTGAAACTAAAATAGTAGATACTTCTAGATGGAGTATTCTTAGTGAAGGTGTATTTAAACACATTCCAACAGGTAAATTTTATCAAACTAGTTGGTCTAGTGGTGCTACAGAAATGCAAGATGAAAGTCCATTTGAATATGAAGAAGAAGTTGAATTAGATGAAGTAGAAGCCAAAGAAGTACTAGTAACTCAATGGGTAATTAAAAATAAATAATATGCGACTCTTACATATCGGAGATAGTCACGGATACCACCGTTTACTAACTATACCTAAAGATATAGATATAATAGTTCATTCTGGGGATTTTTCTAATTATCATGATGTATATAAAAATGAACCCGAAGCTAAAGATTTTATTCAATGGTTTGGGAATTTAGATGTTGAATATAAAATACTTATTGCAGGCAACCATGACTCTTTAGCATTCCATTGGAATACTCAATTTCGTAATTTATGTACGGCTTTCGGAATAATTTACCTCGAAAATGAAGAATGTTATATAGAAGGTATTAAATTTTGGGGTTCACCTAACACTCCAACATTTGGTGATTGGTATTTCATGAAAAGTAGAGATAAAATGGATAAACATTGGTCTAACGTTCCGGATGATATAGACGTATTTATATGTCATGGCCCTTGTAAAGGAATATTAGATTTATCTTATGGAAGAGATAATAATATAGAATTTTGTGGAGATAGAGCATTACGAAATCATATATTAAATCGTATTAAGCCTAAATTATTTTTGAGTGGGCATATACATAATTGTGGGGATATCATAAACCAAGGAACCTTACAATTATCAGGTTATCCTACTATATTTAGTAATGGATCTGTAGTAACGGATGGAAAATTTGGTATATTAAGTAGTCAAGGTAATATTTTCGAAATTTAACATATTTATATATAAAGATTAATATGAAAAAATTGCATTTAAGAAATATAATTAAAGAAGTACTATTGGAAGAAAAAGGTTATTCACGCTACGCTCCAGGAGGTACAACAAAAGGTTTAACTAAAGATACATTGGATAAAATATTATTAAGAATAGCTAATGGTGATATTGAAGTAACTGAAGATGAAGATCAAGTTGCTCGTGGAAATAAAGTATTAGATAGAGCTGATCCTGAAAACGTAGCACGAATTATTCGTGGAGAAAAACCTGTATATGGAGGTGAAGTAGATCGTATGCAGGAATTAGCTGGAATTCAGAGTGAAATAAGAGTAAATCAACCCCAATTAAAAAAGTTTAATGATTACATGCATATATTAGATTTTTTTGGAGGAGAATTACCTCAAAGTTACAAACAAGCCCAAGCAGAAGCATTGCGTTCTGGGTATGATTTAACATTACAAGAATATACTGTAGCAGATCAAAATTCTACTTTTAGTGAAATAAAAGTAAACTCACCTGGAAAAATTCAATTTGATTATGATGAAGATGATGATGATGGAGAACTAAAAGTAGTTTCATTATCCAAAGATGGGGAAACTTGGTGGGGTACTGAACCTTATGTTGATGAACCTGGATTCATAAAAATGGAATTTTTATTTGAAGAGGAAGAAGATAGGGAAGTAGAACAAGAACAAATGGATAAATTAACTTCTTTGTTAGATAAACATAATATTCCTTATGAAATCACTGGGGATGATGAATTAAAATTTATCAAAATTCCTAAAGATAAATTAGATCTAAGATAATGGGTAAAAAATATACTCCACCAAAATTAAATTTCGGAGATTTAGTTACCTTCAAAAATGGAGATAAACTTTATTGGCAAAATCATCACCAAAATGATGGTTGGGGTTGGTTCAAAGAAAATGATGGTTCAACTAAACAACCTAAATCTTATAAAGGTATATTAAAAATTGGTAGTAAAATTATTCAAGAAATGGATTTAAAAAGCATACTTAGAGAAGAGATAGATAACGCTATTGAGAATCAAAGACAAGAAACACTTGAATTTGAAAAAGATCCAACCGAATATATTCTTCAAAAATATCCTTCACTCGAAGCTACACTTACAGACTTAATGTCTCCTGTGTATAAAGATTATATAACAAGTATATTTGTTGTAAGCCCCAAACCAACTACATTTAAAATACTTTTACATAACGGACGTAATTTTCTCTTAATTTATAACCCAAAAGCTTATATGGCAAAAGTGTCTGGAAAAGTTTATCATTTAATGAACTTAAAAGATGAAGAATATGCTATAAAAGCTATATCAAACCTATTACTACAAGGACTACCTCCTGGTAGTGCAGGTCCTGGTGAAGAGATTGAAAACGAGACCGACATGAAGGACCAATTTGTCCAAGATATGACAGCGGAACCTGGGGACGAAAATTTAGATTTAGATGGTGTTGATACTTCAGAAGTACCTAATGAAGAAGCTCCTGAAGAAGAGGAAGCTGAATTACAAGAAGATAAAGAAGTACAAGTAAAGAAACCAATTAGGTTTAGAATAATAAGAGAAAATAAAGATTCTTCTATTTTTAGAAAGAAAAATTTAATTGAAGCTAGAATACAAAAAGAATGTATCGGTTTAAATGAGTCTGATTCTATATCTCATACGGACACTGAAATATTTATGGAACTTGCCGATCCTGATATGGCTTATAATTATTCTGAAGACATTAGTAATCATTGGGGTTTCGAGGATAAGTATGGAAATAAATTAGAAGTTAGTTTTGATCCTTCATCTAAATATATAGAATCTTATTTTGTTTTAAAAAATAAAAAAGGAGAATGGATAGAAGTTTACGATTATGATAAAATGATTGGAAGTATTAATCCTGAGGATGGGTTGGTAGGTGGAAAAGATGAAATGAGGTCTAATACTATATGTAAAATCATTAGAGATGAAATAATCCCAAAATATTTGATAAATAAAACACCACAACTAATAAAACTCCACCCTATAAGTGAATATAGACGTAGAATATTTTTAAAATGTGCTGAAATTTGTAAAGAAAAATATCCACAAATTCAAATTAAAGAAATGGGACCTGAAATACTTTTAATTAACAAATAAAATATGAGGAAAAAAATAATATTCTTCACCGGAGCTGGAATTTCACAGGAAAGTGGGATTCCAACTTTTCGCGGTAGTGAAGATAGTTTATGGAGTAAATATGATGTTAACTTAGTTGCATCAAGAAGAGGATTGGATATAGCTTTAACTCAAGTTCTTGACTTCCATAATGATGCTAGAAAATTAATTTCAACTTGTGAACCTAATTACGCTCATAAAGTTATAGCTGAATTAGAAAAAGACCATGATGTTACTGTTATTACAACAAATATAGATAACTTACATGAAAGGGCTGGTAGTACTAATGTAATTCATTTACATGGAAATGTTTTTGAAGTTTGTGATTGGAATAAAGACAACCCATATGAATGGAATGAAGATATTAAAGAAGGAGATTTACATCCAATAACCAAAGAACAACTTAGACATAACACAGTTCTTTTTGAAGAACAACTACCAGTAGATATACCACATCTATATAAAAATATAGTTAGAAAATCAAACCATCTAATTATAATAGGTTCTAGTCTACAAGTATACCCATCAGCAAATATAACTCAATATAATAAAAATATAATTTATCTAAATCCGGAACCTTGTGGTTTATATGACTTTGAATGGAAGAAAATATTTAAATCAGCCGTAGAAGGTATTGATGAAGTAAAACAATTAATAGCTTAAATATGAGTGTAAGTTTATCACCAACTCAACTCTCTAAACCTTATCACTCTAATCACGAGTTTTATAGTTTATATCAAGATCGAGGTGAAAGATTTTTAGATAAAATAAATAAAGAAGAACCATTTGAATTAACAGATGGTTCTTTTTCAACTATATCAAAATCATCACCTGGAGTCCTCCTTTTGTTAGAAAAAAATTATAAAGAATTAGGTGGTGGTAAAAAATTATTCTGTTGTGAAGGTGCTGTATGGAGATCCCTTTCTGAATTTAAAAAAACAGTTGAATTCGGTGCTGGAGGAGGTCAGGGTGCTGGTTCAAAGAATACAGCAGTACAAGAATCCACTCAATGTGTTTTTAATTCTCTTTCACATTTAAAAGGACAAGAAATTAAACCCGAAGATATTACTTTCACTACAATATCTGAATCATATCAATACTGTCAAACTACAACTCCATTAGACGAAGTATATAAATTTTCACAAAACGAATCGTGGAAACAATCCTTTATAACTAGTTCCAATATACTCTATAGCTATGTAAGCGAATCTAATTATACTCATCATAGAGACTCTCCACTCATAAACGATCTATACGCGAAATACGCGAGTACAGGCGTAAAATATCAATCGGATAAATGGAATCCAAGCGATGTATGGATTGTAAAAGACAGCGCGTTAGATACCCGATTTTCATCCAGTATAGAAGAATTAAATAATCAAGTAAAAGACATGTTCCAAAATAAGGAGATAATAGGAGTCAGTTTAAAGAAACTAGGTAAAAACCCTAAATTAGAAGTAAAGAATATGGATAAAGATAATAAAAAAAAGTACCAATATTTAGGATATAAAACCACTTCAAAAAGTAAAGATATTTCTTTATTATACGATGGAGGTCGAATTTATTTTCGTACATTTAATCATGCTACAAATTGGGCTGGTGAAATTTTGGGAAAGACAGCGTCGCATGGTAAGATTGGTTTTGGTCCAATTAACACTATCTTAGAAAAACATAATATAAATTCATTTAGGACTTCTAAACATTATAAAATATTGTGGGAAGACTATGAACTTACAAAACAAATATTTCATTCGCTATTTAATGAATTTATAGAAAATAAATCTAAGGAGGATATTGATATATTTATACAGGAAAAAAATATTGACTGGAGAGTTTCTAAAATGATGGGATTACAATTTTTATCTATTATAGAATCTCAACCTAAAGATATACAAAATAATATACTTACAGAAATTATCTCTTATGCGAGCAGCGAATTAGACGAAAGCTCTGTTTATTTAAAATTATCATGAACGAAATACAAAGATTACAACAACTAGCTGACATATTAACTGAAATTAAAGTAAATAATCCAAACGTAAAATTCTCTAATTTAAGATTAGGAGAAAAATATGATTTGGAAGGAGAAAATATATCAGAAACTGGGGTTGAATTTGATGGTTATAATCCTGTTGAAAATAATAAGTCTGCATTTTTTAAAATGGATCCAAATGGTTTTGAAGATGATTGGGATGAAGAAGATGGTGGTAATATAATAGAATTTTGGGAAGATGAATTAACAAAAATAACTCCATCAAAATAAAATGAGTATAAAAATTTCCGACATATCAAACATTCTCCTTCAAGATCCCCAAAACAAAAAATGGGATAAAAAATATATCGATGGAGTTATTAAGGAGAGAATAGCTGTTTTAGATTACAAAAAGACATTTCCACAAGGTCTTAATGAACAAGATGAGGACAAAGACAAAGACAAAGACAAAGACGAAGAGGATGTAGAATTAGAACCTGAAACTATTCCTGTTCCTAAAGAAGAACCGGAAAATATAAAAATTTCAGACGACGAACTTATCCCAAAGAGTGATGAAGAAGAAATTACAGTTGAACCTGATGTAGAAGTAGCCCCTGAAACTATACCTGTTCCAGATGAACCTATTTCTCCAGAAATAGAGAAAAAACAAGCCGAGTATACTACTATAAGTAAAGAACAAGCACGTGAATTACTTTCCTTTAAAGGAAAAATATTCCAAGCTGTATTCACTAAACGAGGAGACGGATCACTACGCGCAATGAATGGCCTTACAGGTGTGCGCAAGTATACGTCTGGTGGAGAACTTCCATATAGTCCCAAAGATAAAGGACTTGTTCCCGTATACGACCTTAAAATTGGAAATGGTCCTAAGGGCTACAGAATGTTAAATTTGGATGGTTTAAAGACACTTCATATGGACGGTAAGAAGTACAAGATCGACCCATTTTTAAGAGAAATAAAAATAAACCAAGAATTAAATCCTACAGATGAAAAACAAACACAAGCATTTGAGGATGTATCTAATACTACTAAATCAACATTTACTGTAGATGGTAATACTATAGAAGTTATTTTATCTGTAAATCCTACAGTATCATTTGAATATATAGATAAAATATATGGAACTCATTTACAAAATTTAATGACTGGAGACAAACATTTTTATGAAGATTTAAAAGATGAAATACCCGAAAAATTTCAAAAAGTTGGTATATTATCTTTTTCTGTTAATGAAGAATATGGTACTACCAAATTAAGAAATACTGGAGAACAATCTAATATACAATTATATTTAAAAATATTAAATAATGTTTTTAATGTTGCTAAAAAATATTTTAGTAAATATGACCCAAATGTTATAATTATAAATTATCCTGATCGTGATATCCCTAGTGATATTCATAAAAAAAGAAATAATACCTATAAACAATATATTGAAAAAAATAGTTGGGGTCATTATAATGTTAAAGAAAAAAATGGTATTCTATATTTAGAAAAAAATAATTTAAATACAATGAACGAAATAAAAAGATTACAACAATTAGCTGGAATACTTTCGGAAATAAAGATAAATAATCCATTAATTGATTCTAAAAAACTTATGGATTTATATAATTCATTACATAATAAAATTGAAGATTATTTTGAAGAAAATGACACGTTTCCTGAGATAGATGAAGAACTTGAAGAATTAGGAAATAAATATGGTTTTAGTGAGGGTGTATTTTTAAATCCAATCAAAAATGAAAAAATTTTTAATATTTTAGATCAAGAAGAGAAAACACAATTATATAAAGACTTAGAAATTTTATTAAACAAATAATTTAAAATAAAATATGAAACGTAGCGAATTAAAACAAATAATTAAAGAGGTAGTAAGAAGTACTCAACCTCAAAGAGTTGCACCTGAACGTGAAACAATCGTTAAACCAGAAACTGACACTCCAGAACGTAAACCAAAGAGACGTACATTAACTCCACCAACCGAAGCACCTTCCACACGCCCTAAGGCAGAAGGTGTAATTAAAGAAAACGAACAAGATATAGCTCAAAAAATAGCAGACCGTTTCCAAAAATTAAAATAATGGAGTATAATCAAATATTTAAGCCCTCAACCCTAGCTAAGCTAAATAAAAAATCCCAAGAAAATCTTAAATCGATGCTTGGTGATAAAACACTTATGCAAACAATGATTCAATCACAAGAATTATTGGATGACATCTCTAAGGCAGAAGCTCCATATAAAGATCAATTAGAACAACTTGCTATTCAAATGATAGAAGATTTATATCCTATTGTTGAAGAAGAGGGGATAAAGTTGGATGCTAAAATTGTTCCAATGAGCGATATTCATTCAGAATTGGATGAAATAAAAATAAACAAACCTATTTCTGATGGTGATATTTTAAATACATTTATAAAATTATCAAGTAAAGGAGGAAGACCTATTAAAGGTAGAGAAAAAGAATGGATACTTCATTTTGTTGAAGAAACACAAAATATATTAGGAGACATACCTTCAGAGAGGATTTTAAATCTAATTAAAAAAAATCCAACATCTAGATTAAAAGAATTTATTCCCTTTATAAACGAAGAAATATCCCCTGAATCTCGTCGCCGTATAATAAATGGAATTACTCAAGGTGCAGCACTACGTGGTGCTTTCTCATTCTATCTATTTAAAGATTATCTTGACGCAATCGACCCTACTCTTATAGACAAATATAACCAAATAATGAAAAATTCATTTGGGATTTATGATGATGATAATGCTATAGCAATGTTATTATCTTTATTAGCTCAAGGTCATAAAGCTGCTGGGGGTTCAAGTAAAGTTATTATTAATGAGATAAAAGTAAAACAACCTAAATTAATATTAGAATGTTTTTTTGATGAATCTTGGGTTGATTTTTTAAAACAAAATCCTATATTATTTAAAATGCTTAAGAATAATATATTAAGCATGAATGGGGATAATATATATGATAAAGAAGATAATGTTTATAATATGGCAAATGATTTTTCTCATTGGGGTGGATCTTTGGGATTTAATGGATTAGAAGATTGGAATAAAGATAAATTAAAACAATTCATTCAAAAATTATTAACTCCTAAATACACTAAAGACTATGAAAATACCATTAATGTATTTAATAAAGCTATAGATAATACTCCTTGTTATTCAAAAAAATATAAACAAAAAATTATCCAAAAACAAGGAGAAAAATTAAATAATCCTGAATGGATAAAAAATGAATTAGATAGACTAAACGAACAACAAGAATCCGGTATAACAATTCGTGCTCGCGCTATTTGTTTTCCAATGTTAGTTCATGAAATAATTAAAGGTTTATATGAATTAGTTTCATTACAAGGTTTTAAAGGTGATAAAGAAGCTAATCAAGGAGTTGTAGATAAAGTAGATACCTTATCAAATGAGTTGCATGATATTAAGTTTGGTAAACATATTTTTGATGCATTAAATGATATTTTTGCAGACTCACCACACTCTGATCCTCGTATACGAGAATTCTTCTTTTCCGAAGTATATCAACTTGAAGATGGTGATTTTATAGATTTCGTAGAAAACGCTATTAATGAAGAATTATCTCCAAAACAAAAAAGATGGGTTGACTCTACATTAAAAGATATATCTTTCGATTTAAAAGCTGATGATTATGATCAAGAAGGGATTGATGAAATAAAAGTAAACAATCCTGAATCAATTAAATTCGAAAATTTAAAGATAGGAGATGTATATAGTTTCAAAATAAAAAATGGTAATATGGAAAAATTAATAATAGTTAATAAAACGCCCAATGAACTAAATCCGTATTCTAAACCTGCTATTGTTGGGAATCGAAATATTAATATGAATAATGAAGATGATGATGATAATGATCATTATTTAACCATTTCTAAAGATGATATTATTAATATAAAAAATATTTAAAATATATAACCTCCCTAAAGAAGATTAATTAATATTTAAAACTATCATGAACGAAATAAAAAGATTACAACAACTAGCTGGTATAATAACTGAAATAAAAGTAAACAATCCTATATATCCATATTTTAATGAATGGAAAGAAGATAATATATTAAGTATGCAAGACCAGGAGTATGAACCCCATGAAATATTAGACTTTAAGGACCAGAATACTCCAGAAGATGCAGTGAATTATTTAATTAATATTGGTTATCTTGATCAAAATGATTTTGATCATAATTTAACTTTTATTAAAACAGGTTTATATCCTAAATATTAAACAATGAAACTAACAGATATATTAATACTAGAATACTCAGACAAGACTATCCAAACTACAATAGATAGATGGAAGAAAACATCACCTCAAATCGACGATAATCTTGCAAGACAAGTAATACAACGTTTTGATCAGATTAAATCAGGTTTATCTTCTAAACTACAACAAGTAGCCCTTAGCGACGAACTAAAAACAGGTCAAAATTATCTTAATATAGATAAGTATTCTTGGGCTGATATGGTTAACTTACTGCGTTCCTTACCTGAAAAAGAGGATAAGATAAAAAAAGATGCTATCCAGATGTTCGTAGAAAAAGAACGTATGGATAAAGGTGATGTAACGAGCTACGTAATTCGTTTTATGAATAACAGACGTAACCTTAAATACGCCTTAGCGAACGGAACCGAAGATGGAAATTATAGCAAAGAAGAAGTACAAAAATTAGTCCCAAAACGTCTTATTCCTAACGATGCATATCTAGACCCTCGTGCTTGGGATTTTGGTCAGATGGAACATATGTTAGATGCTTTATTCCCTATGCAAGCTAAAGTTGGGGAAGAAGGTGATCAAAATACCGCTACTACAGACGCAGATAAAGTGTATGATAAAGATGGTATCGAAATTTATAAAGGAGATGCACAACATAAATGTATCGCTTATAATCCTTCCGAAGGTGGTAGGAAAAAATATGGTTGGTGTATAGCTCAACCATCTAATACAATGTATGATAGGTATCGTTTTATGGAAGGTACAAACCGTATGTTTTATTTCGTATTTGATAGAAGTCTCCCCGATACAGATCCATATCACGCTTTTGTAATTCATGTTGGTGAAGGAAATAAAAAATATTGGATTACAGATGCAAAAAATAGTGGAGATAAAGAATTTCATCCTTGGGAAAAACTTAAAACAACAGCTCCACCAGTTTGGCCTAAAATAGGACATTTAGAACATATTTTTAAATATGTTGATCCTTCTAAAGCTGAGATTTCTGGTGCCGCAATGCGAGGTAAAAGATTATCTGCAAATGACTTCCGTGAGTTAGATTACGAAGATAAACAAAATTATGTTCAAGCTAATGCGGGATCTTTATCACCTGAAATTCTTAAAATATTAGATAAAGAATTAAAGAACTTAGCCATAAATTATGGTCAAAAATTCCCTTATGCGGACTTAAAAGATAACGAAGGACTAGCAAAAAGATATGCAGCATTCCGTTTCAGACATACAAATTATTCTAAGGATCCTATACCTTTACCTTACGTTAAATTTTTAGATGACGAAGCTAAACAAAAATATCTAGAAACATTCGACGACAATCTTACATTTGAATATATAGAAAAATTCTTTGGCCCCAAAGCTACAGAAAATTATGTACAAAAACAATTAAAAAATCTAGATTACTTACCTCCTCAAGCTATTAAGTATATTAAGGATCCAAAACAAAAACAAATATTTGAAATTTATTCAAAACTGTTTACACCTTGGGAATTTGGTAAGGATACAAATATTGGTGACGAAGAATTATCTACTTCTGCAGATATGCCTGTTCAAGATATTAACCCAAAACCTATTACAGCCAAAGAGTGGAATCAACTTAGTCCCGAAGAACGTAAAGTTATTACAAACTTAGCTGAAAAAGTAAATGGGAAAGAACAATATTCAACTCTATTATACGCTCTTCCTTATATTATAGAAGATAAAGGTAGAAAATTAGTACTCCTACCCCTAAAAGGTGAAGACTATAGTTATGAAGATTGGGTTTTAGTTGATGAAAATAACAAAGTAGTACAAAAAGGTATAGATGGAAATACTTCTTCTGTAGCAGGTACACCTTTAATAAGTGGATACCCAGATTTCAGTAGTGATCCAAGAAGAGTATACCCTTCATCTGAACTTGAAATTAATAGTGGTAAAAGTGATATAAAAGAAATTAAAATCAATAAACCATTTTATCTCCAAAAAGGAAATATATATGATATATACGAATATGATGGGGATTATGGAAAATATGATTATATTTTCGATGGTGAAGATCAAGGAGATTATATATTTTATCATAAAAATGATGAAGATGTTCATATATTTATCCCTAAAGATGATTTAAATAATTATAAAATTTCTAAATCAATAAACCAAATTAAAGAAATTAAAGTAAATAATCCAAACCCATTAAAACAACTTATGAAAGATAAAGGTGTTGACCAAAAATGGTTTGATAAATATATTATTCGAATGGATGAACTTACTCCAGAAGAATTACAAGATCTAGAATATGTTTCAGATAGGATAGATACACATCTTGATAATCAGGACGATGAAGAAGACTTTGAAGAACAATTCCTTCGAGAACGTCTCATGCATCGCGCAGGATTACTTTAGATCACAAGACCCGAAAGGGTCTTTGTTTTCCCATAAAAATATTCGTATATTAAATAATATAATAACTTAAATAATGAACGTAATTTTAATAGTCTCCGCAGTTTATTTACTTATAGGTACTATGATAGTAGAAGTAATGAGATATAGTAGTCTTGAATACGATCAATTGGTTCGAGGTAATTACATCCAGTACTTAAAAGATGTAATAATGTGGTTTCCTGACTTATTATCATTCATGAATGAAGATAAAGAATGAAACTCGCTATAATAGGAAGTAGAGATTTAATAAAAATAAGTATAAAGAAAAATAAAAAAAATTCAACGGATTTAATTGGAAATATAAGTATGAATAAAGAAACAAAGAAACTAGTTTTTATTGGAGCTGGAGTAAGTACACAATATGGTGTTATACATCTATTAAAGAACGGATACGACCCTTCATGTATAACTATTATTGAAAAGGGGAATTCTATATATAATAGAAAACCAAAAGAAGTTATGTCAGGAGCAGGAGGGTGTGGTACCTTCTCAGATTTTAAAGTTATACCATCATTTAAACAAGGGGGCTTATTCTATCCCCATTATTGTGAAGACGAAGAATATGCAACTGAGTTATCTAAACAATTATATAATTATATAGTTGAATATCATCCTGACCCCTCTAAAATAATGTATACTGAGCCTGTAGAAGAACCTCAATTTATTAAAGATTCTCCATTTGAATTAAGACAATCTCCTTGTTACCATTTAGGTACAGATTATGGTCAACAACAAGTTAAAAATATATTTGAATATTTTGATAAGGTAGGAGTTAATCAAATTTATAATGCTGAAGTTAAATCTATTTCTATAAAAGAAGATGGTATTTTTATTTGGTATATAGAAGATGGTTATAAACATGAAAGATATGAAATATTTACCGACAAATTGATTATAGGAACCGGTAAGTCAGGTATGGATTTACTTACTTATTTAATTAAAAAAGAAAATCTAATTACGGTACCTAAACCTGCCCAATTTGGAGTAAGATATGAAACTGATGGTAAATATTTTGAAGAATTATCTAAAGTAGCTTATGATTTTAAATTATATAAGAAATTTGGTGAAGATAGTGCTCGCTCATTTTGCACAAATAATTTTGCTGCTTTTGTTGCTGAAGAAGAAACTTATGGTATGAAGTCGTTTAATGGACATGCTCATAAAGACCCTGATAAAGAAAATGGTTTAACTAATTTTGGTATTTTATTAGAAGCTCGTGGTATAGAAGACCCATTTGAATTTAGTAAAAAACTTGTAGAATTTTTCCAACATCATGGAGAAGGAGCTTATTATTCTCCTAAAGGAAGAAAACCATCACTTACAGACCAAGGTACCCCAGTTCCTGGATATAGAATCCAATTAGAAGAATTTAAAGAGGGTTTTGGAAAATATGCTAATTATATATTAGAATTTATCGATGATTTAAATAAAACTTTTGGAATAGACGATAATTATATTTTCTACTGCCCTGAAGTTAAATTTTTAACAAACGAAATATTACTAAACAAAGAAGATTTATCATTGCCCCAACATCCAAATATTCACTTACAGGGTGACGCAGCTGGAGCGCGCGGGATCTATATCTCTGCGTTACATGGCTTATACAACGCAAATTCAATACTAAATAATAAATAAAATGAGCGATTATAAAACAAGAACAATTACATCTCCAGATGGAATTAAAAGAACAATATTTGACGGAAAACTTCATTCGAGTGAAGGTCCAGCACTAGTCTTCCCTAAAGAAATGAAACGTAAAGATGAATATTATTTATATGGTATTCAATATACTAAAGATGCATGGTTAGAAGTTAAAAAAGATGGAATAGGTTTACCACCAAGTAAACAAGGTTTAAAAGATACACCAACATACTAATATGAGTAAAATAGCACTATGTTCTACAGTCAGCTGCGGCAAAACAACTTTAGTAAATGCCTTAGCTAAATTACCTCAATTTAAAGACTATAAAATTGCAACAGAACGAAGTAAGTACTTGAGGGATTTAGGTATTCCTCTTAATACAGATTCAACTATTATTGGACAATCAATATTTGGGAGTGAGAGACTTTCAGAATTATTGTATGATAATTTAATTACTGATCGTAGTATAATTGATGTTATGTCTTTTACAAACTTAGCTCAATCTATAAACAGTATTGATAAAGATGCATTTGAAAGCTATTTCGAACGTTTCATTTCCGAATACGATTATATATTTTATATTTCACCTGATGGAATAGAAATTGAAGACAATTCTGTTAGGACTATTGACCCCCAATATAGAAAAGATATCGATATTGAAATACTTCGTCTTATATCAAAATATCGATATAAAATTAAAAACTACCATGAGATACATGGAATGACTGTTGAAGAAAGAGTTGATTTTGTAAAATATATTATATGGGGTTAGAGCTTTATATATTTATACTAAACGATAACTAATATATAAATGAAATATTGTAATAAGTGTAAAGAAAATAAAGAATTAATTAATTTTACTAATAAAACTTCTTCTCCTGATGGGAAATCATATGTCTGTAGACTATGTAAAAAGGAGATTGATAAGAATTATTATAATAATAATAAAGAAACATTCCATATTAGAAATAAAAATTGGAAATGTAATAATTTAGAAAGATTTAAAGAAGTTAATAAAAAATGGAACAAAGATAACCCAGATAAAGTAAAAGAAGCTCAAATTAAATATAGAATAAATAATCCTTCATATAAAATAAGAAATTTATTTCATAATTTAAAAAATAGATTCCAAAATGGTCATGGTAAAGAAGAATATAAAATCATAAAGGATTATATAGAAAACTTATTTATAGAAAATATGAATTGGAATACTATTGAAATAGATCATAAAATCCCTATAACATGGTTTAAATTAGATACTCCTCTAATATTAATTAATGATTTAAGAAACTTACAACCTTTATTTACTGAAGATAATAGAAATAAAGCAGCTAGTTATTGCCATCCTGTGGAAAAAGAATACTATGATCTTATAATTAATTATATCAAACCAAGAAGAGTTAAACAATTGCTAGAAATAATCAACCTTTAATATTTATATCGAACAAGACTAAATTAACAATTTAGTATTTATATACTTAAAACAACAAATAAAAACAACAAATAAATGGATATTGCAAGCTCAAGAAACTTCCTATTAAAAGAAAATACAGAATTAGATGAAATGGCTAAAATTCAGGGTGACCTAAAAACAGCTATTGAAAAAGTAATAACAGACAATCCAGAAGTTAATGGATTACCACTTAAAAAACTAATCAGAGCAGATACCTCAGTATTAGATGCTTTAGACGGTGAAGATTTATATGATAATCAATTAAATAAATTTATCGCTGCACAAAAAGGTGAAAGAGAAGTAGGATCTAGAGGTAGAAAACCTGGTGGTAGTACAGATGCTAAACAAGATATAGATTCTGAAGTTTCTACAGGAGCTGCAGCAAAATTATCTTCAATTATTGAACCAGAAGGTGAGGATGAAGGTGAAGAAGATATTATTGATGCTTGGAATACTCCAGAAGAAGATGATGAACTAGAAATAGAACCTTCTGCACGTGATATTAAAAATGCTAGTGCTGGATTAGGTGCTCAAGATACTAATATTGAACAAGCAAATGCTTTTAAAAATATTATCACTAAAAAAGTAGATAAAATTGAAGCCCTTGATCCAAGAGATAGAGCAAAATCTGTTGATATGAGTGCTTTAAAACAATTCATTTCTAAACCAAAAGTAGTAAAAGCATTAACTGTTCCTACTATCCGTAGTCTAGTTTCATCTATAATTGGATAATATGCCTTACGACATACAAAAACAGATAACTCCTCCTAACGGGGGAGTTTCTTGGTTCTCAAAAGAACGAGCAATATTCGGTTCTATAATTATATTTTTATTTTTCGTAATTATATATGGTTTAATTAAACAAAATGATTTTAAATCTCAACTCGAAGAAAATAAAAACAAAATAGAATACGTACAAAAACAAAACGATTCTATATCTAAAGCAAATTTGGATATACGAAATAAGTTTAGTACATTCGAAAGTAATATTAATGTTATAGATAATAAATTATACGATAATACTCAAAAATGGTATAACTTAAATAAAAAATTCAATGAAGAAATTAATGATGTTGATACCTATTCTTATGATAAGCTTTTCAAGTCTGTCACAAGTAGATACGACAAAAATGTCGTTCCCAACTAATACTGTTAGACTTATATATAAAGATTTATTAAAAGGAGATAAATGCGAGGCTGAAAAAACATACCTCTATTCTCAAATAGATTTATATGAAAATAAATTATCTGAAAAAGATAGTTTAATATTTGGTTATAAAAAATTAGATGAAAATAATCAATTTATAATTAAAAACGATTCTATTCAGAAAGAAGCATATAAAAGTAACGAGTCTTTATTTAAAAAACAAATTAAACAAGCCAATATTAAAAAAACTTTCTGGTTTACAACCACTTTAGTTACTACAGCTATTTCTATATTTTTAATTACAAAATTATAATATGGAAGAAAATCAAAATCAACCCACCTTATCGTTTAAAGAGTTAGTAAAACAAATAAAGCCTCTGAATAGAGGCTTAAGGAAGTAATATTTATACGTGCTAACAATAATAATATCACGATGATAAATATAACATCTTCCTCTCAAATTACAAAAATTTACCTAGTTACAAATTGTTTTGGTAATCCAAATAAAATTTATATAGGTAAAACAAAAGGTTCAAGAAAAAATGATCATAAGAAAACTTATGGTCAAAATATAAATTATGATTACATAGATGAAGTTAACTCTCTAAGTCGTGAAGACTGGGAACCTCTAGAAACATTTTGGATTAATTATTTTAGATTTTTAGGATTTGAAATAATGAATGTTAGAAAGAAAGGTGGAAGCGGTCCTGAATTTCATTCTGAATTAACTAAAAATATTATAAAGGAAAATAATATTGGAAAAAGAAATAAACCTGTATTACAATATGATTTAGAAGGTAATTTTATTAAAGAATGGGAGAGTATATTAGATGCTTCTATTAAATTAAAAATAGATAGAGGTAATATAGCTAATTGTTGTAATAAAATTTATAAGACTAGTGGAGATTTTATTTGGAGACATTCAAATGATCCTTTGGAATGTGATTATATATTAACAGGTAAATCTAGTAATGAAGTAATTCAATTTGATTTAGATTGGAATTTTATTAAAAAATTTAACTCAACTACAGAAGCTAGTAATGAGTTAGGTATAGGATCTAGTGGAATTGGAGATTGTTGTACTGGAAAATATCAAAAAATAAAAAATTTTAGATTTGCATACGCTAATGATATTTATGATAAAAACAATAATATACCAAAGATAAAAAGAAAATGTGGTTATAAAGTTTATATAGAAAATAATATACATATATTCAAAAATTTAAAAGATATTAGAAGTTTAGGTATTAGTGAATGGAATATTAAACGTTGTATTAATTCCATAGATGGTAAATATAATAATTATAGAATAGAAAAATATAAAGAGTAATGGCACAAGAAGAAAATATAATACCACAAAAATCATTTAAGGAATTAGTTAAAGACGAATTTTATAAATGTGCCAGTGACCCTGTATACTTCTGTAAAAAATATTATTATATACAACATCCACAACGAGGTAGGATGTTATTTAATCTATATCCATTCCAAGAAACACTATTAAGGCGTTTTCAAAAGGGGGAGTGGAGTATAATTAATAAATCGAGGCAGCTAGGTATATCAACCCTAGTTTCTGCTTTCTCACTTTGGTTAATGTTATTCCATAAGGATAAGAATATTCTTGTATTAGCTACTACGCAAGATACAGCGAAAAACTTAATTACTAAAGTACGATTTTCATACGATCAACTTCCATCTTGGTTAAGATTAAAAGATACAGAGAATAATAAATTATTACTTAAGTTAGTAAACGGTTCTCAAATACAAGCTAAACCCGCAACTGATAATGCATCAAGATCTGAAGCCGTTACTTTACTTGTAATAGATGAGGCCGCATTTATTGATAATATTGAAAGAATCTTTACTGGTGCTCAACAAACCCTAGCTACTGGGGGTTCTTGTATCGCATTATCATCACCAAATGGAACGGGTAATTGGTTTTATAAAGAATTTACCAAAGCACAAGAGAAATTAAACAGTTTTGTTCCACTTTTACTTCCTTGGACTGTCCATCCAGAACGAGACCAAACTTGGAGAGACCAACAAGATAGAGATTTAGGTGTAAAACATGCAGCACAAGAATGTTTCTCAGGAGATACAATTGTGTATACAAAATTAGGACCTAAATATATTAAAGACATCCAAGAAGGAGATATAGTATTAAGTCATGATGGAACTTTTAATAAGGTATTAAAAACATTTAATCATATAGAGGAAAACAATTTATATGAAATCAAAAATGGGATTAATAATATTCAAAAATATACAACAGGTAATCATCCTTTCTTAAACATTGTTAATAAATGGACTACAGTTGAAAGTATATATGATCATAATCAATATATACAGTTATTTCCAACTAACATAAATCAGTATGATAATCCTTCCAAAATAGATTTATTAGATTATATCAAAGTTAATAATCCACAATATTTTCCTCTAAAATCTAATGATGAATCAATTTGGATTAATAAAAAATCTTACGTACATCGACATATAGAATTTGATTATGAATTAGGTTTTATTATAGGTTGTTTTTTATCTGAAGGTAGTTATTGGAATAATGTAGTTTCATTTTCGTATAATGGAGAAACAGAGAGTGAAGAACATTCATGGCCTTTAATATTACAAAATTATATTAATAAAAAGTTTAATATAAGTATATTTTCTCATTACCTTAGTAAACGAGATAAAGGAGCTAATTTATATGTTAAAAACCAAATATTTCTTAAATTCATAGAGTTATGTATTGATGGAGGAAAATATTGTCAAGATAAACATATAAGTTCTTTTGTATGGGAAAATAGTAATAAAGAAACTCTAAAAGGTATACTTGATGGTATAATGGTTGGAGATGGAATGTTAAAATCTGATTACAATTGTAAATTAGGTTTAACATCTGAAAGACTAGTGTATGATTCTTTATATATAAGTAATTTGTTGGGGTTATATAATACAACAATATCAATAAATAAAAAAGAAGGTACTAATATTATATTAGGAAAAGAATATCAATGTAAAAATAGTACTATATTAACTTATAGTAATACTAAGATTGATTCGAATGAAAAAATATTTAGTAAGAGAATAAAAAATTATAATACAGTAGTTAATAATAGAAAGACTACTAAATTTATGATTGATAATGGGATTCCATTAACTATATTACAATTAAATCCTTCATCAGAAAAAATACAAGTATATAATTTTGAAGTTGAAAATACACACACTTATGTAACAGAGTATGGTATAGTACATAATTGTGACGCAGATTTCATCACGAGTGGTGAATCGGTCATCGATACTGATGTATTAAATTATTATACTAAAAATATAGCACGAGAACCTCTTGAACGTAGAGGGTTAAATGGAGAATATTGGATATTTGAAATACCTGATTATTCTCGATCTTACGCACTTATTGCCGATGTTGCTCGTGGAGATGGAGCAGACAGTTCTACATTCCATGTTTTTGATATAGAATTATGTCGTCAAGTAGCTGAATTTAAATCTCAATTACCTACTAAAGATTTTGCTAATGTTATACATGCAGCTTGTGTTGAATGGAATAACGCTTTGTGTGTTATCGAAAATGCAAGTATAGGATGGGACGTTGTAGGTAGAATGATAGACAAAGAATATAAAAACTTATATTATTCTCCAAAAATAGACAACCCTATTGATTCGGAGCAATATTTATCTAAGTATAATAGTAATGTAGGTATGGTTCCTGGATTTTCTATGACCCAAAAGACAAGACCACTTGTCATCTCAAAACTAATTTCGTATATGAACGAATATTCAGTTGATATATTTTCAAAACGTGCATTAGAAGAGATTAGAACATTTATATATAAAAATGGTAGACCACAAGCACAACAAGGTCATAATGATGACTTAGTTTTACCTATTGGAATATTTTTATTCTTGAGAGAAACAACACTAATGTATCAAAAACAAAGTGAAGAATTATCGAGAGCAGTATTAAATGGTTTCACAAGTGTAAATTATGCTACTCCTGCTGTATATAATAATCCATATGAACAAAATCCATATCGCATGCAAGATGGACATGGGGGTGTAGAAGACTTAACCTGGTTATTAGGCTAAAATTAAATAAATTATAAAATAAATATGGAAGAAACTCCAAAACAAAATAAGACGTTTTTTCAAAAAATAGAGAAATTATTCTCTACAGATGTAGTACTTCACAATACAGGAGGTAACCAACTTAAAGTTGTGGATATTAATGATGTCCAAAAACAAGGAGAATTAGTTACAAATTCCCAACACGATAGATATAACAAAATTTACACTACATCTGGAAGAAACCAATATAATAGTATAAATCAAGTCCCAACAACAAGAGTACAGTTATATACTGATTATGAAGCTATGGATACTGATTCTATTATAGCTTCTACTCTGGATATAATATCAGATGAAGTATCTTTACGAAATGATTTTGGAGAAACTTTACAAATACGTAGTTCAGATGAAACTATGCAAAAAATATTATACAATCTATTTTATGATATTTTAAATATAGAATTCAATTTATGGTCGTGGACTAGAAATATGTGTAAATATGGTGATTTTTATCTTAAATTAGAAATATCAGAAAAGTATGGTGTATATAATGTTATACCATATTCATCATATACTATAGTAAGATTAGAAGGTGAAAACCCTGAAAATCCTATGGAAGTAAAATTTGTATATGATCCTACTTACGCCACACAACAATCTCCATATGGTCATCAAGCTTATAATAATTTAAATGGTGATAAACAAGAGTTCAAAAATTATGAGATGGCTCATTTCCGCCTATTAGCGGATTATAATTATCTTCCTTATGGACGTAGTTATCTTGAACCTGCTCGTAAAATATTTAAACAACTTACATTGATGGAGGATGCTATGCTTATTCATAGAATAGTTAGAGCTCCTGAAAAAAGAACATTCTTTATAAATGTTGGTAATATCCCACCTAATGAGGTAGAACAATATATGCAGAAAACCATCAATAAGATGAAAAAAACTCCATATGTTGATCCTAAAACGGGAGAATATAATTTAAAATATAATATACAAAATATATTAGAAGATTTCTATATTCCGGTAAGGGGTAATGATACTGCAACTAAAATTGATACTACAAAAGGCCTTGAATATATGGCTATTGATGATATCAATTACCTTAGAGATAAATTGTTTGCTGCATTAAAAGTTCCAAAAGCTTATTTTGGATATGAAAAAGATTTAAGTGGTAAAAGTACACTTGCTGCAGAAGATATTAGATTTGCTCGTACAGTAGAACGTATACAAAAAATATTAGTATCTGAATTAACTAAAATAGCTTTAGTGCATTTATATGCCCAAGGATATGATGGTGAAGCATTAACTAATTTTACCTTATCCTTAACTACTCCTTCTATAATTTATGACCAAGAAAGAACAGCACTACTTAAAGAAAAAGCAGATTTAGCTGTTACATTGCTTGAGAATAATTTAGTACCATCAGATTGGGTTTACGATAATATTTTCCACTTTTCTCAAAATCAATATGAGGAATATAGAGATCTTATTATTGAAGATAAAAAACGTAAGTTTAGAATATCTCAAATTGAAAGTGAAGGGAACGATCCGAATGAAAGTAATGAAGTATATGGAACTCCAGCACATTTAGCCTCTTTACAACCAAAAAATAGATATCCTGGAAGTGGTGGTGTACCTAAAGGATATGATCCTGAATCTGACGTAGTACCTGATGCTATTTTAGGTAGACCTAAAGAACACGCTTCAACTTATAACACTCAAGAAAGTGGGTTAGGAAAAGATCGTACAGGTTCGTATGGTATGAAAAAAGATAATAGTGATGGAGATAGTTTAAATCCTCCAACTAAAAAAGGTGAATTAAGATTAGAAAATACATATTCTGTGTATGCCAAAAATAAAGATATATTTCCTCCCCGTAAAACTAAATTATTTGAAGAAAGTAATATGTTAAATGAGGATAATATCTTAAATGAAGACCAAATAATCTAATATTTATAAGTAAATTGATATATTAATGAATAAAATATCCCATAGTAAGTACAAAAATTCTGGAATATTATTTGAACTCCTAGTAAGAAAAATCACAAACGAAACTATTACTACAAACGAGTCTAAGGCTATCGGTATTTTAAAAAAATATTTTACCAATACAGAAATATCTAAAGAAAATAGATTATACCAAACTTTAATAAGCTCCCAAAATCTAACAGAAAGTAAAGCTAATAATGTAATTAATACGATATCAGAATTGTCTTCACGTTTAGATAGAAAGAAATTAAATAGTGAAAAATATAATTTAATTAAAGAGATAAAAAATTCATATGATATCGAAGATTTCTTTAAAGCATCTTTAGATAATTATAAAGTATTGGCTTCAATATATACTTTAATAGAATCCAATTTTGTTGATAATCCAAACCCTAATATATTAATATCTTCTAAAGATAATATAATTGATTATTTGGTTGAACAAAAATTAGAGAATGAAACTCAAATTTATCAAGAATTATCTCATCTTGAGAAAGGTGAAAGACATCTAGTCTATACTGTGATGTTAGAAAAATTCAACGAGAAATATGATGGGTTAGATAAAAATCAAAAGAATATACTTAAAACATATATCAACAATATATCAAACTCTTCATTTTTAAAAGAATTTATAAATAAAGAATTCAATAAACTAAAATCAGACTTAATAGAAAACAGATCAAAAATTGATGATCAAGTTGTTACTATAAAAGTAAATGAGATAATTAGTTTAATTGACCCTATTCTTGAATCTAAAAAAATGAAAGACGACTATGTTGTATCATTACTTCAATACACTGAGTTAAATAAAGAAATATCTAGACTATAGTGGATAATAAAATTTTAAAATCCTCAATCAAGGCCTACTGCCGTGAATTACTAGAGACATCTACATCAGGTGACGCAGGAGGGTATTTAACTAAAAAAGCATTCCGTAAACCAACCAAAAAAGATAAAAACTCACCAACAGGATTCGAATCATCTCCTAAACCAAACATGTATACTAAAACTATGAAGTTTAAAATAGTTGACCCTAAAGATAGATTAAATAGTAAAGATTTGTGGAAAGGAGAACATTTGGAAGAAATCAAAATTAATAATCCAAATAATCAAGAATTAAAAGACGCTATTTTAAATCTAAAAGATCAAGGTGAAATATTTTTAGAAGATAATATTGTCATAAGAAGATATAAAGATTTAAACCAATTTGATGGAGAATTTGAGATTTACGATTTCAATAAACCGGGAGACGATTATACAACAGAACCAGAATTCGAATCCAATGATGTTAATAAGATATTAAATTGGTTACAACAAAATAACAAATCATTACAAATAAAAAATACACTATCAGAATCTCGTTACACCCAATTTAAAAAATCTACTTCTAAACCTAAACCAAGAGAAATCCTTCATCGCGCGATAAAAGAGATACAATTAAAATTAGATGAAGTAAATCGTCTTATTGAATTTACTACTCGTATTAAAGGTGAATTACAGGAAAATGATCAGGAAATAGAATATCTAAAACGTACTAAAGATTCATTATATAAAATTCAGAATAAACTAAAAGAAGCATTTTCAAATATTTCTAAAATAAACGAGATAAAAATAAATAACCCTAATATAGTCACTTTAGAACTTGAGGATTTACGTAAATTAATGATGATGGGGATAAAGTAAGTGAAAAAGAAACTGATAATACTCTCGAAATGTATGGGTACCCTACTTTTGCAGACCAAGGACAATGGTGGGAAGAATTAGATAATCAAGATAAAAAAGATTTAATTTCAGATTTGAATAAAATAATAAACCAAAAATAAATGACAGCACAAACACTATATAATCAATTAGTACAGGGTATTATAAGCGAAGAAAAATTCCTTTACGAAGTACGTCGTGATCCTAGACTTCCTATGATTACTAAATTTAACTCGTTGAAAGACACCATTCAAATTCTAAAATCAAAATCTATTATTACCGAAAATAAGGATTTAGTCCCAAAATATAAAGCAGATAAAAATCCTAAACTACCAGAAATTGAATCTTTTACGATTGACCAAGTTTCACCATACGAATATGGAAAAGGAATCAACTATGAATTGGAATTAACTCAACTTGCTGTTGGTCAAAACATGCCTACAGAAGAAGAAATGGTTTCAACACAACGTAAAGTATTAAAAAATCTTACTTCTGACCCTTACTACTACACTAAAAAATGTTATTCTGATGCTGAGAAAAAAACAGAGAAAGAAAATCTTAGACCAGAAGAATTAAAAAAAGACTTTACTGCTCCAAATCAATTAAAAAAATTAAAAGAAATAAAAGTAAATACCCCCAACAAGATATGGAAATTAAATAAATATATACCAGATTTTGATCCTTCTAAAGTTCAAATTGGGGATAGAATACTTGGAGTACGATTAGGAAAACCTTATGATGTAAAAATAGAAAATATAGAAGATGGTTATGAAGGAGATATATTATTTACATTTAATAATAATCAACAAGCAGGGGGAAAACAACTTATAAGTCAAAATAAAAAATTAAAAGAAATAAAAGTAAATAATCCTTTAAAGTTTCAAAATTTTAAAAATTTAATTTCGCAAGAAAATGAAGATGAAGATGTCTTATCTATAAATAGTTGGGATGATTTGGTAGATTATATGATAGATATGGAAATTTGGGAGGAAGATGATGTTCCTGAAATGTATAAACTAATGAATAGTTTAAAAGAGGATTTAGAAGGAGAAGAATGTTCTGATTGTGAAAGAGCTCCTGAATTAGATTTAGATGAATTAACTCCTCAACAAAGAAAAATTGTAGGACAAATAGTTGAAGATTGGGGATTAACTGAACATGATTTAGAAGATGATGATGTCTTAGATGAAATTGCTACTGAATTAAATAAAATTACAAGTGGTAAATATGGTATGGAAGAAGCTGTTGTGGTAAAAGATAAAGCGGGTAATGTTCAATATGCTAAAGATGATAATGAAGCTGCTGGTATAATAAATAATGCTAGAACTAAAGGCGTTCAATTAACTAAAAGTAGAGTATAATGAAGCAATTATTAATAGAACACTTTCCACTTAAACTCGACCCTAAATCTATTAATGAGAGTATTAAACATAATAGTGGTGATTTAATTCTTGAAGGTATTATTCAACGTGCTGATGCTAAAAATCAAAATGGAAGGATTTACCCCAAAAATATACTTGAAAGAGAAATTGAAAACTATAAAAATGGTCCCGTTGTTGAAAATAGAGCAACAGGAGAATTAGATCACCCTGATAGTCAAGTTGTCAATTTAAAAAACGTTTGCCACAGAATAACAGAGGTTTGGTGGGATGGAGATGATGTAAAAGCTAAGCTTTTAATATTAGACACCCCTTCAGGTAATATAGTAAAAGCATTAGTAAAAGGTGGAGTGCAAATAGGTATATCATCTAGAGCTATGGGTTCAGTGCAAAGTTTAGGTGAAGGTACTGTAGAAGTTCAAGACGACCTTTCTTTAGTTTGTTGGGATATAGTATCAGAACCATCAACACAAGGAGCATTCGTTAAACCTTTAGGTCTTAATGAAAATTATATACCAAAAACTAATTCTAAATACGATAAATTAAACGAAATAATATCAGAAATTGTTTGCTCTCAGACAGGAATGTGCTGCTTAAGATAATAACCACCCTATAAATAGTATTTATAGATTGACGCATCCTCAAAAGGGATGCGTTTCTTTTTCCTTTCTTTTGTTTTTGAACTCTTTTTATATATTTATGACTATAAGATAGATCATTCCTTATTATGATCTCCCTCAATAAACACTTCCTATATTACTTTCTCAATAAGTAATCAAAAATCAAAATAAATTTTAATGTCAAAACCAAAACTTTTTGCAGACGCAGTAGCAGAAGCAAAAGAAATTAGAGAAACCGCATTTAGTAATGCTAAATTAGCTATGGCTGAATCGTTCGCCCCACAAATTAAAAGTATGCTTTCAAGCCAATTAAATGAAATGGAAGAAGAATCAGAAGTATCTTTAGATGAATTACTTAACGAATTAGAAGGACAAGAAGGAGCCGTTGATGAAGCGATGCAAGAACCTTCTGGTGCAGCAGCAGCTGGATTGGATAATTTAATCTCAATGATTAAAGGAGCAGCAGCAAAAACTCCAGGTATCTTAGCTAAAATTAAAAAAGAATTAGAAGCAGGAGGAGCAGCAGCAGGTACGGCACTAAGAGCAGAAGGTTTAGAATTAGAAGAAGACGCTGAAGGTGATGATGTTGTAGGTGAAATTACAGTGGATGAACTTAAAGATATTATTCGTCAAGTTCAACTAGAATTAAGTGAAGAAGAGCCTGAAGGAGAATTTGAAGATGAAGGTGAAGTAGAATTTGAACCTGAGTCAGAAGAAAGTGAAGAAGAAGATATTAATTTAGATGAAGTTTTATCTGAAATGGGTGGTGGATCAATTGATCCTGCAAATACAGCAGCCGCTGGATTAGATAATATCATTGCAATGATCAAAAAAGCCGGACCTAAAGTATTAGCTAAAATTAAAGCAGAATTAGCCGCAGGAGGATCAGCAGCCGGATCCGCATTAAGAGCAGAATCAACTGAACTCCAAGAGGCTAAAAAAGTGATAGCAGAACAAAGAAAATCACTTAATGAAATGAATTTGTTAAATTCTAAACTTTTATATGTAAATAAAATATTTAAAGCTAAAAATTTAACAGAATCTCAAAAAGTAAAAGTAGTTAATGCATTAGACAGAGGAAGAAATATTAATGAAACTAAGAATATTTTCTTAACATTAAAAGAATCTCTAATCACAACGCCAACTACTCAATTAAGAGAAAACAGAGGAAGCGCTTCAAGACCAGCGGGTTCTTCTCCAAGAGCATTAAACGAACAAGTAACAACACAAGAAAGTGATTTTGTACTTAGAATGCAACAATTAGCTGGTATCGTAAAATAAAAATAAAATATAATTAAACAAAACCTATGTCAGTAGTACAACAATTATTAGAATCTGCAGATCCATATCAAGCTCAATTAACTGGAGCTATGAAATTAGCAGGTAAATGGGCCAAATCAGGTCTATTAGAAGGTATCGAAAATACCACAGAAAAAGCACACATGGCTCAGTTGCTAGAAAATCAAGCTAAGCAATTAGTAAGAGAGAGCAATACAACAAACCAAGGTGGAGCTACATTCACAGCAGGTAATGGAGAACAATACGCAGCCGTTGCATTACCATTAGTACGTAAAGTATTTGGTCAAATCGCCGCTAAAGAATTCGTTTCTGTTCAACCAATGTCTTTACCAGCAGGTTTAATCTTCTTCTTAGATTTCCAATATGGTAACACAAAATCCCCATTTAACGCAGGAGATTCATTATATGGTAAAAACAGCCAAAATAATATCTTCTCAAATGACGCAGATGGTGGTTTATATGGTGCAGGTAAGTTTGGTTACTCAACTAACCAATTCGCAATAGCATCAGCTTCTGGAGTATTTTCAGGAACTGTAGCATCATCTTCACTTACATTAGCAGATGTAAATTATGATTCAGCTGTATCAGCTTCTATTGCTGCAGGTCAAATCTATAAAGTTTCAGTAGCAACTTCTTCATTAACATCATTTGATGTAAACGGAGTAAGAGCGTTTGTAGTATCAGGTTCAGGTGTTAATCCAGTAAACTTATTACAAAATTATACAAGATTAACAGCTGCAGGTACAGTAGATTTCTACTATACTGGTTCAGTTACTTTAACAGCAGCTTCAGTTTTATATAATAAACAAACTAAAGATAATAACAGAGGTGATTATGAAGATAGTACAGCAGGTACATTCTCAATTCCTAATGCTGCTTCTGCAACAGATATCGTTATCCCAGAATTCAATATCCAAATGAAATCTGATACAATTGCTGCTAAAACTAAAAAATTAAAAGCAAGCTGGACTCCAGAGTTCTCTCAAGATTTAAATGCATTCCAATCAATCGATGCTGAGGCTGAGGTTACTGGTTTAATGTCAGAATACATCTCACTAGAGATTGATATGGAAATCTTGGATATGTTAATCCAAAACGCTCCAACAACAGAATATTGGTCAGCTAAAGTAGGTCAAGATTATACTGGAAGTGGATTTACAAATGTAAATAACGCAGGTTTATATTACACTAAAATGTCTTGGTTCCAAACACTAGGTATTAAAATGCAAAAAGTTTCTAATGCAATCCATCAGAAAACTTTAAGAGGTGGTGCTAACTTCATGGTAGTATCTCCAACAGTTGCTACTGTACTTGAATCAATCCCCGGATTTGCAGCAGATACAGATGGTAGTGTTGAAAAATCATCTTACGCATTCGGTGTACAAAAAGTAGGAGCTATTAATTCTCGTTATAAAGTTTACAAAAACCCATATATGACTGAGAATACGATATTAATGGGATTCAAAGGTAATCAATTCTTGGAAACTGGAGCTGTATATGCACCATATATTCCAGTAATGACTACTCCATTAGTATACGATCCTGAAACATTTACACCTAGGAAAGGTATTATGACAAGATACGCTAAGAAAATGGTTCGTCCTGAGTTCTATGGTAAAATTCTGGTCGCAGACTTGAACTCAATCTAAGAGATAAAATAGAATAAAAATTAGAGGCTTGGATATCCAAGCCTCTTTTTGTATATTACCAATAAAAATGGAATTAATAACATGCACTAAATGTAAGAACGACTATTCATTAGATGGGTATTATAAATCCAAACATCCATCACATAAAAATGGTCATACTTTTCCCTGTAAAATTTGTCAAAAGACTCAAAATAAAAACAAATATAATGGGAATTATCATAAAGACAGACTAGCTAATTTATCACCTGAAAAGAAAGCAATTCGCACTCAAAAATTAACAGAAAGAGCTAGAGAACGTCGTAAAGATCCACTAGTAAGACTTAAAGAATCTATTAGAGTAAGAATATACAACGGATTAAAAGACGGTAAGGACAGAAGTACAGAACAATATTTGGGATGTAACATCAGTGACTACACTCTCTACCTCGAATCCAAATTCACTTCGGAAATGTCCTGGGACAACTATGGTACCTACTGGGAAATAGACCACATCAAACCTATATGCAAATTCAACTTACTTGATGAACAAGAAATGTATCTATGTTTCCATTTCGAAAACACCCAACCACTTACTAAGCAAGATAATAGAGAAAAATCAGGTACTTATTTGGATTAACAATATTCTTTTTGTACGTTAATATTTATATAAGACAAATGTCTAACTAAAAATAATTACATGAAAGAACCTAATCGCCCTCGTAAAAGTGAAATTAAGTACAACATTCAATTAAATGAAGAACAGAAAGAAGCAAAAAGATTAATTTTAGAAAATCAAATAGTTATAATTACAGGTAGAGCAGGATCTGGAAAATCTTTAGTTGGATCTATTACAGCACTAGATTTTCTAAACACAAAACAGATCGACAAAATACTTGTATCTAGAAGTGCAATTGAAGTTGGAAAAAGTTTAGGTTTTCTTCCTGGAGATTTAAAAGATAAATTCAATCCATATATGGAAGCTTTAATTGAAAATTTATATAAATGTACTGACAGACTTAAAATAGATGAATTTGTTAAAGCAGGAAAGATACAAGCCCTCCCAATACAATTCATTCGAGGTAAAACAGTTGATGATATTTTAATTGTGGAAGAAGCTCAAAACTTGACTAAAGCTGAAATGGAAGCTATTTTAACTCGCCTGGGGGTATCAGGGAAAATAATAATAAATGGAGATTCATCTCAAAGAGATACGAATGAAGGAGTTACAGGTTTAGACTTCGCAATAGAATTATCTAAACATATTAAAGGTATAGAACATATTAAACTTAAAGAAAACCATAGAAGTGGTATAGTAGGAGATATATTAGATTATATATATGGAAAATAAAGATTAAATAAGGCACCGCTAGGTGCCTTTACTTTTCAATATTTATACGAAAATAAAACATGGCCAATAGTGTAATATATATGGGTAATCCGGTTTTTACTTCCGGTACCTCAACCCCCTTCGGATTTTACGACAACGATCCACAATTTATAGCAGATTCTGTAAAAGTAACTAAATTCTGTGCATCAAGATTCGATTAATGATATTTATTTATATGAAACAATGTGTTATTTGTAAACAGGATAAAGAATTAAGTAATTTTTATTCTGATAAATCTAAAAAAGATAGATTATCGGGTAGATGTAAAGTTTGTGCTAAACAATATAAAGAAGATAATAAAGAAAAAATATGGGAAAATAGAAAAGAATATAATAAAATTAATGAGGTTCCTATAAAAGAATATTCTAATCAATATAATAAAGAACATTCTGAAGAACTTAAAGAGATTAGGATTTTCCAAAAACCCCAAAAGAAAGAGTATGATAGAGAATATTTTAGAAATAGAGCTAATAATGATCCCCTATTTAAATTAAAAAATAGAATTGCTTGTAGAATTAATGAGTCTTTTCGTAATATGGGATATTCGAAAAAAACTAGAACCTATCAAATATTAGGTTGTGAATGGGTTATTTTTAAAGATTATATAGAATCTAAATTCGAACCTTGGATGAAATTAGAAAATTATGGTAATCCAAAAGATGGAATTTTAGAATTCAATAAAACTTGGGATCTAGATCATATAATCCCAATAAGTAGTGCTAAAACAGAGGAAGAATTAATTAAATTAAGTCATTATACTAACCTTCAACCTTTATGTAGTAAGTATAACAGAGAAATAAAAAGAAATATAATATAATATGGCAAATTCATTGATTTGGACTGGTAATCCTATATTTACCTCTGGGTCCTCTACACCATTTGGTTTCTATGATAATGATCCTCAATTCGTCTCGGATGCGGTAAAAGTTGCTAATTTTTGTGCATCAAGACTCGGATATCCTACACTAGATGTAGAAATGGGGGCAGATCAGTTCTTTTTATGTTTCGAAGAAGCTGTTACAACTTACGGTAATGAAGTATACCTATACCAAATAAGAAACAATTATCTAAATTTAGAAGCATCTTCAACGGGTTCTTCTGTAAATAATGTTGTAATCCAACCTAATAATGCTAGTATAATCCGAATGGCACAGGATTACGGTTCTGAAGTTGGAGTTGGAGGTAATGTAACTTATTATAGTGGTACTTTAAGTATGACTGCAGGATCCCAATCATATGATATGAAATTGTGGGCTTCATCTTCTGCATCACTAGTACCAGGAGATAGTATTGAGATAAAACAAATATTTTATGAAGGTAGACCTGCATCAACAAAACAGTTTGCTGGATATCAAGGTGTTGGAATTGTGGGAGGTGCATTCGGAGATGGTCTTTTAGCTGGTGGAGCACTAGCAGGAGGTTCATTAGACGCATACTCAATGTTAATGCCTTTAAATGTAGATCTTGCTGTAATACAAAATATAGAACTTAGAGAAGATATTCGTCGTTCAGCAAATTCTTTCGAATTAATAAACAATCAACTTAAAATATTTCCTATCCCACCTTATGATATGAATTTATTTTTTAGGTATGTAAAAAATAGTGAAAAAGCACAAATAACAGCACCATCAGGAAGTTACGGAAGTGGAGATAGTTTGGTTACAGATATGTCTAACGTCCCTTATAATAATCCAGTATACTCACAAATAAATGGACCTGGTCGTTATTGGATATTTGAATATACATTAGCCCTAGCCAAAGAAATGTTAGGACTTATAAGAGGAAAATACCAAACTACCCCAATTCCTGGAGCAGAAGTATCTCTTAATCAACAAGATTTATTAAGTTCTGCACTAGGTGAAAGAACAGCACTAATTGAAAAATTAAGAGGAGACTTAGATGAAACTTCCCGCAAAAATCAACTTGCACGTAAAAAAGAGGAAGCAGATTCTATGGCCGGAATAATGATAGGTTACCCAATGATGATTTTCCTAGGATAGATATGAACGAAATAAAACGATTACAACAACTAGCTGGTATCATTACTGAAATTAAAGTAAATAATCCAAATATTACTCCTCAAAAAGTATGGGATTTATATAATAAATTATATGTTAATGAAGGGGAAGATCATTATGATGTAGCAGCAAGAGATATACTTGATGATAATATCCCACTAGGATTTAATTGGGAAGACTATGAGGATGGCTATAAGGGGGTAATATTTGATTTAGACCCTCAAATTTTAAAAACTATATATAACGAATTAGAAGAATATTCTAAAAATACATAGATTATGGCATATTGGGAACGCAGTCGAGACTCTGATTTCATAAATAACATAAATAAAGAACTTTTAGGACAAATTATTGAACAAAAAGTAGGATATTATTTATGTAATATAGAAGAATCAGAAACAAATATATATGGTGAAAGTCTTAAAAAATCTTTTACTGGTCCTGTTTTAATAAACTGTCTTATTGAAAGAGGTAATTACGCTACGACAGATGGAGAAGAAGGACAAGATAGAACAAGACCCCTTACAGTACGTTTTTTAAAATACCATTTAAAACAAGCTAATGTCGTTCCTATGATAGGAGATGTAATGTTGTGGAATGAGGAGTATTATGAAATAGATAATGTGGACGAAAATCAATTAGTATCAGGTCGAGATCCCGATTATTCTTATAAGGTCGGTGACGGTGTCGAAGACTCAGGAGTATCGCTTAGTATAATCGTTTCTGCGCATTATTCACGCTCAGAGAAATTAGGAATTACAGAAACAAGAATATAATGAACGAAATAAAAAGACTGCAGCAACTAGCTGGTATAATTACAGAAATAAAAGTAAACAACCCATTAAATTATGAAAAAATATTTGATGAATGCTGGGGACAAGCTTTAGATGAAGTTGGTGAATTTTCAGGAGGTAACGATTTTGAGGATGAAGAGGTAGAAAATGAATCTGAAGTAAGTGAATACGCCCGTGAATTATTTAAACAAAGAACAGGGAAAGAATATGATGATTTGAATGAAGACGTTTCCGATTTTAACATTGGTCAATCATCTGAAACAGGTGGTAGAAGAACAACTGTAACAGATATAGACCCTGAAACACAATCAGTAACATGGAGTGTTAAAAAAGAAGTAGACGATTCTACTATCCATAAAGATTTAACTGACTTAATAAGTAAATTTGAAAAAGTCCAACTTAAAGATTTCCATTCACGTCCTAAACTAATCCAATTAGTAAAAGATTTAAAATCAATAAGAAATAAATTTTCACGTACTGTAGTAAAAGAAGATTTAAGAATATTAAAAGAAAATTTAGTTGGTATACTTAATGAAATCAAAGTCAACCAACCTCAATTAAAAAAATTTAATGATTATATGCATATCTTAGATTTCTTTGGAGGAGAGCTGCCACAAAATTTTAAACAAGCTCAATCTGAAGCTTTACGTGCAGGATATGATTTAACACTACAAGAATATACTGTAGCAGACCAAAACTCTACTTTTAGCGAAATTAAAGTAAATAATCCAAATTTAGTTAATATAAATGATTTAGAAATAGGTAAAAAATATAAATTTATTTTTGATGAGGGAACTGGATTAAGAGAAAAAACGGGAGAAGTAATAGAAATAGATAAAAATCCACAAGAAGGGGAATTAAGAATAGAGATATATAGTCCCGGAGATAAATACGAATATGAAGAATTATATTCCGATGATATTATTAAAATAATTAATAATGGCTAAAAATAGAGATAAACCAACTCCCATAAATAGAGATAAGTTCTTGAAAGCTCTTCCTGAACCGTATCAAATTCCTGAACAAGAACTACAGCCTTACGATAATTCAAATCCTGAATTAAAGTATACTAATCCTGGTCAACCTGATTTTGTTAGGGCGAATGAAATATCTTTGAAAGGAGATACTACAAATAATATTCAAATATCTCTTGAAGATCATGATTCTGCTATAATATATTATATAGAAAATTATATAAGACCCACTGTTGAAATCAACGGGAGTACGCGCGGAGTACCTGTTATATATGGTTCCCCTGAAAGATGGAAGTCAATACAAAAAGACGGCTTTTATCGCGATAAAAACGGCAAAGCTCAAATACCCCTAATAATACTTAAACGTGAAAGTTTTGATAAAGATAGAACGTTGGGAAATAAATTAGATGGTAATAAAGTAAACAACGTTCAATATTTTAAACAGGGTTATAGTCAAAGAAACTCATATGATAACTTTTCTGTTCTGCAAAACCAAAAGAAAAGTGTTGAATATAAAGTAGGAATTATACCAGATTATATCACAATAAGATATAAACTTATTATATACACAGATTATGTTGAACATATGAATAAACTTATAGAAGCTATAGAATTTGCTTCTGATTCATATTGGGGAGATAAAGAAAGATTCCAATTTAGAGCAAGTATAGATTCATACCCAACACCTATATCAGTAGAAAGTGGGGGAGATAGAGCTTCTAAATCAGAAATGACTCTTACAGTTAAAGGTTATATAATTCCTAATACAATAAATGTAAATAATGCTTCCCCTGTAGGAAAATCTTTTAATTTCACTAAAATAGTAATTAAAGAGTCTATAAAATAAATAATATTTATATAAAAATAATATAATGACAAAAATTTCAAAATCGGGGATCGCTCCCCATCAGGTAATAAAATCTGAACATTTATTACGTATAATAAATGCATTAGATGGAACTGCCCCAAATTCTGAAATATTAGTAAATGGAAGTGTTACAGCATCTCATTTTATTGGAGAAGGTTCTCAAATAACAGGAATACTTACTTCTTCATATTCGGATTCTACCAAAGTAGATTACACTATAATATCTGGTAGTAATAATCCTATAACTTCAAATGCAGTTAGGGAAGGATTATCAGCAAAACAAAGTTCCCCTACAGGATTCATTGAAGGTCTTCCTTTATCTATTAAACCTGGAGATAATACTAAAGGACTAATAGGGACCGGTTCTTATATAGTAACAGATTATACAGACATAAATAATATAATAGCTCATATAAGATATGTAGAAACCCCTATAGAATTTACCCCTCAATATATGAGTTCTAGTGTAGCTTCATATATAGCATTAGATCTTGAAGGAGATGTAGTTCAATCTGCAATCCCATTTGAAAATGTTTCAAGAAGAACTTTAGCATTAATAGGAGCGGTAATACATTCTGATAATTCTACTATTAATGCAGTAAATGAAATTAAAGCTCCTATATTGGCCGATACAAACCAATTACATGATTTTATGAGAGCTGTGGGGAGTTTAAATCTAAATGGAAATATATATTTTCCTACTGGTTCTAACTTAAATATACATAAAACCTCCGGTCAAATATGGGGATTAGGGATAAATGCTAATGATTTTGGTGACCCCCATAGATTATTTATAGAAGAACAAACAACTCAAACATTTAGATATAGATTAAGAGATACATCTCTCCCTGATGGAGAAAGTTCAAACGTTACCGATATAGATCCTAATTTCTATGATTTAAATGGAGTTAAAACTGCAGTCCCTAGTGGAAGTTATACTACTCAACATATAACATTATTCCAATCTGGAGATTGTATAATACAATATGGTCAAACATTATATAGTAATTTAGCAGATGCTAAAGTATTCATCCAAACCCAAGATTATATAGCTGAAGCTAATATAGCCGAAAATGGAATTCTTAGAACATATTTGATTGTTAAATCAGGAACTACAAGCTTAACAAATTCATCAGATTGTGAATTTATCCCTGTAGATAAATTCGGTAATGTTGTTGGGGGAGCTGGGGTATCTTTAACATATTCCACTATTATATCAGGATTAGGTTATACACCTGAAAATGTTTCTAATAAACAAAATAATTTCAATCCTGATGGAACCGGACAAAAATATGCTACTATAGATATAATTAATAGTCTTAGAACATCATTAAGTAGTTCTGTATTTCCGGATGGTTTTACAAAAACATCTCCTATAATTCCAACTGGAAGTTTAATAAATATAGGAACTTCGGATTTTTCTTGGAGAATAAACCAAAATAATTATACTAATACTTCATCATATTCTACTACAATAGTAACAGCTTCTGCTGATTATAATAGAATAGATATAATAGTTGCAAATACTTCTAGTTATTTTCAAAAAATAGAAGGAACAGAAAATTCATCATCAGCTGTTTTTCCTACTATTCCTAGTGGTACTTTATTAGTAACATCAATAAATGTTTTTGGTAGTAGTATAGAACCTCCAACACCGATAATAACAGGTTCATATGATTATATATTAAAATCTTCAAAATCCGAATTATTAGTTCCAACAACAGGAGTTATTAATACTATAGAAGTAGATGAAAAATCCACTATCAGATTTACAGGAGCTAGTGTAACAGTACCTTATCTTAAAAAAACAATTAATTCTGGTTCTTTATATGATGGAAAAGAATTTACTTTCATATATCAAGGTACAGGGTCACTAACATTCCCTCACAGTCAATCATTATCTGGTTCAATTTCCTTCTATAATGGAAGTGGATTACCTGAATCTTATTTACCTAACGAAATAATTAAATATAGATATTCATACACGAGAAATAGATTAGAAAGTATATCAAGAAGAAATGTAAGTCAAATAAGATTAACTACTTCTTCAAGTATAACCACACTTACCACTTCACAAAGTATAGGACAACATGGAAGAAATGTAATATTAGATAATGGGGCGTCTGCAATAAATTTAACTGCAGATATAAATTCAGAATTTGATTTTGTTTCTTCATATTTAAAACGTGGATCAAGCGCTATTACATTTTTAGCAGGAAGTGGATCAACATTAATACAAGTTGATGGAACTGCGGTGTTAAATGGTGCAGTAGGTAGTACTGCTACTTTAAGTAGAGTGAGTAATGCTTTTTATTTAAGAATATCTAACGCATAATTTATGTTTAATCCAATACAGTTTTACGAATTCGGAAAATCAAGGGGTACTGTAAATACTTATATAGGTGGAGTATCTTCTGTTTTGAATTCTGCTAGTGCAGTAGCTTCAATGTTCGGCGTATTAGTAAGTAGAATACAAAAATTTTCTATTATTGGTTCAGACATACAATTTAGAATGGTTGGTTCTTACTCATTAGGTTTTACAAATCCAACTTCATTAAGAACATTACTTAAATATTATTATGATAATGATGGATTAGTTGCTAATATTCAAAATTCAACTTTTGCAAATATGTCGGCTGGAATTATAAGGTTGTATTTTCCTGGCATAATAACACAAACAGGAACAACTATATTTCAAGATATTTTTACTCCTTTTATACTAGATATGCCGAATTGCACAACCGTTCCTGCTAACTGGCTAGGTAATTGGCAAACTTCATCGGGGACTAAAACGGTTGTCTTACCAAAGTGTATAAATTTTGGAACAAGTAAAGTGAACAATAGTGTATTTACGCCTAATGGGGCACAAAGAATGAAATTATACGTTCCAATATCGGAACAAACTTCTAATTCGGGAGGTATTGAGGGTGATGTATCTTATGTTTCAGGAGGCACCTTATCTTCTATAGTTTTTGTCCCAAATTATACTAAACCAAATGCTATAGTTAATTTAACAGCTGGAACAATCACAAGCACTACTATTCAATTGAATTTTACACCTCCAAGTAGTACAAACACTCTTGATTTTTATGAAGTGTATGTAAATAATATATATAAAGGAAGAATTACTGCAAGTGGTCAAACAATAACAGCGCTTACAACAGCTACGTTGTATAAAATTGAAATATTAGCAGTAGATATTTATTATAATAAATCATTGGTGAGTAACTCAATAAATATATATACAGTATAATCTAATTAAAATAAAAATGATTCAAAAACAAACCAAAAATACATTTCCTATATTAGATAAAAGAAATAAATTAATAGGAAATTATATCATATATCTAAAAGTAGAAGATATATATTTTAATGAAAGTAATGTAAACGTAAATGGGTATTACTATTATATAAATGATAATGAAAGCGTTGTATTATTAGATAGATTTAATATAAATTTATCATGGGAACAAATAGACAATGTTGAGTTATCTTTACAACCTTTAGATACAACAAGTCTAAAAAATGCTCTAAATCAAAGATTAGAAGAATTTACAGATATTCAATTAATGTTGGAAAATGGTGAAAATTATGGTACAACTTATAATGATTGGGAATAGATGGGATTTATTTTATATATAATAGGTACAATTTTATTTTTACCTATAACTATATTAGATCTTTTAGTTGTAATATATAAAAATATAAGAACTAAAGACTTTCTCCAAACCACAAATGATTACTTTTTTGAAGGAGCAGAAGATATAGATAAGTATGCTAATTGGAAATTTAAAACATTATGGAATGTAATATTCAAGATTAAAGGGGGATATCATTTCGGGAATAGAGAAGAAACAATAAGTTCTGCTTTAGGAAAAAATCAAAGAGATAAAACTCTATCAATAGTAGGGTGGATATTAATAATAGTTTTGTATATTATAGATATTCCATATTGGTTTAGAGGAGGACATTGTCTTAATTCAATAAATAATAACATATAATTATGAAAAAAATAGAACAACAAGAATTAGAACAATTAAAAGATATTCAAAATAAATCTCAAGATATAATAGTAGAATTGGGAGATATATCTTATGGAGAAATAATGTTAAAAAAACAAAAAATCAAAGTTGAATCTAAATTAATAGAATTACAAGATGAGGAAAAAACTTTAAAGGAATTCTTAATAAAGAAATATGGAGATAACCTAAATATTAATATAGAAGACGGTAGTTATTAATATTTATAATAAATTTTAAAATATGTGTGTATCTAAATTATCTTGGGATGAATTCCGAAATCTGAATTATATAAGTGTATTACCTTTAGAAGAACAAGTTAACGAATATGTTATTTATTCATGTAGTAGACAAAATATTAATATTAGTATTAATATAGATAGTTGTAATACATTAATACCAAAAATAATTAGTTATGATAGTTGTGGAACATATGATAATAATTATAAATACGAAGAATAAAAATGACAAAAATTTCAAAATCGGGGATTGCTCCTCATCAACAAATTAAATCTGAACATTTATTACGTATAATAAATGCCTTAGATGGAACTAATCCCAACACTAATATAGAAGTGTCTGGTAGTGTAACTGCATCATATTTTATTGGTGATGGTTCTCAATTAACTAATATACCTACAGGAAGTGGAGGAGGTTCACAAGATTTACAAAGTGTATTAGATAGTGGGAATGAATCAACTACTATATTAAGAGTAATTGAAGAGGGTGCAAGTACTGAAATATACGCAGGAGGTATTAATT